TCAAATAGATAGTAAGTTGGGCTTAGGCAATGGATTATAGTTATACATTCGTTCCAGTCCTAGATGGGAGAGCCCATGGATTCCAATTGCAATGGATGCAAGAAGGGCAAGCATCGGTAGATTCTTGCCTTTGATCGATGCATAGTGTTTGAAGAACAGGAAGGCCGCTAGCAACAAAAAGAGGGTGCTGCCAATATGCGCTAAAAATGAAGGCGCCCAGATCATTCTATATTTATTTGCTATTAGATTTTTACAGGTGTGCTTCGTATAAATTTACTCCCCTACCGCCTAGTATAAATGTAAGCCTCCACCCATTTAGGTGGAGGCTTACATTTAAGCACTCGTGTTAGACCGCTGGGCAATTTTAGGGACAGTAAGCCCCTAAAATTGTCCAGCCAAAGATTCTATTAAGCCAGGGGCTTAATTAGATTCTTAACGGTATTACTGGATTCGAGTAATCATTAAACTTGCAGATACTGCGCTAGCTCCTCCTGCAGTAGGGGTAATCGTAAGTATACCATTGCCAACCGGATTTATAATAGACAATAGAATTCCCGGGGTCAGTGTTGAAATCAACGACATTCCCATCAACTGGCTGAATGCTGCAGTGCGACCCACGACGGTCATAGATTGGAGAACACTATTGAGAGATACTCCTAATTGACCCGACTCATCTATACTTACTTGAAAAAGTACTTGATATGTGCCGGGCGTTAGCAAGTTAAACTGCCCTGGTGCCGTCCTCACTACATCAGTTCCCATATTTGCAGAACTGTCACGAGGAAATAGTACAGGTGAGCCAGCCGCAACGGTAGCTGGATTATCAGGCGGCATTAAAGCATAAAAATTGTATATCGATGCTATGCCGCGCCCAGCTTGACCCGTAGAACCCGTATAGCCTGTGGATCCTGTAGGTCCTGTGATTCCTGTAGGTCCTGTGATTCCTGTAGGTCCTGTAGGTCCTGTGATTCCTGTAGGCCCTGTGATTCCTGTAGGTCCTGTGATTCCTGTAGGCCCTGTGATTCCTGTAGGCCCTGTGATTCCTGTAGGTCCTGTTTCACCTGTAGGTCCAGTAGGCCCTGTGATTCCTGTAGGTCCTGTGATTCCTGTAGGTCCTGTCATTCCTGTAGGTCCTGTGATTCCTGTAGGCCCTGTAGGTCCAGTAGGCCCAGTAGGTCCAGTAGGTCCAGTAGGTCCAGTAGGCCCTGTGGATCCTGTAGGCCCAGTTTCACCGGTTGGTCCAGTTTCACCGGTCGGTCCCGTTTCACCTGTAGAACCTGTAGATCCTGTGGGTCCTGTTTCACCAGTGGGCCCCGTTTGGCCGGTATCTCCTGTAGACCCAGTAGGCCCAGTTTCACCTGTGGGTCCCGTTTGACCGGTATCTCCTGTAGGCCCAGTAGACCCAGTAGGCCCAGTTTCACCTGTGGGTCCCGTTTGACCGGTATCTCCTGTAGGTCCAGTAGGCCCAGTTTCACCTGTGGGTCCCGTTTGACCGGTATCTCCTGTAGGCCCAGTAGACCCAGTTTCACCTGTGGGTCCCGTTTGACCGGTATCTCCTGTAGGCCCAGTAGGTCCAGTAGGCCCAGTTTCACCTGTGGGTCCCGTTTGACCGGTATCTCCTGTAGGTCCAGTAGGCCCAGTAGGGCCTGTTGTTCCAGTAGGCCCTGTTGTTCCAGTAGGACCCGTAGGGCCTGGATATATTGGAGCACATCCATACGTTGCAATTATCAAACGCCTATTTGTCAAGTCGCTAGAGTCCATACTAGTAACTATCGATAACTTTTATTTAAAATACCGCCTACACTAAATTGTATACCGTTAAGAATCTAATTACGCCCCCCCCCTCCTTTGGAGGAGGCGTAATTAGATTCTTAACACTAGTGCTAGTATAAATTTAAGCCTCCACCCAAATGGGTGGAGGCTTAAATTTATACTAGGCGGTACAACATACTACATACAACATACAACATGCTATAAATTTAGGAGTAAATTTATACTAAGCGCTTGTGTTAGACCGCTGGACAGTAAGTCGGGCTTTGCCCAATTTACTATCCAGCAGGCGTTGGTCTAAAACTCGAATGGTTTACTGCTTAGCAATTGACATCCCTCAAGTACGACCGAGTCGGGATTCCTCCATGAATCCATCCTGCCGCCGCCACCTCAGGCACCAAGTTGCTCGGCTTCTGCACGTTCTCCTTGAGCATCGGAATCAGGGGATCGTACTGCTGTGAGAAGAAGGTCTCCGTGACCGTACCGCACTCCTTGCCCATGCGCACCTGCTCGGAGTGTTGCAACAGCGACTCCAGATCCTGGTTGCCGCGTCCACCCGCCATGAACGGCACGGACAGGAAGGGGCGTGCCTGTGCCCTCGTCTGGCACCGGTTCGTCTTGAAGCCCGGCTGGTTGCGGATATACGAATCAGCATCGATGGCGGCGTTGTTGTAGCCGTACCCCTCCCGAGGGTAGACGAGGAGCTCATTGACCGCTGCAGGGTTCACGCCGGAGGCATTTGGCGTTAGATTGGTCGTTTGGTAACGGCCGGGTCCGACGGACTGTCCATAGTAGGACTTGATGCCGCACAGATCGTCGCGGGCATGTGTCATTCGGTTCAAGCCTAGTTCCATAGCTCTGGAGACTGAAAAGAAATAAAAGGGCTTACAAACTAGAGGATGATCGGTGGAAAACACACCAAGACCAGCCAGACCGCTCGGTTCTGTCGCTGCATTAAGCATGTCCGTAAGACCATCAAGGCACGAAAAGGTGTGAGCAAGGAATCCGGGGCCATCGCAGTCTGCGTGAAATCCGTTCTGCAACGGAAGTTGGAGCCGACGAATCGCACTCTCTTTAAGTTCCATTGTAAGACGCGAAAGGGTAAAAAAGGGTACGTTGTCACACAGCCGGCGCTCTAGCTACACACCTTGATGAAATCACGGAACACCGCGGCCAAGGCCGTGTCCTGAATCACCATGCCCCCTCCGCCCCGTTTCTCCTGCGATCGCATATGGTTCAGATCTCCGAGCCAGACCTGATTTGATGTCGCCGCCCACTTGGAATGATCGTGGCTGGAGGGGAAGGCGGCGTCTCCGATGCAGAGCGACTGAATGGATCGAAGCTGCGAATGATTCGTAGAATACTCCGAACCGCGCTTCCAACTCTCCTCGTACCATGGGTTCTGATTCAGTTTGCAGAGCTCCGAGCCAATGAAATCCGTGATATGGCGCGGCGACTTGGCGAGATGGGTCATGGTCGGTGACCAACGGATCGATTTAACCTCAAACGGGTGCGGCGGATACGGAGTGACCGTCGGTACATTGCGATGATGAAAGAGATTGGGCTCCATCCAGAGGATTTGCCGTAGTACCTGGTCGAGGTCGACGTTCGATCGGCTCTGTTCGACGTACAAGAACGATTGGCCAAAGATCAGCTCACTCGGCTCAATGGGCGAAATGGAGTTGCCACTGAATGCGCGGGGAAATCGGGGCACGGAATGAATGAGCCATCCGATCCGATTGTCATTCCATGCGAGAATCCCCTTGCAATGGCCCCGGGTTGTATGATTCGACAGGGGTGACTCGTCATTGTAGCAGACATAGCCGGTCCAGGAACTGTTGGCGTAGAGATCGGTGAGCCATTGATTGATGTCGACCGGCTGGAACTGCCGCTTAGTTAATGCAATTCCTTTGGAGCCGTGGGGGACCTTGAGGGCAATCTGCCTTATTGAAGAGTCTACGATTTGCAAACTGCAGCATGAATTACCCATGTGTGTTGAATTATACAGATTCTAGGGGGGTCAAATTTAGTTGCGGTGGTACATGTAAAATAATAGAGAATGCTGTCCTTTACAGACCAATCTGTTGTCCAAGATTATTCACATTATTCGGATTTGTAAGGGCAGAATTTCTTCTAAATGTGGAAATGGGTATTGTGACACCTGTTGTGAGCCAATTCAGGGGTACACCTCCATTATTAAAGTTAGTCGCACTAAAAAACATATTACTCATAATCGTTACAGCAGCTGTATTCCATATAGGTCCAGAACCTGAATAACTTATATTCTGATTAAAGTTTGTCGCATTATAAAACATAAACTCCATACTCGTCACAGCCGCCGTATTCCATAATCCAATAGGTTGATTAAAGGCTGCCGCACCCAAAAACATTTCACTCATATTCGTCACATTTGTCGTATCCCATTGACTGATATCTGAATTAAAGTTGCGGCAATAACTAAATAATTGAACAAACGGTGTATTTGGTAATATAACAGGAACTGTTGTCGGTAGAATAGTTAACATCTGTAAGTCAGAAAAGCCCGCCCCCGCTTTTCCCTGTGGCAATCTGCGTGATAATGGAATCGACCCAAATTGCTCAACGGTGACAGGAATGTTTGCATAAAAACTATTTACTGTAGGTGTTGAATTAAACGAGATTCCATCTGTTGTCGTTCCATTATCTGTAAATCCTACCAATTCGACCGTGACCGTATAGGTCGTTCCAACTTGAACATATGAACTCGATATTGTGAGACTGGTTGTCGTAATAACCGGAACATAGTCCAATACATTCGCACCTCCCGTATAAACAAAACTGTAAATAAATGGTAGAATGGGGGGAGGGCCTGGGCCTGGAGTATTCGTCAAGCCTAGCGTATTGAACGGAACAGAGATGACTGTAGTAGGAAATGCTCGGTAATACGTTGTATAACCCCCATTTATTAGATTATTCACCTCACTCTGTGCAGTAATCCCCGTCTGAGGATTAATTCCAGGTACATCGATGCCGTTAGGAGCACTGTTTTGGACTGTTGTCCGTATTGAATAAGCACTGTACTGAGCTCGGTCACGAATTAGACGTGTTAAATCTGACGAATCATAATTTCTGGTAGTCATCCCTATTTTATACCGCTTAGTATAAAATTATGCCCCTGCAAATTGCAGGGGCGTAATTTAATACTAAGCACTAGTGTTAAGAATATAATTAAGCCGGCGCAGGAGGCGGCGGCTTAATTATATTCTTAACGGTACCGCTTAGTATAAATTTATAGTAGGCGGTACATGTAAAATAACAGAGAATGCTGTCCTTTATGAACCAATCTGTTGTCCACGATTATTCACATTATTCGCATTTGAAAGGGAACTCCCTGTTCTAAATGTGGCAATGGGTATTGTGACACGTGTTGTGAGCCAATTCAAGGGTACACCTCCATCATTAAAGTTTGTCGCATTTTGAAACATACGCGTCATACTCGTCACAGCAGCCGTATTCCATATAGGTCCAGTACCTGAATAACGTATATTCTGATTAAAGGCGCGCGCAGTATAAAACATAGAACTCATATTTGTCACAGCAGCGGTATTCCATCCACTGATATCTGAATTAAAGATGGTCGCGCCATTAAACATATCGTGCATATCCGTCACAGCCGCTGTATTCCAATTTCCAATGGGCTGATTAAAGGCTGTCGCACCATTAAACATACCATACATACTCGTCACAGTCGCCGTATTCCATAATCCAATGGGTTGATTAAAGGCTACCGCGCTTCTAAACATATAAGTCATATTTCTCACAGCAGCCGTATTCCATAATCCAATGGGTTGATTAAAGGCTGCCGCACCCGAAAACATATTACTCATAGTTGTCACAGCAGCCGTATTCCATAATCCAATGGGTTGATTAAAGTTTGTCGCATTAAAAAACATACTGCTCATATTTGTCACAGCCACCGTATTCCATAATCCAATGGGTTTATTAAAGGCGAGCGCAGTATCAAACATAGAACTCATATCTCTCACAGCAGCCGTATTCCAAGATCCAATAGGTTGATTAAATGCAGTCGCACCATAAAACATATAACCCATATCCGTCACAGCCGACGTATTCCATAATCCAATGGGTTGATTAAAGGCTGTCGCATCTTGAAACATAGCCTGCATACTTGTTACATTAGTCGTATTCCATAATCCAATGGGTTGATTAAAGGCTGTCGCACTAACAAACATCATGCGCATATTTGTCACAGCCGCTGTATTCCATCCACTGATATCTGCATTAAAGACGGACGCGCCACTAAACATTGAACCCATATCCGTCACAGCCGCTGTATTCCATAATCCAATGGGTTGATTAAAGGCTGTCGCACGAATAAACATACTGCTCATATTTGTCACAGCAGACGTGTTCCATAATTCAATGGGTTTATTAAAGGCGGGCGCAGTATCAAACATATAACTCATATTTGTCACAGCAGACGTGTTCCATAATCCAATGGGTTGATTAAAGGCGCGCGCAGTATAAAACATATTATCCATTCTCGTCACAGCAGCCGTATTCCATAATCCAATGGGTTGATTAAAGACGTATGCTAAAGCAAACATATAACTCATATTTGTCACGGCAGACGTAATCCATCCACTGATATCTGAATTAAAGACGGCCGCGCCAATAAACATTGAACTCATATTCGTCACAGCAGCGGTATTCCATAATCCAATGGGCTGATTAAAGGCTATCGCATTATAAAACATACTGCTCATATTTGTCACAGCAGCCGTATTCCATTTAATGATATTTGAATTAAATGCAATTGCACTACGAAACATAGAACTCATATTTGTCACAGCAGATGTAATCCATCCACTAATATCTGAATTAAAGATGGTCGCATTATAAAACATACTGCTCATATTCGTCACAGCAGCGGTATTCCATAATCCAATGGATCGATTAAATTTAGCTGCACCACTAAACATAGAACTCATATCTCTCACGGCAGCTGTATTCCATTTACTGATATCTGCATTAAAGTTACTGCAATTATTAAACATAGAACTCATATTTGTCACAGCAGACGTAATCCATCCACTAATATCTGCAGTAAAAGCGGTCGCGCCACTAAACATTGATCTCATATTTGTCACAGCAGCTGTATTCCATAATCCAATGGGCTGATTAAAGGCTATCGCACCATTAAACATACCAGACATATCTGTCACAGCAGATGTATTCCATGTTCCAATGGGTTGATTAAAAACCCGGGCACCATTAAACATACTAGACATATCTCTCACAGCCGCTGTATTCCATCTACTGATATTTGAATTAAATGCAATTGCATTACGAAACATAGAACTCATATTTGTCACAGCAGACGTAATCCATCCACTGATATCTGAATTAAAGATGGTCGCGCCATTAAACATACCAGATATATTCGTCGCGGCAGCGGTATTCCATAATCCAATGGATCGATTAAATTTAGCTGCACCGCTAAACATAGAACTCATATCTCTCACAGCAGCTGTATTCCATTTAATGATATTTGCATTAAAGTTACTGCAATTATTAAACATAGAACTCATATTTGTCACGGCCGCAGTATTCCATCCACTGATATCTGCAGTAAATGCGGTTGCATTTTGAAACATACTGCTCATATTTGTCACGGCCGCTGTATTCCATCCACTTATATCTGCATTAAAGACGGTCGCGCCACTAAACATTGAACTCATATTTGTCACGGCTGCGGTATTCCATACTCCAATGGATCGATTAAAGAGCCGTGCATTTTGAAACATACTAGACATATCCGTCACTGCAGACGTGTTCCATCCACTTATATCTGAATTAAAGTTGGTGCAATTAGCAAATAGATAACTAAATGATGTTTTTGGTAATATAATAGGAACTGTAGGCGGCAGAACGGTTATCCTCTGTAAACTAGAAAAAACAGAACCCCCGCGTGCGAATGGAATGGACCCAAATTGCTTAACGGTGACAGGAATGTTTGCATAAAACGTATTTACTGCAGGTGTTGAATTAAATGAGATTCCAGATGTAGTTGTTCCATCATCTATAAATTCTACCAATGTAACTGTTACTGTATTGGTTAATCCAATTTGTAAATATGAACTCGATATCTTTAGTTGATTGCCGGTAATGACAGGAATATAATCCAGTACATTTGCATTTCCAGAATAATCAAAACTATAAATAAAGGGCATCGTAGGAATTGATTGGTTTTGCGTATTATACGGGACAGAGATAACCGTAATAGGAAATGCTCTGTAATACGTAGTATAACTTCCATTTATTAGATTATTCACTTCACTCTGTGCAGTAATCGCCGTTGGCGAATTAATTCCAGGTATATCGAGGCCGCTAGGAGCACTACTAATAGCGACTGTACGTGCTTGATAAGCACTGTACTGAGCTCGGTCACGAATCAGACGTGTTAAATCGGACGAACTATAATTACGTGTCGTCATCCCCCTGTACTATATGCCGTTAAGAATCGATAATATCTTTTTTGGCTTCATTCGATTCTTAACGGTATATTTTATAATACCATTTTTCATTGGCATCACTCGCCCATTGGCAGACTCGATTACTCGCCCATTGGCAGACTCGATTACTCGCCCATCCAAGGATACTGCACACCCGCCGACCCCTGATCCGTACAGTACTGCCCCCCTTCCTTGCAGGTGCGATTTGGAATCTTATACAACCACTCCTGGAACGACTTCCGATCATTCGGCACGGAAGTGGACGGCTGCGTTACAAACTGCCTCTGATTCTGGCTCTTTCCAAAGACATCCGTCGGATCCGAGAACCACTGCACCTTAAAATAGTCATCAAACACCTGCTTCACCATCGGATCGGTCACAGGCGCTGCCGCCGGCCGATCCGGATTGTACTTGTATTCATCCAGCAAAACGTTCATAAAGAGGTTCTTCGAAGACGGCGGCACATTTGCCGGAAGCGCCGGGCCCGAATAGGGGCTTGCGCCACTGTAGGGAAGTGCGGCCTCAATGCCCACAATCCGTGTCACCACATCGGGCGAATAGGCCGTAAATCCCTCCTCGCGGCGCCCTGGCGCCACGTAGCCAGGCACCTCCACCTCCACGTTAACGTCACTAGGTCGCGATGCACCCATCACAACAATGGCCCCCATGACGGCGGCAAGAACCAGGCAGACAATCAGGGACATAGATCCGCAGAGGGGAGTCCCCAAGCTCCCCACGAGAAGGGCCAAGAGGAAGAGGCGTATAGCAAAATTATAGCGCTGATGGGGGCAGATCGGATCATAAATCAAACTAAAATGTGTGACAAGGTGGAGCGGATCCTTCCAAAACGGCGGTTCACACGTGGCCATATCAAATCCCTAGTTAGACCGGCGATTTACTTCTTTGCGCCGGCCTTCTTCGCCTCTAGCTTCTTCCGAAGGCGTTCCTTGACAAGTGACAGGCGCGCAGAGCCCTCCTTGCCCGCCGCCTTGGCCATGTCCATGTCCTCAAAGCCGAACGTGGATTTGAGCGACTCCATCATCGATACGAGATCGGCATTTCCCGCAAACTCCTTCATAAGCTCCTCGGCCTCCTTGGCGATCTCCTGAGGTCGAATCGCCCCCGACTGGATCTTCTGCTGCAGCCGCTTGCCGATCTTCTTCACCATCGTCTGAATCGCCTCCGGATTCTTGGTGAAGAGCTGAATCAGCAGATCAAACGCCCGGGACGGACTCTTCTCGCATTCGGCCATGGTCTCGGCCGTCAATCCGAGATCCTCGGGCTTGATGTCCTTGACGATCTCCTCGGCCAGCTTCGCCAGCTGTCCCTTCAGGAATCGCTCGGGCAGCGTCGGCATCTTAAAGCCACTACTTCCTGAGGCATCGGTTGAGCCAAACGAGAACATGCCCGAGAACTTCTTCAGAAGCCCCTCAAAGTCGACCTTGCCGAGCTTCTCCTTCCAGCTGCCCATCACTTCATCCATCCACCCCTTTCCGTCAGCAGATTTTGAGTCAGCAGAGCCGAAGCCTTCCAGGAAGCAGCACATCGAAAGAAGGCGGACATAGTCCCAGATGACCGTCTGATTGGAGGCACTAAGAGTGGCCCAGGTGGCAGCCTCCAGGACAACACCGGGGAGCACGGCGCCGATGGGATCTGTGGCCTTTGGCGTGACCTTCACCGAGGCCTGGAACTGTTGCAACCGTTCGAGGGGCGTCAGGGCGATCGCCGACCGGATAGCCGTGGCCAGTTCAGGAAAGGTCGCCAAAAGCTCCTTGGCGAATTCATCATATTTGGTCTGAAAGACAGATGCCGTATTCGATTCAACTGTGTTTTTTGGTGCGCTCATTTACTGAGAGGGTGTATTTGGTTTTAGTAGAATAGACTCACCACTTAATCTCCTTCCATTCTGGAAAAACAAAAATATCTCCGTGCCATGCCTTATGAATCGCCGGCCACTGCACAGTCGAATAGAACCCCAGAATCCCCATCCACCACGAAAAGGTGCCCTGGGACAGAATCAGGTGTCGGCAAGTACTGGCAAATTGCAGTGTGGCCACCTCATCCGCCGCAACAATCTGGAAGCCGTGTTTTCTGGCGAAGGCCTGCACTCGGGGATGGCTCGGGCTGTCGGATGCGATCCAGCCCTTGTCATAGTCGAGACCCTGGAGCGCCGTTTCAAAATAGGCGTCGCTTGGGGCCGCCTGCGCCATGTCCCCGAGACGCATATGCACAAAGACATCCCTATTCGTATTGTAACGAGCCTTAAAGGGATTCGCGTTCTGAACGGGGGCCTGGTGTTCGGGCTTTGAAAAGTGATTCTTTAAGTACTCTGCAAAGGCTCGGAACTGATAGTAGGGTTCGCCCTGAATCTGGACTCGGTAAGGAACCGACGGATCCACCTCGGCCAAAAGCAGATCCATAAAGTTGGAATCGTCGAGAGGGAGGACTGTTGGAGTTCCTGGGAGAACGGTGGGCACATGGAACTGCAGTCCAAGACGATTGCACTCGGCAAGACGGGTGTATTCGACGGGGAAATTGTATCGCTGACACAGGCAATGGAGAGCCATGTTGCCCATCATGCGATTGCCGAGGCGCCCGCTTTTAAATATGGCGACATCCATTCTGAATGGGTATCGCATACTATAATTTAAGCTGTCGCGCAGTACCGCCTAGTATAAATTTAAGCCTCCACCCATTTGGGTGGAGGCTTAAATTTATACTAGCACTAGTGTTAAGAATCTAATTACACCTCCTCCAAAGGAGGAGGCGTAATTAGATTCTTAACGGTATGATGAGCGACAGCTTATATTTAGAGTGGACCCTATGCCTCCTCCAAAGGAGGGAGGGGCGTAATTAGATTCTTAACACGAGTGCTCAGGGGTTCCCCTTCAAGCGTTCACAGAGAACACACAAAACCTTCAAGTACTTCCAGATTGCATCCTGTGTTCCAGGTGACAATGTTGGCCAATGCTTATCGAAGATTGTGATGGCCGGCATGATCTCATTGAACTGCCCCTGGATCTTCATGCGCCCGTAGACATTGATTGCCTCGACATCCTTTGCGTCAATCGCTACATGCAGATCCCTGTAGATATGGTCATAGAAGAGATCCAGGATCAGTTTGGGATTAATCTTCTTGGCGCCTCGAATCGCCTCGGCTGCCATCTGGATAGATTTCTCCTCAGGAATGGTTTCGGCCAAGGACTCGAAGAACGCAACCATCTGATTTGTAAAGGCTCCTAGAACTGACATGAAGATCCCTGACTATATCATTAGTCAGGGATCTTTAATATCAAATTTAGACCCGTGCGGATTATAAATCCGCATCGGTCTAACGCTCTAGACTCGGTTAGGCCCCTTTGGCAAGCCCGTATCGCGACTCTCCATATAGTTCTTCATCTGGCTATCGAACATCTGTTCCTTCTTGCTCATTTGGCCCACCTTTTCAACGGTATTCATACTGGATCCGTCTTTTGTGCCGAAGGCCGAAGACCCATTCAAGAAGCTGAAGTTCTTCTCGGCTCCCTGCAAGCCGCCGTTTCCTTGTGCCATAGTATCCTGATCCAAGAACGTATAGGGATCAGAAAAGAGATCATTACTGCTGCCCATTAAACCAAACGGTTCAGGTTCTGCGGGACCCGCCGGCTTCGCATTCAATATCATGCCGCCCCCGCTTTTATTGCCTCCTCCACCCTCTTTCAGTTTCCGCTCGTAGAGCCAATTCATCACTTCGGAGTCCGTCCGGGGATTCGGTTCTCCCGAAATAACGAGTGTCGGAACCTTCTTGAGCCAGCTCGGAAGCTGGGGCCTCGTCGGAGAGGGATCCACGCAGACGTATTTGAAATCACCTTTGTAAGGAGTCTGTGCAATTTCGGTGATGAAGGCTTTGCACCAGGTGCATTTATTCGAATAAAAGCAGATGTGAACTGGCTGCCTGCTCATCCTATCGTCTTGCGCTAAAGTTCACACCAGCGCTTAGCCGCATTAAATTTGACGAACAGGGACTTAACAAAGAGGCTATAAGAGTAGGAAGTCTCATGCAGTTTGAATCAGCCAAGCTAGACGGAAACAGGTGCACCTTTACACTGACGCCCTTGCACGTGGCCTATGCCAATACGTTGCGGCGTCTTCTCATGACCGGCGTCGAAACCATTGCCTTTCGCGCAGATATGAAGAACGGCACGACCACTGACGTGCTTGTCAAAGTGAACGACACCCCCATGACCAACGAGATGCTCGCGCATCGTATCGGGCTTCTGCCGATTCACGTGGAGCAGCCGTTGCTCTTTAAGGCCGAGAACTACGTCTTCACACTAAATGCAGAGGCTAACAAGGATTCGATCCGCGACGTGACCTGCAAGGATTTCACTATTGAAGAGCCGACCGGTGAAGGCAAGGATCCCATTGTTCATGAATGGGACACCTTCTTTCCGCCCCACCCTATCACAAAGGACGCCTATCTGATTGCGACTCTGCCTCCTGGTGATGCGAAGATTCAGCTGACGGCCGTCCCTTCGCTCGGCACCGGCCGTGAAAATGCACGCTTTCAGCCCACCAGTCAGTGCAGCTACACCTATACGCTCAATCCGGACCCTGAGGCGCGCAAGGCCCATTTCATGGCGTGGATGCGGGACGCGAAGAAGCAGGATCTGGCCTCCTTGGAGGAGAGTCGGCGTAAGATGTACGAGCGCGAGTTTAATACAATGGAGATCGCCAAGGTCTACTTGAAGGATGCCAAGGGCGAGCCCTATAGTTATGACTTTGTCGTCGAATCGGTGGGGCCACTTAAGATCCCCTATATGATGCGGCGCGCCTGCGACGTTGGCGAATCGATGATGGGCAAGTATGTAAATCTCGACACCGAAAGGGGCGAGTTGCCCGAAGAACTTGTGGTCATTCCATCTGAGAGCCGCGTCATCGGATTCGACTTCATCCTCGTAGGACACGATCATACCTTTGGCAACATGATTCAGACCTTTCTAGAACAGAATCATATAGATGTGGCGGAGGGATCGGATCTTGTGAAAATCTCCTATGTCGGCTATGCAGTTCCTCATCCACTGAGAGATGAGCTAGTTGTGCGAATTGGGGTCACGTCAAGGGCTTTGGCGTTGAAGGCGTTTGCTCAGGCCTGCAAGGGCTGCGTGAAGATCTTTCGAGATCTACGCGCTGCCTGGCTCAAGGAGTTTCCTGATGCAGGGGAAGTGGCCGGACGCATGGCCGCGCAAGCTAACGTCATTGCGGCTAAGGGGAGAGCCGAGGCCAATGCACTTGCGGCTGCTCTTGGTGAAAAAGCGATTGGCATTGCCGAGAAGGGCAAGGCCAATGCGAATGAACTCGCCGCGACCCTGGATGAAAAGGCTGCTGCGATTGCCGCCGAAACGGCCGAAAAAGCCAGTGCAATTGCTGCCGAAACGCCTCCTCTGGAAGGAAAGGCGGCGGCCCTTGCGAATCAAGGAAAGGCGAACGTAAATGCACTGGCGGCTGCGATCGGCACCGCCGAGCCAAAGCCCGAAAAGCCCAAGAAGCTTCTTCGCAGGAAGTAATCAGAGAAATCGAAGCAAGTGAAGAATCCGATTAATTGCCAGCGTATTCATGTACTGAATCACCTCCTGCTTTCGAATGAAATATCCTTTTTCTTTGAGCGTCCCCAGATACTGGCTATGAAGCGCCCAGACATGGGTTTTCAAGTGGCCAGGAAGATCTGCAAACGGATGTGCATGTTTTATATTGCAATTCACATAGGCGTCGTACAACTGATGTGTAATGGCGCGTATATTCAACTCTATCAGGCGCATCGCAGCCTGGTCTTCGGGATAATAGTAATAATAGGTCTCCAGCAAACATTTTTGCCGCAGCTTCAGAAATCGGATATCGAGGCGCGGCGAATCGGAGCGCAAGGTCCGCACCATCGCATAGGTACTCGACCGCATTCGATAGCGCTTGCCCAGCCCATCTTTTAGTACAATTCCCTGCCACTGCCATCCCTTTGATTCGGTAAGCTGCTTGAACCATCGATCCAGAGATTCGCCTGCCGGTTTTTCCAACGCCGGCTGATGTTCCATAAAGTGAACGGTCCCGCTCAGATCGACGACACCCGTATGAATTATATGAACCGCCGGTGTCTGAATGCGACTTACAATCCGATGCTCGGGATGCTGCAATAGAAGGGATGCGAAGGCGGCAGACCCCAGTAGCGATTGTTCTGTAATGGGTCCGAGAGCCTCCCGCAGCAACTCTAGGAATGATCGAGACGAATAGAAGGTTCCGGTTGCATCGAGCCGAGACCGAGTCGCATAACGAATGCGACCCTCACGGTCCAAGAACAGATTGACCATGACCCCTTCTAAAAACTCTTCGATTCTATACTCGTTCGTAGTAAGATCAACCATCCTCGAGATCTCGGATGCTTTAGGGGGAGCGATGCACAAAGGGCGATTCGTGACACCGTCCCAGACCACGGAACGGAACCAAGGCACGCACGGATTCGAAAAATGCGAAATCCCCTTTTCGTAGCGAATAATATGGTAGTTATCACTACAATCAATGATGCGCAAATGCATCTGTTCTAAATGTGGGCGGAGCTGGGCCCAGGTCGGATAGGCCTGTATAAGTTCTTGAAAGAGAATGACGTCATAATTCATACTATACGGATCTATAGACATATGAAATGGGAAGTTTAAGCTCAAAACAAATTCACTTCTAACCACTAGAGGGATGAGTGAAGAAGAACCCCCCTATGACCTAAACAGAGTATTTCAGCTAGGCGACCGCATTGTTATCAAATCAGAACGATATGGCCCCGTCTGGGGCACTGTCTACTATCGTGACAATGACATGCTCTCCTTGCGACCCGATTCGGCCGCTTCACTCCTCTATAAGTTTCCTCGAGTCTACGAGGAGGACTCGGATGAGTTCTCACCTGATCTGGGCGTCACCGAAAGTTTCATTCTCAAGAAGCGCAACCAGGCCTTTCCTGCTTTTGTTCAACAACAGGGGTTCAGTGCCGGCCTGTATATAGATGCAATTGACGAGGAGGGGTTGCCCTCTGCCCACTATAAGATCACAGGAGTGAATGAGGAGGAAGACTCCATCGACATTGTCAATGTGGAGGATGAACTGGATACTCAGCATCTCGCCTTTAATTTCATCGGAATTCCAATGGACGCCGGCTTTCAGATTTTGCGAATTGTGAATCCACCCAAACCAGCAGAAGAGACAAAGGCAGAGGTTGAGATTGAGGAAGAGGTAGAAGAGGCAGAAGAAGCAGAAGAAGCAGACGAGGACGAGGATCTGGAGGTTCTCGAGACCGATGACTTTGAAGTGGAACTCGAAGGCCTGGTGGTTCTGCCGCAGCAGACCGTGTACAAAGAGGCCGTTGCAAGCCGCAAGATCATCCCTGAAACCATTCAAAAGACGGAGGCCCTGAAAGACTTTCTGAATCTGTTGGAGCCGAGTCAACAGAAGGATCCCAAGGTGATTCGGGAGTTTCGTATTTTAGTGGAAACCCTGAACTATATGAAATACGCCATTTCCAAGCAGTCGGCCGATGGCTCATTGGAATTCCAAAGCCCCTCCGTGTCCACTGTCCCAGAACTGTTTGAGAAGGCGAATATTCCTATGGGTCGGCTCATCCTGGATGTGGAGAAACGCCTCTACACGGCTGATAAAACACCCAATACAGACCAATTAAAGTTCGAAACAGAATCGATGGGAGCTCCTGCGGCAGTGAGCCCCCTCTCGTCGGGCGTTCTCGAAACGAGCACAGGGATATCACAGCTCAATTTCTATAACGGGCATCAGATCGAATACGAGAACTGGGAGCGCCCCTGGAAAGCGGGGCCCATGACGAGTCGTTCCTCCACGTTCGATCAAGACACTCAGTTTTTTCGTTCAGAACTACCTGACGCCGATGCACCGCTCGTGGAAGGATACAAAAAGGCTGGATACTGGCCCAAGGAGGACACGTCTCCCCCGTTTCCAGAGGTCGGGCGACTGTTGTTCGGTGCAGAGACGGCACTCACCACGACCTATCGCAAGGGACGGAAAGGGGGGCGACATGTTCTGTTGAACGCCGAGTCGGCCGCTGTAAAGCACTCAATGCTCTTTCCGATATCTGTTGCATCGGACATCGGTACCAAACGGTCTGGATCGATTGCACTCGACATGAGCCGCGCCAAACAGCCGAGTCGCACCATGAAGACCATTCTGGAGACAGAACGAATCGGGGACAAGCCGAGCGAGATTCTGGTTCTCAGTGGACAGATGATTTCACTCAAGGACTATCTGGAGGGGGTCGCAATTCCAGGTACAGGGCTCGGAGATATGATGAGTACCTTGGCGGACTATGGACTCGATACGTTGGAATTGAACGTGGAGGTTCTCGAGGTGCTGCAGACCAAGATGGCGAGGGCACAGGGGCAACTCATCACCTCTATCAATCAGTTGCGTGAAGCGATCAAGGAACCGAATGCGGTGACGCCGAATCCGATGCTGCCCATTGAATCTACGCCCGTCCTCGACACCCTGTTTCGAAGTGAAAAGATTCTGGTCGATGTTCTAAAGATGTTTCTTCAACAGAACCCTGTGCTCAAGGACTCGGATGCAGCGCGCGTCGCCCATTTTCTTCGAACCTATGGCGACTATTACCAGGCCGCCATTGGCAAACAGGTGGCCTTTGTCACCGAAGAACGCGACAAGGCCATTAAGACGATTCAGCTGACCATGATTCAGAATGACGAACAGGTGAAGCGGAACAAGAGGATGGGCGGCGACATCCCCGTGCCAAATCTCTGCGAGCACGTGGCCAAGCTTAAGACCATTCGGTCCGTGCCAACAGAGCTCGACCGCTATGTGCTTCTGACAAAGTTCCTGTCACAGTACCAGGGCAAACGTTCTGGGAACTGGATCGACTGCAAGATCTGCAAAAAGGAATTGTTGTGTCTGCACGAGCGCCTCTTAATCAAGGCCTTTCTAGTTCCGAAGGAACGCGAGGTGATCTTTAAAGAACTGCATCTCCATTTCTCAGGCGGCGTCTTTTCGGGCCATTATATCTGCAGGAACTGTGGACAGCCCATTCAGGAGATCGGCTACGATACGAATTTGCAGTTTGATGAGAGCGGGAAGCCCATGGTGGGCCGCGCAGCCCTTATTGACAAGGACGCCCTGAAATCGAGTGATCTGGAATCGATTCTCGGAATCCCTTTGGAGGCCTCGGACGAATTCGAATTTGACGACACCACTCATGCTAAATTCTATCGGATTGTGCGTGAGATCGCCGAGAAGGTCGGCATCTTTATGGAGAGGGCGCAGTACGAGTCGGTCATCAAAAAGATGGCAATTCTCGACGCCAACTATCCGAGTCGCGAAGAGTTTGCGGCCATGCAGGAGGAGAAACGGAAAAAGAAGGAGAAGGCCGGCCAGGAGTTCGTAGCCAGCGACTACGATATGCTGATTGCCAAGAACACAATCGGCTCGGCGGCGCTCCACCTTCTCCTCGAAATCCAGACACGGATCCCCGACTACGTTCCTCAGTACAACCTGTCCAACTGCGTGCCCGGATTCGGCGGCTTCCCGTTGGACATGGACGAGACGCAGCAGGAGGGACTCGTCTACATAGCCTGTGCAATCGCGTCGATCCAGCGGGACGACGAGCCCTGGTCGACAGCCCAATTCCATATCAGTCAGAAAGGGAAGTCGCGCGAAGATCAGATCGCCTCTATTCTCAAATATATATTGCCGATCTTGGGGGATATTCTGGAGGAGCAGGGAGCCACGCTCCAAGAGAAACTCTCGGAGAAGCGCGCGTATTTGGAGAAGCAGAAGGCGGAGAGCGTCTCCCCGCATAAGAGCGATTCCGTGCCGTCCTCCTTTCTTCCCGAGCTCACACTTCCGCCTATTGAGGCGTCCGAGGCCGATAATCCCCGCGCGAATGCAAGAGCCTGGATCCGCAACGCCCATGAACTGGCCCGAGCCAATTCCAGGCCGATTCGCGGATCCCTTCTGGCGGATATCACCTGCTGCAAAGCGAACATACAGACACCCGGCAGCTTCTGGCAACAGGATCTGTCCAAGATACCGCTTGATCCGCGCAGCCTAGTTCCCGCAAAACGGGGCTCTCTGCAGCAATTCATGTTCGAACCTAGGCGCCATGGCGACACCGTAATAGAGATTCCGAAGGATCTCACCTATCGTCTCTTTCTGCACACCTGTTCGACAGGCGACAACAGAGGCAAGCCCCATGAAATCGGCGCCACCAATCGCTGCCGCATCTGCCACTTTCAACTCCCCGAACATCCGTCGCTCATTACGCCTGACATAGCCAAGGACGCCGTTGTATCGGCGCAGATCGACGATTCTATCGACGCCTTTCAGCACCTGTTGGACGTCGTGCACCGGTACAACAGCATCGGTCCTCAAGCAGAGATCAAAAAAGGAGTTCCCGTCTTTGATGAGATACGGGATCTGGCCCCCAGCCCTTTGCCCGACTGGTCCACCCTGTTCCGCGACACCATGGCCTCGCTCAATCGACTCAAAGAGGCCAATGCAGGCGAGATCGCCGAGGCCAACGCCGCGATCTCCAATGCCGTATCCAGCGCCGAAACCTTTGTGAAGAACGCGATTACCACCAAGGGCAAGTACAAGAATCCCGATAAAAAGAATGCGATTCTGGACCGTCTAGCCGGCCTCGGATGGCACAATTTTATCCAGGTCCTCGAGACCTATTTTATCACGCCGAGCAAGAACCTTCTGAATCAGTACGATTCCGAGCGCCTGAACTCATTCTTCGTGACGCAGACCATGCCCGTGATTGCGGAGAAGTACGCCGAGAGCCACCTAGAGGACTTAAAGGATGTGCTGGACGAGGACCGGGCCATTCTGAACCTCTTTGTCGCGGATTTCCATTCGCCCGACAAGACCTTTGCACGCGCGAAGCTCGATTATTTCGTGTCGCAGTTATCTGCCATTACGCGGCTCAAGAACCGGCTGCGCCCCCTCTATTTTGTGGGCGGGGACGACACCTTTCAGCATATCCAGCAGGCATTTCTCTACGGTCCTCTTGCGGATCTCTTCAATCCATCCAAGGTCCCGCCGGCGATCGAAGAGGGGGAGGAAGAGGCGCCTCGCAAAAAGGGGCCCCTCTTCGATACGTCGATTGCAATGCTCATCAAGATCATCGGCGCCGCGCTCGATCAGTTCGATAAGCATCGGCTCGGATATAGCGATGAGGAGCTGCGAGAAATTATTCAGCGCCGTGCCGAGCAGGAGAAACAGAATATTCTGTCCAAGCTCGACAAGATGTCGGATGAAGAGCGCTACGTGGCGACCATGAACATGCGGCTCGGCCTCGGTCGCTACAATGTCGACAAATTCAAGCAGATTATCAAGTACAGTGCCGATCAGATTGCATTAGAACGAAAAGAAGGATTGGAGGCCGGCATTCTCATGGGGTTGTCCCGGTCAAAGCTGGACGAAGATGATATGGACGTCGAGGGGGTGATTGAAGAAGAACAACAACAACAGCCACCTGAAGCCGACGAGGGCTATGACGATCACCATGGGTCGGGCGAAGCGAATGAGTTTGCGGACGATGAGTAAACTTTCTAGGGGACTCGTAGGGATCTTATGAAGCTGCTCTTATATGCCGGCCTTCTCTATTTAGCGGGCATCTCGCTCCTGATTCTGCTCCAGCCATCGTTTGTGTTCCGAGAGGACGGGTCCTGGAAGGAGTTCGGCGTCGGCCGCGACTCGAACCACTATACCTGGATGCCCTTCTGGCTCTTCGCCATTCTCTGGGCGCTTCTGAGTTATATGATCGTTCTCATGGTGGCGGGGGCGAATCTGCTACCGGGCGTGCAGACGATCGACGAAGTGAACAGCGAAGAGATGCTCGAGTCTTTAAGTCCTCGGATGAAAAAGAAGATGGCGGCGGCCATGGATCAGGAGGGCTACTATATGTTGGACGTGGAGGCGACGGGCAAGGGCGCGCCGAAATACGTGTATCTGGGCCCGGCTCCGCCCAGCCTAGTCTATAATGCAGGTAGCTGATTCATTTTCTGAAACACAAATAGGGTGCGGCGATGGCCAAAACAAAAACGCGCAAGGCCACGATGCCCTTTCGAACCGGATTCCTATCCGTGTCCAATAATCATCAAATCTATTATGAAGAGTTCGGCCGAGAGGGGGGGCTGCCGTGCACGATGCTGCACGGGGGGCCTGGGGGCGGACTCAATCGAACATTCGCCGCACTCTTTGATCTGAGCAAATGGCACCTCGTTCTCTTTGATCAGCGCGGTTGCGGAAAATCAACGCCTTCTAGTGCGGACAGCCTGGCCCACAATACCACCTGGGATCTGGTCGCCGATATGGAGCAGTTGAGAACACATCTGGGATTCGAGAAGTGGTTTTTGAGCGGGGGGAGCTGGGGTACCACGCTGGCCCTGGCCTATGCCGAGACGCATCCAGACCACGTCTCGGGCATTCTGCTGCGCGGCGTCTGTGTTCTCGAACCCTATGAGTTCGAATGGCTCTACGAGCAGGGGGGGGCGAGTGAAGTCTTTCCCGACACCTGGACCGAGTTCTTGAAACCCTTGCCCCCCTCGGTTCGTACCAAGGGCTATCGCGAGATCATGAAGACGTATCGGCGGCTCTTAGCCGATCCGAAGACACAGAGAGGTGCCGTGAAGGGCTGGTGGGAATGGGAATCCTCCGTTTCCTTCTTGATCCCTGTGCCGGACGACACTCCTCCGAAGCAGGCGACCTCCCTGGCCATTCTCGAGAACCACTATTTTCTTCATAATGGCTGGCTGAAGCCACAGCAACTGATTCGGAACGCCGATCGACTCAAAGGGATCCCGATCACCATTCTTCACGGTCGCTACGACATGGTCTGTCCTGTGCGCACAGCCTGGCGGCTTCATGAGGCGCTGCCCGAGTCCAAGCTCATCATTGTGCCGAATGCAGGGCATGGAATGCGAGAACCGAAGACGTGGTCGGCGATCAAGAAGAGCCTTGCGGAGTTTACTAAGAAAAGTAATTTGGCTAGTCTTAGATAGAATGACATCGGTCTATACAGATGTGCTTTCCGATGAAGAGATTCACTATTTGAATCAACTTCCCGAAGTTCTTGCGGCCAGGGGATCCTTGAACTCTTCTTTTTCAGTACCGGTTACGGATTCAATTCGTGCGAAGTTGCAATCGCGGTTTGGCGTATCGCTCCCTTCCTCTATCCCTATGCGGTGGATGAAGGGAGATACCGCCCCCCACGTGGATGTGGGCGTCTCTGCCTTCAAAAATACCTATTTGATGTACCTCAATGACTCGCCCGGCGAATTCATTATAGATTCGCACGCATACCCTATTCGTGCCAATTCGGGGTTTGTATTTAATGAAGGACTGTTCCACGAGACCCAGCATACTGAAGATCAGCCCCGTTTATTGATGGGGCCCATGAATGAATTTGCGGAGCCGGTGGGTGGATCAATAACCGGTATACACTATTATGCTTTTGAGGAAGATGCGATAAATCAAACAAATCAACTCGATTTTAGTAGTAATTATGTAATTCTTCCTATTGGCGGATATACAAGTTGGAGAATTGCTTCTAGCAGCTACGGTCCCTCTTCGCAAGCTATAGTCTACACAGTCGGAAATACATTGGATTCGAGCGGTAACACTGCATACTACAATTTATATCCCTCTGCCCCTTGCTTTAGAGAAGGAACTACAATTCTCTGTCAAGTTGACGGAATTGAAACGCAGGTTCCTGTTGAACAACTGAAGACTGGAACCCTTGTCAAAACCCGCTTGGACGGATACAAGCCGGTTGTCTTACTTGGAAAAGGGACGATTCAAAATCCTGGTCACGATGAGCGAACTGAAAATCGCCTCTACAAATGCTCTCCTTCCAAGTATCCTGACCTCAAAGAAGACCTATACATTACCGGCTGCCATTCGATCCTCGAGTTCCCCATAACCGAGAAGCAGAAGGAAGACACACTTCGTCATCTTGGTAAAATGTTCATTACGGATAAGAAATATAGACTGATGGCGTACATTGATGAACGAGCCGAACCTTGGAACTCGGAAGGTGTCTATACCATTTGGCATTTTGCTCTCGAAAATCCAGATGATGGACTGAATTACGGTGTCTATGCAAATGGCGGATTGCTTGTGGAAACATGCGCCATACGAACCTTGAAGAATAAATCGAATATGACACTTTTGACGAGTGCATAAGAGCAAATCATTGAAAATCTAATTACCGTTAAGAATCTAATTACGCCCCTGGCCAGGGGCGTAATTAGATTCTTAACACTAGTGCTAGTATAAATTTAAGCCTCCACCCATTTGGGTGGTGGCTTAAATTTATACTAGGCGGTACTTCCCTCTAAAAAGGGAAGTAATTGGATTCTATTCCGTGTTACTAGGCGGTATGACCGTTTACCTTAAGAGCTTACTAAGCTCTAGCAATCGCAGCCTTCCCCATCGCCCCTGTCAGTGAAATAAAGAGAAACCACCAGAGCCAGTAGCCAATTCCAAGCCCTTTGAGGGCCGGATTTATTTGTTCAACAGACAATACATCATCCACCACTTTTACGCTGCTGATAACGGGAAAGGCACTGATTACGGGGGCGCGCACGTAGGCACTGCAACCTAGTACGAGCGCCCCGATCCCCGCCATCAAAGGGCTTACGCAGGCCGAGGCGGCGACTGCAGGATCTATTGTACCTGACGCCAACACCTGATTCAGCACAGTGGCCCCAAAACAGACGCCATAGATCAGAAGGGGGATTCCTAGCCAATAGATCAGATCTAACGCGGTAGTTCCAACCCTATTCGCATTATAGAAGACTGTAATCAATACAGCTACAATCAGACTCGCACTTCCCGCCACAAGAAGCATATTCATCGGAATGGTACTTAAAAAGTCCAAGGAGCCTCCTATGCTGATCTTATCGCGGTAATAGATAACCGTTCCGAGAAGAATGCAGACAAGTGGAATGGCAATCGCCATTTTAAAAAGTAGACTCATTCCTGTAAAGGTCTTTATGACTGTATCGAGCATGCTGCTCGGTTCATCGACGAGAGTCGTTGGACTACCATTCGCATAGGTTTGCGACATCCCTGCATTACACCCGATATAAGAATTAGATCGTGAAATCACAGTCTAATTCTTTTTAGAAATGCACAAATAGAGGGTACATGTCCGAAGATCAAGATCAAGATCAGGAACGAGAAGGAGAGGAGGAAGGGAATGCCCTTCTGAACGAAGAGGTCGTGGCAGATGAGGATCTCGGACTCCTCGGAGTGATTCCTGAATTGGCTATGCCTGAGTTGGCTGAGCCTGAGTTGGCTGAGCCTGAGTTGGCTGAAGAACCGAAGGAAGAACCGAAGGAAGAAGACGAACCGGTGGTTGATCCAAACGATCCTCAGCTCCAAGAACGCCGAGCCTATTTGCGCCGAATTGCAAACTTCTTTAAGGAACTCTCTCTCTATTATCGGGGCAACCGGATGCCGAAGGGTTCTGCGAAGCTAAAGGCAATGAAACTCTTCCGCCTCCGAGGCGAAGAGCTCCCCTCCAATGCCACCTATTCTGAGGACGGGCGGACGCTGACCCTCTTGTCTCGGACAGGCAAATTGAAGGACACCATTTCCATGCAAGACTATCGCCCTCCGACACGCGAAGAACAGATTGCATTTGATGAAAAACGACGACAGATCATCCGAAAAGCCGAAAAGGACTATGAAGCCGCCATCGATGAACTACGTCAGGTCGAGAAGACCAAGGTGCGATCCGACATCAAGCAGGCCCAACGAGCAGTCGCTATGGCCGATCGCCACCTCTATCAGTCCCGCTATCCGGAAAAGACCATTGATCACTATGACAGTGTAGAGGTTCGCCAGGTCGATTTCGATCAGCCGCGCGATGTCCACAAAATGTCCGTATTTGCCCTTCATCTTGCAACTCGGAAACGCCAGGATGTCTATGCGGTTCCAGAAAAGGGCGATGAAGAAGAGCCGGTCGTTGAAATCAAAAGCAAGAGCAAGCGCCCAATCGTATTCGCTGCAAAACCACTCGGCGAGTACGACTTTTTGAGCAGTTTCTACGTACATCCATTTGACTACAAGGGACATCGGTATATTACAGCATATCAGGCGATCATGGCAACTGCTGCCAGTAAATTCGGAGATGACGAAAAGGCAGAGGAGATTCGTGAGACAGAAGACGCGGCCGATATCGATTTGACATGGGACAAATTGGTTGGCGTGACCCATGCGGCCTGGAATCTCCAGCTCGAGAGCCTGATTATTAAAGTGAATCGTGCAAAATTTGCAAAGGGCTCGGAGTTGGCCGCGAAACTGTTGAAAACCGGAGATGCCCAGATTGGCGCCATCCCTCCTGAAGATGAAACCGACCCCTTTCAGGGCATCGGCCTCACCCAGGAGAATCCCGATTCAACCAAGAGGTCCAAGTGGAAGGGGAAGAATGTCTTTGGACTCGCGTTGGAGCAGATTCGAGAGGAGTTGGCTATAGTTGAGCCGAAGAAACCAACGCGATCTCTTCGTCGCCTAGTCCCGCTTTCTGTAAGAACGGCAGCAAGTGAAGGTCTGGCAACTGCAGCAAATGTTGCAACCAAAGGTCTCTCTGCTGTTGCAGAAGATGCGACAGCAGTGGCTGGTCTAGCTGAAACAGGCGCCTCTCTTGTATCTAATGCAGCTACAAAAGGGTTTACCGCCGCCACAAGTGCTGTAGGAGAAGGACTGGCTGCCGCTATGACAGTTCTTCAAGCCGCGCCGCGTTAATTCAATGGATAGTTCTTCAGAATCACATCCTTTGCGTCACAGCTCACCTCCTTGCTGCCATACTTATAGCAGACGTTGTTCTTATCTTTATACGCAAGAGTTCCTGCATTTGTAGGCGTCGGATATTTAAAGATAACCGTGGTCTCTGGTTTTATAAAACAGATTCCCACGATCCCCAGGACAAGGCCACAGAGAAACGGGAAAAATAAGAAGTGCTTGATCATACCCTCACCTAGTTCTGCGTAAGAATATAATTCTAACCATTCACTAGGGATGCTTACGGATCTATTAAAAAGTAAGATGTTTAATGTAATTTTCAGCGTAGTACTGGGCATTGGCCTCGTCTGTCTCTTTCGCCCCCAGTGCAAGGGCGACGACTGCAAGCAGATCAAAGCCCCGCCTGTAAGTGAATGGGACGGCATGACCTATCGAATGGGGGCCAAGTGCTATACCTACGCCTCCGAAATCATGGATTGTCCTGCAAAAGGTGCAATCGAATCCTTTGAGAATCAATTCAGAAATCGCAGGTCAGCGATCGCAAATCGCGATTAAGCGAAGACGAATGATTTCCAACGAAGAGTAGCAAAAATGGCCAATGCGGGAACAATGCTATCCGATCTCGGTGAGAGTTCCGGTGGCGACAGCGACTTCGTTCAGCGTATTCTAGCCGATCTGAACACGACCGGTAGTGGCAGTAATCCGGTCATGCAGCAGATGCCGCCCCCGGCCGGCAACGGCCGCATTGTAAATTCGCCTAATCCAAATACAGTTGCTCCATTAGCTATGGATCCCTCCACCGCCACCGCCCATATGATCGGCAAAGCCTACCCTACACCGGCGGACTTTGCGACGATGATGAACCAGGGCATAAGTCCTCAGCTCCAGCAGCAGTTTCAGCAGCAACAGCAGCAGCCTCCTATGCTCACGCAGCTAAGCCAAGGAAAGGGCTGGATGGCCGAGACCCTGAACCAGCTCCGCCAACCCCTTTTAGTCGCCATTCTCTTCTGCGTCATGAGCCTCCCCGTCATCAATGTCATGCTGGGATATTATATTCCTAGTCTCTTGAGGGCAAGCGGAGATTTGACTACCATCGGTCTTCTTGTCAAATCCCTTGCAGCGGGAGGACTCTACTGGATTCTCATTCACGTAATTGCGCCCCTTGTCAATGGCCAATTGGTTTAGAGGAATTAGATTCTGAACGCTAGATAGAGTCGAATGGTATCGAACACTATTACAGCCGGTTTAGCCGTTCTCGCCCTTGTTTTGTTTGGCGCCTATGTCCTGTTTTCACAGGGAATTCTGGGATTTCTGATTTCTATCGCAATTACCCTCATTACGGCATCTTTTGTCGATAGTATTGAATTAGTGGCCATCGGCGTATTAGTGGTAGGAATCACCTATATACTGGCAGTACGCAAATTCAACTGCAGGATGGAGGGCTTTGGCTCCGACCAGAATGACCGAGGTGAGATTCTTGCGATCAATAATGCATTTGCAAAGAAGATCCCGTTAAAGAAACGTAAAAAGGAGACAGTACGTGGAACACTCTCCACATTGCGTGGCGTAGAGGGGTTTGCAGATACTCCTTCCGACGAAAAGGAGGAGGAGGCGACGACCCAGTCCGCACCGGCGTCCGCCACCGAGACTCCGTCCACCCAGACCGATGCAGATGCCGCAGCTGTGACGGCGGCCATGACAACCAGCCAGCAGTCGCAACAGTCGCAACAGTCACAACAGTCACAACAGTCGCAACAGTCACCTGCCACCAATGCCGTCCCCGTCGCAAGTCCCGGAACCACAAATGCCGCAACCAACGTCGACACCGCCATGACAGCCCCCGCAGTGCAGGGATTCGAGGACGAAGAGAACTCGGGTCTCTTTAAGCTCGGCCAGCTCCCTTCGGAAATGAAGTCGGGTCCCTTCGTGGACGTGGCCTCGACCATGAGCAAGGCCATGGGGGCCTTGAAACCGGATCAGTTGGCGGCCATGACAGCGGAGTCCAAGAGCCTTCTGGAGACACAGCAGAATCTGATGGGTATGCTCGAGTCGATGCGACCGGTGCTGCAGGACGGTCGCCAGCTCCTGGACACCTTTGGGTCGATTTTCGGGAGCATGGGAGGGATGGGGATGGGGAACCTTAAAATGTAATGGGGGGACATCAGGGTAGCCGCTTCGCGGCCACCCTGCCTCCCCCCTACCCCCTGTTTACTTGAGTTTATGGGGGGACATCAGGGTAGCCGCTTCGCGGCCACCCTGCCTCCCCCCTACCCCCTGTTTACTTGAGTTTATGGGGGGACATCAGGGTAGCCGCTTCGCGGCCACCCTGCCTCCCCCCTACCCCCTGTTTACTTGAGTTTATGGGGGGACATCAGGGTAGCCGCTTCGCGGCCTCCCTGCCTCCCCCCTACCCCCTGTTTACTTGAGTTTATGGGGGGACATCAGGGTAGCCGGCCCTTGGGCCGGCTACCCTGCCTCCCCCCTACCCCCTGTTTACTTGAGTTTATGGGGGGACATCAGGGTAGCCGCGAAGCGGCCGCCCCCTGTTTACTAAAATTACAGTAAACTTCTCGAGTCGTATTTTTTATTAGGCGGTATATCTTATAATAAGGCATTTATAATGCCCTATTATAATTAGGGAATGACTAAAAAATATTCAGTGGATCTGTTTACAGGACTAATAGGCGGTATTCTTGCGCTCACTGTCGTCGCCTTGGCACTAAAAGGGTTGCAATCTATGATTCAATCGCCGCCCTCCACGGTCATCATTCAAGAACCGAGGCCCGTCGCTGCATCAACGGTGGTTGTCGCAGAACAGGGCGACGGCCGTTTCAATCGCGCGCCCCAACCTCTACGAGACTGGATGGCCCCTCCCGAACTCCCCCCTCGCGGCGGGATCGCGACCATCCCTATCAATATTCCGACACAAGGACTTCCCGAATCCTTCCAGGCCATGGGCAATATCAGCGTCCAGGGCGGAAAAATGCTGCCCCTGTACGGCAGGCGGACAATGCGCGGCTCCTCCGATCGCTGGAACTACTATACCCGCACCGATACCTACAATCCCGTCCCGCTCCCTCTTCGTTACAAGGGCCGAGACTGCATGGATGACATAGGATGTCCCGAGGTCTTTTCAGGGGAACGGGTCGAAATAGAGGGAACCGGCGAATCGGGCCATGTCCGTGTCTTTCGTTACGATGGCCCCAAATATATCCCTGGGTTGTTGTAGTGAGAATGGCGGCCTGTTCAGCCTACGCAATCGGTTCTTTTTTACACATAGATGCAAATTCATTAGCACAGAATCCGAAGGTACAGCCTAGTCAGCAGTCACCGTTTTTGCCCTCCTTTGCACCACAGGGGACCTTTCAGTTCCTTGATAATACAATCACAACGGATTCAAATAATACAATTTCCTTTCAAGGCAATGTCTATAATTTATACAATGATATGCAGTTCTGCACGCCCAACGTCCGTTTTACGGGCTCTCAGGATAGGAACGGCGTCGGCCGAGGCGTCTACACGACGAACGGGCAGCCCGTGGCCGCCGACCTTCTATTGACCTTTGTAAATTCTGCGGCATCACCTCAAGCGGTGATTGTGATTCTACCCATCTACGTCACAAATTCACAGGAACCCAATCTTCTGTCCACCCTTCTGCAGCAGAAATCAACGGTAGGAAGCCTTACGGGCCTATTTAACGAGAATTCTAGATCCTACGGCTATAACATCTGTATCAGTACCGTCGTAGATGCTCAGAATTTGTCAATCTACAGTGGAATCAACACCTATATTGTCAGTTTTCCAGGCGGATATTCCATGCCGCAGGCAGATATTAATCAATTGAAGAATTTACCAGACTACACATTTCGCCCTGCTCAAGGCCATCCGATCGTGACCGCCTTTGGATTCGACAGTGAGACCAACAGCTATCCGCCCAATCAGATCGATTCAGGAACGTTCTATTGTACATACGTTGCCGGCAATGACGAAAAGGTGTCAAATCATGTAACAAATTATGCGCAGTCGCCTACCCATACGCAATGGAAATCGGCACAATCGGCGCAATTTACGCTGGATCAATACAAATGCTACCCATTGAATGATCTCCAGAATTTGAAAGATGCTTCGGGGATAGTCATGCCAGACGCTATAAAATCATTGAAATCTGCATCACCTGAGAATAGTGGCTTTTCGGCGGGTATCCTAATGGTTTTGTGGAGTTTATTCGGAATTGCAGTTGTTGGAGCATTAATCGTAATTATCTCCTATTTTGTAACACCGGATGAAGTCCCTGCAGCGGTATTAGCAGCTGTTGCACCTGTTGCCGCAACTTCATAATTTATATTAGGCGATAATAGGTACATGAATCTCTTGTACATGCTTCTATGTCTTGTATTGATCATAATAGCCACCCTCGCCTATCAGAAACTTGTACTTATTCAAGAGGGCTTCAAGAATAAATCCGTTGCGGATACGGAGTCGAGCACATGCCCTACAAAACTAACGGCTGTACGGAAAAAGGGCATTGTATTTTGCAATGACAAGGACAATATCCCTGTATGCACGCTTGGTGCAAATGGGACAAATGACGATATTCCTGCATGTTCTGAAATTATAAAAAAGTACTTTGAGGATCAGGCGGTCAAGTTTTGCCCGCCCTCTATGCCAAATTATTTTGAAAATCCCCCTCGTAATACTTCCGGTTGTACCTCGGGGACTCTTAACCAGACAAGAACAGGGCCCGCCATAGATTCAGCAATTCAATGCAGTGTCTATGATTCTGATCTCGATACAACTACCCAGAGCAGTTGTTTTAATCAGAAGCAATTAGAAACAACTGTACTCTTTGGGGAGAAGTCTACAAAGAATCTGATCCCTATCGCCATAACCAAACCGGCGGCCTATATCACCGTTATGCAATATACACGGCCAGGCACTTCCCTGCCAAATGGCTGCGTCCCTAATGCACATGCGCAGCATATAATAAAATATATGCGATCTCATATTGATAAATCGCTGCCCGCCGATCGGCAACAAATGGAAATTACCGGTTTGGCGATGGCTGAGCAATTTATAAAAACTGGAAAATTCGTAGGCTCTTGTGAAGCGCAGAGGAAGGTCTATGTGGATCGTACGTTGCAGGAATCTGATCTGGTTCCTCAGCTGCCGCGCTAGAGGAGGGGGATAGCTCCTCGGGAGCTACGCTCCCGAGGAGTATGCCTCGCGGAAAGCTTTGCTTTCCGCGAGGGACATCTAGTCCAGACGCCTTCGGCGTCTGGACTAGCCTCCCCCTTACCCCCTGTTCATGTAGTTCTTTTGTCCTTATTCCACTCTAATGAACAATGTTGTCTGGACTAGCCAGTCCCTGTTCATATAGATCGTTTGTCCTTATTCACTGGGTCCCCTAAGGGAATCTAGTGAATAAGAATTCCTTGTACCACTCTATAAGTAATCCCTGAACAGCGGTGCAGACTTGTTCCCAATCGGAACAGTCGGCAGAGCCCTCTTGTCATTCAAGCTATATTCGGGCGCCAGTTCCTGGAAATCGTTCTTGCCCACCTGCGCCCCTGGTAAATAGATTGCGGTACGGTCATCCGCCTCCAGAAATTCCTGAACCGGCACCGTCTCCTGGGGCTTGGATTCCTCCTCCACCGTCATGTAGGCCGGATCCTTGGCCTCCTGCATCTTTGCAAACTTGGTGCGGGCATCAACCACTTTACTGCGATTGCGCTCCATGTACAGCAGGCAAATCGCAATAAGAGCCGCAACTCCTACGATCGCCGAGTGATGCGATGCGACAATCAATCCAATAACCAGCATAATACGAAGCACGAGGGTATCCAGCAGCAGTAGGACGGGGCTCGGTAGAACAGGAGCCGCAAAGCCAACGGCGAGAAGTGCAGCCATCAAAAGGAGATCTGTCTGTTTGACCCCGATCATACTCTACTAAATTTGATATTATTTATGCATAAAACAATTAATAATGACCGAACCGAATAGACTTTTAACTTCCAAAGGCTATTCTGTTCGGAAAGACAGTCTTACCGCGGATCAGATCGCCATTATTCAGAAGGAGCTGACGGTAAAGCCCAAGGTCCTCGAAAAGTTCAGCAAGGGCACGCTCTCCTTTCCCCTCTTCCTGGAGTCCACGGCGCGCTACTATCTTCCTCGCGTCTGGGCCACCGAGACCTTCGGCGAACCGGAAGCGAGTCGCTTGAATCCAGGCCACGATCTTCCCGCCGTCATGAAGTTCAAGGGCACACCCTATCCGTACCAAGAGACCATCATCGATACCTTCTTGGCGCAAGGTGGCAATGGTCTCATCTGCGTTCCGTGTGGGCGTGGCAAGACCTTCATGGCCTTGGCGATTGCGCTCAAGCTTCGGAAGCGCTTCTTAATTGTCGTAGACAAGGAGTTCCTCGCGAATCAGTGGAAGGGCGAGATTGAGCGCTACGTCGAGGGGGCACGAATAGGGATTGTGCAGAGCGACAGTAATCAATATGGGACAGAAGTATTAGTGTCAAAAGGCCCTACCATTGCAGAAATGAAGAAACTTGCTAAAGAGGCCGGTCTCAAGGTTGGAGGCAACAAGGATGTACTGACGAATCGTTTAACAGAGGCAAACATAGATGTGGCTCCCAAGACTGAAACAGTTGAATATGACATCACCATCTGCATGATTCAGACCATCTGTCTTCATGACTATCCTGCAGATGCCTTCAGTAGCTATGGCTTCACCATCTTCGACGAGTGTCACCACCTGGGCGCGCAGCACTTCAGCGGTGCGTTGCGGAAGATCCAGACCCGGCATATGCTCGGCCTGTCGGCGACCCCCCACAGAGACGACGGACTCACGAAGGTTTTCGAGTATTTCCTCGGCAAGCCCGTGTATGAGGAGAAGGGGCGGGAGCCCGATCCGACCGTCCAAGTCAAGGCCATCTGGTACAAGAACGACGATCCGGCCTACGCCGTTCCACCTGTGGATTGGCGGGGTGAGCTCGTGACGGCGCGTCTCATGACCCAGGTCGTGACCTGTAAGCCGCGGACGGCCATGATCCTCGAGCACTTAAAGGAACTGGTCGCCGACCCGAAACGCAAAATCCTCGTCCTGTCGGAACGGCGGGGGCACTTGGCGGAACTGGAGGCTGGACTGGCCAAAGAGGTTACAAAGGGCTACTATGTGGGGGGCATGAAACAGGAAGATCTGGATCGGAATGCGGAGACCTGTCAGGTCTTGCTGGCGACCTATGCCATGGCGTCGGAGGCTATGAACATCAAGGCACTGAATGCGATGATCATGGCGAGTCCGCGAAAGAAGGTGGAACAGAGTACGGGACGCATCCTGCGCACCACGGTCGACAAGAGGCTACTAGAGCCCCTGATCCTGGATATCATTGATCAACATGACACGTATGTTCGTCAATGGTATTTGCGAGGAAGATATTACAAGAAATGCGCCTACACGGTGACGCATGTGAACAAGCCGAAGAATGTGCGGGGCGAAGAGGCAGTCAAGAACGAGGTCGTGGTGGAAGAGGAGTGTCAGATTGTCCTCGGAACCAAGTAAACAGGGGGTATGGAGGAGGAGTGTCAGATTGTCCTCGGAACTAAGTAAACAGGGGGTATGGAGGAGGAGTGTCAGATTGTCCTCGGAACCAAGTAAACAGGGGGTATGGGGGAGGCAGTTCACCGGCCTTTGGCCGGTGAACTGATGTCCCCCACCCACTAGTTGGTCTTCAAACAGGCCCCGTTAAAATGCCGGGCGGCATAGGTACCCTGGTCACTAACTCCTGGATTATTCGATACAGCCGGGCTAAGGGGACGCCATTCATAGCCTGCCGTGGGTGCATTATACTTCATAGAATCGATCTGGCCCGCAAAGACCTGGGGCGGATTATTCGCTAGATTCTCCTGATTGGTCCCGCCACCTCGCTGGTTACGCTTTTTTTTTTGCTGCTTGCGAGATTTATGGGGAGGCAGCCGCCTCCCTCCCTTGAACGAAAAGGGTGGAACAAAAGAGGCAAATCCAGGCACAGGAGGCTCATAGGTCATGCGATTTGTTGTCTGCATCTGAAGGGCCCGATCTGCATTGAGCGCATCGTAGCTGCCGGACTCACAGGCGACACGGCCAATCGGCGCCAAACCCGCATACCCAACGCCATTGGAGCCATACACAGAGGCTGCATTGACGGGATCAAACCCGTAGCGACCTCCTGTCTGTGCCTTCTGCACCTCCTGCATATACTGGTACGTGTAGCCAGCCGGATCTTTGGGTAGCGAACCAGGAATGTTATGGAATCGGACCGAGCCCGGCTCTTCGCCCTGGTTCACGGCCACACCAAGCACCGTGCCGCCGTTCTGGATCATAGGGGTTCCGTTGTTCTGCACAACAATTCCCCCTGATCCGCGCTGGGATCCGCCACCCTGCGAGACGCCCGGTAGGCCTCCATTCAGACGTCCGATGCCGTCTAATGCTCCTGGCCTGGTCGGAGATCCGGCGCAGTCCATGCCCGTCCCTGAGTACTGCTGGTGCACCTGCTGACCAGGATAGATACTGAGATCGAGCTTTTCAGAGTAGCCGCCGCCCTTCTGATTACGCCGTAGCTTGCTACTCTGTCGTAGTGTCCTACGACGCTTACTGTGATGCTTACGGCGCATAGATCGTTTCGGCGCCATCCTCTACTTAAGCCTTTCTAAAAAAAGACGCAGCGGAAATGGGCGTCTCATCGCTCAAGACTTTCGTGATCTGGTATTTGCGGAACTCCTCGTTCCAAACCACTTCGACGCGCGCCTCTTTCAGTGTCCGCATCTGCTGTGAAAGCGCCATGGTTGCAATGGAGGCAATGCCGATAAACGAGTTGTCGCCGGCCTCCAGTTGATACGCATCAGGAAGGCCGATCTTCGTATAAGGTTTCGCGAGAGCACAGATCTGCACCTGGATCTCAGGGGCCCGGGTCAACGTGGGAGCTCTGTACGCGACCGTCTGTTTTGGCGTTATAGAATCCCACCAATAGAACCGCTGACTCCGAGGGGCATCCGGCTGAATGATCCAAGAGAGGGAGGCATCGTAGGCCTGGTCCCAGTCTTCCAACGAGATAGGGGTCACAATACGAGGGGTAACGGCCAAAAGGGGCTGGATTGCAGGGAGTCGGTTCCAGAAGTGCTTGAGCTGAGTCCAGCGTTCTGAGAACGGACTGCTTGTCCAGAGATCCTTGCCCTCGTAGACGAGGAGATCCTCAATCTGGAGAACCGATTCGCCTTTCAGAAGATTGGCGAGGCAGACGGTGTTCGAGCCAAATCCCGGAGGGAGGATCCAGCGAAAGGTGAGACCTTCCTGTCTGGAGGGATCCCAGAGGCACGGGGCAAACCCTTCCAAGAAAAAGAGGAAGGAGGCGGGGCGGCGGTCGAACTTCGGCCAGACGACGAGCTTCTCTCGTTCAAAGATCTGGCGTGCCCGGTGCCCGGGCAGATGGACTTCGAGGCGGTTGCTGAGAACAGGAAAGCGACGAACGCAAGTTTCGATCGCCTCGACATGACTAGTTTCGAGGCGAGCAAAACGGGGAATGCGTTTGTTTCCTTCGCGGTCTTCACGAGGCTTGGTTGCATGCATTCTAGTAATACTAGTGCGGAGGCTTTATGTTGGTGATAAGTAGAGAGATGTCTGAATTTATAACACCTGTTAAACGCCGGCCTCCGCCTAAGAACGAAGAGGAGGAAGAAGAGGAAGAGTACAGCCCAGCGGAACCTGTACCTCTATCCGCTATTACGCCTGGACCGACTGTAGAATCTACCAATGCGACTTCTTCAAATTGGGGAGAACAAGCCGGTAAGAAAGTGTCTGGTCTTATTACACCGCGACGCTTAGATAAACACCTATTTGGAGCACCTGGACACTTACCAGAACCTCCTGCTCCACCGGCTATTCCGCCGAAGGATCTACGCAAACCATATTATGTAAAGAACCCGAGGAGTGGAGGCCGACACAAGAAGAGTCACAAGAAATGCAAGCATTCCAGGCGTCGTGCAACCCGCAAAGTCCGCTTCGATCATATTTAAATTTATACTAAGCGGTATCTACGTCTTATTCTTGAATTTATGCCATTCAAGAATAAGATTGTTTACAGTCTACGAGTTGCGATTTGAACTAACGTTCAAATAGCAAGACCTATGTGCAATTATGCTAGACTATCTAGATAGCCTAGCATAATTACAACTTACGAGAATCGAACTCGTGCTACTTCCTTGGAAGGGAAGCATTCTACCACTGAACTAAAGTTGTAGAAGAGGGGGGGCTCCGCGCCCCCCTCTGAGGTAAAATGATGGATGGGCGGCTTTGCCGCCCATCACTCATGCATTTACCTTCGAGAATACCACCGAATTCCCATTCTTCTAGATCTGGTACTCTTTAAGTCCTTAAAAAGCGGAGAAGTTCGTATCCGACCCCGTGTCGTTCGCGAAGACGCCGCCATAGAACTCCCCCTGGTTCTGCACCATATCGAGGCCAAACCGCTGCGTATTCTGGTTTGTCTGGTTCTCCGTGCGCCCCGCAATCCCTCCTTCGTAGGCCAGGTTGACCTGGTCATTGAGCGGCGGGGGACGAAAGGACCGTTCAGGATAGGTCATTTTCGGCTGGGCGTTCGCGCCCTCCTCCTCGTCCGCCAACGGGTCTCGGGGTGCCGGATCGGCGTGCACGACGACCTCGCCCCTCGGCGCGGCCTGGGCGGGAGCGTTGGGGCCGGAAGGCATAACAATCTTCGGCGGCGAATAGGATTCGGGCATAACTTCCAGAGGCGCCCGCCCAGGGGCAAAGCCTTCGTAGATCTGATCTCGGTATTTGACATAGACTGCAAAAGCGACGATCAGAACGGCGACAATCGCCAGTGTTTGCAAATCCATCCTATTAGCCACTCAGAAATCGCTCGACCTCCGACCAGCTCGCGTCGGAGTAGAGATGGACTATGTCGAAGCCGCCGCTCTGAAACCAGAGGCCTTCGCGACTCTGTTTCACAATTGTCGCCGAACCCGTATCCGTCCCAAGATAGTGCATACCGATCCAATCAGTTCCTCGCTTCTGGAGCCGTTGCTGAAGAACAGATTCGCGAATCGCCTCTTGTTCCACAATCTCATAGCTTTCGGAGCCGTTGTTGAGTTCTTGGAGAAACCAGTCAATCCCTTTGATGCACGAATAGGGTGTGCTTGGTTTCCCTGCGTGGATCTTTGTGGAGGGGAATGTGAATCGTGTGTGCATTGATATTTAAATGTGAGCCGATCTTAAGCACTATTTATCCTTAAAATTGAAGCTGATTTAAGCAATTGGTGTAGTACAAAGAATAATGCCAACCTGCATCACCACCGTCCTCAGTGCAAAGGGAGAAGTCCACAAGGCCAACCTCCAGCTAACGGATGGGGCTTTGACCATGGACACCGTTCAGAAGTATCTGCGCAAGAAGGAGGCCCCCGAGTCGGTCGGGACCTTTTCGACGCCCACCTGTCAGGTGGCCGCCTTCGGATACACGAAGGGCAAGGCGCCGACTCTCAATCAGTCCTCTATGCCCTTTGCGAAGCAGCCTCTGTTCGGGGATGTTCTGCTGATCGGCTATGCAAAGGGAAGTTCGTGGGCGACACCCGTTCCCTTTACACCCGAGGATCTGGTGTTCGAGGACGACGAGTCCGAGGATGAAGATGAGGAGGAGAAAGAGGAGGAGGAAGAAGAGGAGGAGGAAGAGGAAGAGGAGGAGAAAGAGCCCATTGAGGATGAACTGGAAGGGGAGGAGGAACTGGAGGAGGAGATGGAGCCCGAGCCCATTCTCGTGAAGCGGAGAAAGATCACGACACTGAGTCTGAAGATCGACGCCAATGCGTTCAAGGACGAGATCGACGTGACCGCGCCGATCACGTCGCATCCTTTCCGTGTAGGATGTCTGCAGAAACTCCAGGTGTTGGCGGCCCAGTTCGACGCCGGCGCAATTACGAAGCTTGAAGTCGCCCTTCTGGTGCACGTTACGGAACTCGCCAAGAAACACTATATTCCGAGAAACTGGAAGGCGGGGCCGTTCTGCGATCTGTACAGGGCGCAACTACGGGCGCTCCTCTGGAATATTCACCCAAAGTCCCCGATTGGAAATCGCCGACTCTTGGAACGCTGTTTGGACGGCGAATTCCCGCTGGAACAGATTCCGACCATGTCAGCCTATGATATGTTTCCCGAACGGTGGCAGCAGCTGGCCGACAAACAGCTTATCCGGGAGCAGAAGATTCTGGAGGGGAACAAAAGTCAGGCGACGGACGAATACAAGTGCAATCGGTGTCACAAGCGTGAATGTACGTATTATGAGATGCAGACACGTTCTGCAGATGAGCCGACGACGATCTTTATTACGTGTTTGAATTGCGGAAAGCGTTGGAAACACTAAGTGGCTGGACTCCGCGTTCAAATTATTTTAACTTCTTAAAATAATATAGAGCGACATGAATCGAGCGAAGGAGGCCAAGACCTTCGTTCCTCTCTTTGCTCCTGTGGCGCCGTCGCTATTGCACGAAAAACAGTTTTTTCTGTTACTCGAAAGCCCTAAACGCCAGAAACAGAGGGCCTCGTCTGAGAAACAGAGTAAATCACTGAAAGGGGATGTGAAAAATAACAATAATAATGGGAGTTTGTTCTTTTAAAGTTGCATCAGATCCGCCAAGCGCCAGTATTCATAGGTCCCATTCGGCAACGGGCGTTTTACAATAAACGGCAGCTTCTTCTGTTCTAGTTCAAGCCGCGCAATGTCTCGTACATCCGTGATATGCGCAGGAATTGCAATGAAGGGCCGACCGCCCTGACTAAGCTGATTGGCCCGAAGGCCAATGATCTTAGTTCGCTCATAGAGTGTGAGAAACGGATAGGTGGTGTGATTGGCGTCAGGCGACGTGTCGGTCGGCTGCACGACTTTCAGATCCACCTTCTGCATCACAGTTTCAATGTAGTCAATGATAAGCTCGGGATGCTGGGCATAGAGCTTACGGAGTTCGGGCTTGATCCCTACGAGCTCAGGGGTGGCCAGATCATACGTGTCGTCCTCGAAGGCCTCCTCCGCCCCCTCAAAATCGCCTTCGAAATCATCCTCTCCGTCTCCTTGCATCTCTCTTTCTACTGAATGAGACTGCATTTTAATTGATCAAATTTTTACCTGATTGCTGTAACAAGAGATTTCTGTGTTTAAAAATCATGTTCAAAAAATTTGAACCTAAACAATTTGTAAAGTAATAGACATACTACATGGCAGATAGACTACCATCCATATTAAACACCATGGCTTCCAGCAAATCCGCAGACGATTACATTGCAGAGGGGGTTGTTCCGTACGATAGCTTTGAGACGATGAAGCTCCCCGAAGATCTGGAGCGCGGGATCTACGCGTTCGGCTTTGAGAAGCCCTCGAAGCCCCAGCGCCTCGCCATTATGCCCATGAAGAACAGGCAAGATATTCTCTGCCAGAGCCAATCGGGTACTGGTAAAACGGGCGCCTTCGCCATCGGCGCCTGCAGCTCTGTAGATCCTACGATTCAGGCTCCGCAGATTCTCGTTCTGTGTCATACACGTGAACTCAGCCAGCAGACCGAGAAGGTTATGCGCGGCATCGGCCAGTTCATGAAGGTCTCGGAGCACCAGACGGGGCTCAAGGTTCTCTCGGCCACGGGCGGGACTGCGGTCGGCCAGGACTTGAAGGCGCTTCGTTCAGGCGCGCAGGTCGTAGTGGGGACCCCTGGCCGCATCTTCGATCTCCTCCGCCGCGAGGGGGGTCTTCGCACGGAGCATCTCAAGTGGGTGATCCTGGACGAGGCCGATCAGCTTCTTGAGGATCTCTTCGCCGAGCAGATCAAGGCCATTCTGGCGGCTCGCCACTTCCCGCCTGAGTGCAGACTGGGCATGTTCTCGGCGACGATGTCGGGCGATGTTCTCGATCTGGCCGAGTGTTACCTGAAGGAGCCGGTTCGTATCCTCTTGCCGGCGGAGGAGGTGCGCCTAGAGGGCATTAGCCAATACTATATTAACCTGGAGAAGGACGAGTGGAAATACGATTCGCTGTGCGATCTTTACAAGCACATGACGATTAATCAGGCCATCATCTTCGTCAACAAGAAGCAGACGGCTGAGAAACTTACAAAGCGGATGTTCGACGACGGATATACGCTGGAATATATTCATGGCGAGATGGAGCCGGCGGAGCGCAAAAAGAGAATGGAGGACTTCCGTGCAGGGAATGTGCGCATCCTGATCGCCACGGATGTGTTGGCGCGGGGCATTGATGTTCAGACGGTCAGCGTGGTCATCAATTATGAGATGCCGATGAGCCGCGAGAATTATTGGCACAGGATTGGCCGCACGGGGCGCTATGGCCGCAAGGGGCTGTCGATTAATCTGATTGGTGGCGCAGATGAGATGACGATGATGCGCGATATTGAGAAGCATTACAGCGTGGTGATTCCTGAGCTGCCGGCGGATTTGAGTATGCTTGGCAAATAGTGGGGGACAACAGCCCTAGGCGGCGAAGCCGCCTAGGGCTGCCTCCCCCATACCCCCTGTTTACTTAAACTATGTAAGTTATTCACAAATATCTTATTTTTTAGTTCAACTGATAGTGGCTTTTAAATTATCACGCTAGAATAGAATGGATCTTCATCTGATTTTTTACTACATCGGCATCAGTATCGTGATTCTATCCCACCTGTATATGCTGACTATACCGGCTATGCGGTCTCATGCTATCCTAAATCTGGTGGGGGCTGCCTGTATTGCGTACTATTTTATGAATAAGGAGGGATTTATTCGGTTTTAGAGGGGGACATCAGTTGGCCGGCTTTGCCGGCCAACTGCCTCCCCCATACCCCCTGTTTACTTAGAACTATGTAAGTTATTCACAAATATCGTATTTTTTAGTTGAACTAAAAAATACGATTATATACTCTAAGTAACTCAAGAAAACAGGGGGTATGGGGGAGGCAGCCCTAGCCGGCCAACTGCCTCCCCCATACCCCCTGTTTACTTAGAACTATGTAAGTTATTCACAAATATCTTATTATCTAGTAAAACTAAATAATAAAATAACCAAGTAACTCGAGTAAACAGGGGGTATGGGGGAGGCAGCCCTAGCCGGCGAAGCCGGCTAGGGCTGATGTCCCCCACGGATGTCAGTACGGCAAATCGGGCACATGCAGCTCTGTTCAAACCAGTGCCCAATACAGTCAATATGAAACGGGTGATTGCATTGCGTAATACGGCGAACGCGGCTTCCTGCAATAAGCTCCTCTTGACAGATCGGGCAGGCCTCCTCAAGCGTAGAAGCGAGTGTTTCAACAGTTGTTGCTGCATCGATCTGTTGATTCGTTGGATAGACAACCACATCTGCAAAATTATTGTGAACAGGGGCTTGAATTAAATTATTAAAGAGGCTGGTCAGCATATTCATTCCAGCCATATCCTCCGAATAAGCAGTGGGAACTTCATAAAAGAGCGTACGCTGTCGCCGAGGTACACGGATAGTGGCTGGTGCTGCAGGAGCAATAGGGGCTGGTGCAGGTGCTGGAGCTGGAGCAACAGGAGTAGCAGGGGCTGGAGCAACAGGAGCAACAGGAGCAACAGGAGCAACAGGAGCAACAGGCCCTTGCTCCTGTTGATGCATCGAATGCATTCGATGCATTCGACGCCCATAGTCCATAAGATTGAAGCGACTCAGTGCCTGATCCTGTATATACTGCAGCACATCCTGCGTCGAAGAGAATCTGCGATGACTGTACAAAAGGTCAGGAAAATAATTATGCAAATCGTCCAAAAGACCGACGCCAAAAATTGAAGTGTACGAATCGTCTTGCATTATTGCAACCTGCTAGTACTAATCACACAGTACTTAAGCTCTTTATCCATAGTCTTATAATAGCCTATATAAGATGTCAACTGATTCTGAAGCTCCTGCGCCTAATAGTAGTCATAAGGGAGTCGTCGGTCTCCAGAACATGGGCAACACCTGCTATGCAAACACGACCATCCAGCTCTTGCGCGCCGTGCCCGAACTCAATGCCTTCATTCTTCGAGAGGATCTAGAAGCGGCCTGCCAGGATGTGTCCAGTGTTCCCGCCAAGATCCTCCTCGGCTATCAGGACCTCATCAAAAGTATGTGGGGCGCCTATAAGCCTGCCTATGTCCGCCCCCTCGGATTCTTGACGGTCATTCGCGACGCTGTGCGCGGCGGTCTCTATGAGTCTTTCGGTATGGCGCGACAGAACGACAGCCATGAATACCTGGTCTATCTCCTGGACAACTTTCACGAAGCACTGAACGAGAAGAAGGATTCGGGGGCAAAGGATGCCGTGGTGCCAGCCGGCGCCACGATGGCCGAACAGGCTGCCATCGGCTGGACAAACTACGTGCAGCGTCATACAAGCCCCATGATCGATCTCTTCTTTGGCCTGATGCGGAAGACAATCGAATGCCAGGGCTGCATGGCGAAGTCCTATCAATGGGAGACCTTCAATGTCTTCAAAATTCCCTGCAAGGGGGACTCGCTCCAGGAGTGGTTTCGCACAGAGTGCGCGCCGACGGACATCGAGGACTATGCCTGCGAATCTTGTCAGACGGCAGAGAAGGGGCGGCAAAAGGCGCATCTCTTTAGCCATGTCTGGCGGCTCCCTTCGTCCCTCTTTCTGGCGATCAAGCGGTTCTCCCTCGACGGCCGCAAGGATATGACCCCCTGTCCGTATGACGGATCTCCGATCTCCTTTGCGGAACACTTTGCCGAGGAATCAGATCACGAGAGCAAGGAGTGGCGCTACGAGTGCAGGGGGGTTGCCGATCACCATGGGGGCATGAGAGGTGGACACTATTCGGCGCAGATGGCGCACCCTGTTTCGAATGAGTGGTGGTGGGTCGATGATCCGATAAGTCAGTCGATGCCGAGTCCACGGTTCGGGTCGTCAAACTATGTTCTCTATATGCGGCGAATTAGCACTATAGTTTGACGAGCCCTAGTAGGGTGCATTTGCACCCTACGTCGGGTCGTCAAACTATGTTCTCTATATGCGGCGAATTAGCACTATAGTTTGACGAGCCCTAGTAGGGTGCATTTGCACCCTACGTCGGGTCGTCAAACTATGTCCTCTATATGCGGCGAATTAGCACTATAGTTTGACAGCGGCAAATCTACGCCAAAAAAATTTGATTCTCTTTTTTAAATACAGATCATCATCCATACTACACATATCACAAAATGATGAACATTTCACGCGACATCGCGCTCAATGAATTGGAGGACGCCTATTCGGAATTTCTAAGGGAGTTTGCACCTGATACGCAAGATTTCATGCTCGCCCTGCACCTCGTAGCAGAACTTCGAGTCAGATCCTACGACGATATGTCAAGCCTGGCCTACATCTTTATGAATCACTATCCCGCCGACCAGTGGTCCCAGCACCTCTATGAGTTCTTTCACAGCGAGGGAATTCATCGTACTAAACTCGACGATCTGCTCGAAGTCTATTGGGACTTCATGGATGAACCAATAGAGGTTCAGGGACAGGGAGTCCCTGTGGGATAAATATCTCCAACAGATAGGATGAACGCCCTTTTAATCGGCATTAACTATACAGGAACTGTGAACCAGCTGCAAGGCTGTATTTTTGATGTCATTGAGATGAAGTCACTGATCATCGATGCGTATAGATTCAATCCGAATACCATCGTCGTTCTGCGGGACGACGATCCTGCCAATCGGCCAACAAAGGCTCGCATTCTTCAGGAACTGAGACGCCTTGTCGCAAATTCCGACCCCTCTTCCAATACTTTTTTACATTATTCGGGGCACGGCACGCAGATTACGGATACAGGCCACGACGAAGTTGACCAGCTGGACGAGTGCATTGTTCCCTGCGACTATGCAACGGCGGGCTTTATTACAGATGACGAGATCAATGCGATTTTTAAGCCACTGAAAGGTGCGGGCCTGGCCATTTTTGATTGTTGCCGATCCGGTACGATCATGGACTTGTCCTGCAGTGGCATAAGCACAGTGCCAGGTTTCTACTGCTTCTCGGGCTGCACCGATTCTCAGGATGTCCAGGAGGGCACCACCTCTACGCAAGGCTCCAACACGGGGTTGCCCCAGGGCGCCATGACCATGGCCTTTATCAGCACGATTCGAACCCTCCAATATTATCCACCAATTCCCGTGCTTCTATCCTCCCTTCGGGACTATCTGCATGTAAGCGGCTATACACAGACACCTCAGCTCACCTCAAATGTGTCCGTGACGCAGATCACACCCTTTCCGTTCCAGGCACCTGTCGCACAACTCCAGTCACAGTCACAGCTAGTTTTATCGCTTCAAAGTCAGATTCCTGTCCTCGAGGCACAGATTGCTGTTCTGCAGCAACAGGTCGTCGGCATGACGATCCTCGAGGCCTCAAGCAACCTCCTATCCGTTGTCCAGAATCAGAACCAGATCCTCCAGAACAAGAACCAGGCCCTTCAAAAGCAGGTGGAGACCCTCCCCTCCCTTCGGCAACAGGCGGCCCTTGTCCCACAACTCCAGCGTCAGGTATCCCTCATTCCCGGTCTCCAGAACCAGATTGCAGTACTCATGTACCAACAGGTGCTTGTGCAGCAGCTTCAAAGGGAGCTAGCGGCCGCTAGACGCTAAGACAACCTCGCTCTTGTCCAGTTCCAGAACAAACGCCTTGTCGTCGTTGACGCCCAAACTGACGAAAAGGGTGCCGTCGTATTCGCACAAACTGCAAGGAAATTCAATATACGAATGGGTAAAGAACACGAATTCTTCGCTGTAGCATGGCGGATCCGCTGTATGGATCCACAGCCACCGATGCACGGTGCGCTCCCTGTTCACATGAATGAGGAAAAGCCAGCCTCCGAGCCAAGGAATGCCGTTCGTCGAACCGTGATACCCATTTAAGCCCGGCAGCTCCAGACCACTTAAAGGTGTTGGCCGCCCATCCATCACGGCCTTCGTCTGGAGCGGATCGACGCTGTAGATCACTTGGTCCCCGCCAAACGGCATCCAGTTCTTCTCGACGTTGCTGTTGGGCATACAGGGCCGCACATCCTGGACCCGATTCCCTATCAGTGTCCCCTGGAACAGGCTGGGTTGGCCTCTCGGATTGCATTCGGGAATGGTGGCTAGAATTGTGGTTTCATTGATGAAGCGGATATCCTCGAGGCCGCGCCAATAGGTGGGATAGGTGGCCAGGAGATCGGCCAGGAGAGGTTGGACAAAAAAGGTGCAGAACGGCTGCGTCACATGACCTTTTAGAATGATGTATTCGGACTTGGCCTGTGATTCGTAGATTGTAAAGGTCTTGTCGGGGAACTTGCGATAATTCACACGTCGGATGAGAACAGTCGCATTGCCGCTTGCATCAATAAAAAGGGAGGGATTCGTGTCGAGGTAGGCGTTGGGCTGGCCAAACCGGTCTTTGAATTGTTTGGGCTCTAGGAGCAAGGGGCTTATTTTTCGTATAGGAAAGAGTTTCATATATGAAAAATATAGACTAGGATGTTTAGACTAGAATTTTGTATTATTAGGTGTACTAGGCCTAGATCTGCACCCAGATCTAGACTTGATGGTCGCAAAGCGACCATCAAGTGTACATCTTCTGTCGCCCAAGGGCGACAGAAGATCTAGGCCTAGGCCTCGCTATGCGAGGCCTACGTGTACATCTGCACCCGGCCAAAGGCCGGGTGCAGATCTAGACTTGATGGTCGCTTTGCGACCATCAAGTGTACATCCCAAACGGAATGGGATTCCCTCCCTCCTTCTTCTTCAAGAACAGGTCCACGTGCTCCTTCTTAACCGTAAAGGGGAGCGCAAAGTCCTTGATATGGAACGGCAGCGCCTTGTCATTGTACAGGCGCAGCATATTGATCTTCTGCACAATCTGCTCAATGGAGCGCTTGAGCTCACGCACACCCAGCTCCTCCTTGGCATACTGCTCAATGATGTGGGCGACCACGCCGGAGCCAAAGGCCATGCGCTCCACAAGGTTCACGTCCTTGAGGGCACCCGGTAGCAGATACTGCTCCGCAATGGTCGTCTTCTGCTTCAGGTCATAGCCCTTGAGCTCGATCGTCATCAGGCGATCCAAGAGCACCCTGTCAATCTTCGTGATGTCATTGGCCGAGAAGACAAAGATCACCTTGGACAGATCGATCGGTACACCCGACAGATACTTGTCCTCAAAGGCCTCGTTCGAGGCCGGATCGGTCAGGTGAATCAACATGTTCTGCACCTCCTCGCCCTTCGGGGTAGCGCTGATCTTGTCCACCTCATCAAACAGAATGATCGTAGACATAGACTTGGAGGCAATCAACGAGTTTACAATCTTACCGCAGTGGCTCGACTCGTAGACGAGCTGGTGACCAGTATACGTGGAGGCATCGGAGTCGCCGCCTAGTGAGATGAACTGAAAGGGAAGGCCAAGTGCCTTGGCGATGCCATTCTTGATAATGGAGGTCTTGCCGATGCCGGGGGGGCCCACAAGAAGGAGGGACGTACCCTTGCCCGTCGGATTCGCGATCTTCGTCGTGATATACTGGAGAATCTGGAGCTTCGTGTCATCCTGGCCGTAGACAGCGTCATTGAGCGACTTCTGCGCGCCCTGCATGAACTTCGCACAGGCCTCGGAGCCGTCCTCGAGCTTGATCGCAATCTCCTTGTAGAGACCAAACGGGATCGAGACCACCTTGTCGAGCCAGTTCCGAAGCTTGAAGTACTCCCCCGTACTCGGCTCCAAACTCTGCAGCGAGTTGTACTTGGCGAGAACAAGCGCCTGCGTCTCCACGGGCAGCTTGAGCGTCAGAATACGCAGCATGAGATTCACACCCGTATCCGTGATCGTAGGACGATTCTCCAATGCCGTCAGCAGCTCCTTCTGCTTCGGCTCAGAAAGCGCCTTGAACTGGTCGATCTGTGCATCGATCGTATTGTCCTCCAGGGGTGCCGTCAAAAGCTTCACGAACTGCTTGACAGAGGCCGGCTCCTTCTTCATATTGTGACGCTGGGGGATCATGCGATCCGCGCCCTCGTCTGCAGCGCCGAATGAGATAACAAGGTTTGCAGATCGCTCCTCCTCGTCCACATAGGTCTCGTCCTCCTCATCCACATCAAAGTCCTCGAAATCATCCTCCTCATCGTCCGTGTCCTGGGATCCGAGCGTCTCGCCCTCATCATCCTCTTCGTCTTCTTCTTCGTCTTCCTCCGATTCTGGCTCTGGCTTACGTTTCTTAAGAGGAACGCGGCGCTTAGGCAAAGGCTTCTTCGATTTTACAGGCGCCTTCTTGGAACGCTTCTTCACCGGGATAGACTCCTCATCTTCCTCTTCCGTCTCCGTCGAGTATTCAATAAGCCCCCGAATATTGCCGCGACTGTCGACGGAACTGTCATCGTCCTCCTCATCGTGACGACCGCCACTCCTCTTCTTCACGGGCGCGGCTTTCTTCTTCTTTCCATCCTCATTGCGTTTTACCATTCTATGTCTATTTTTCATTTTATTATGAGGGATCTACACATAATAAAAGGAATGCTTTAGATCAAATTTTAGGATTATCGGCGGTGCTGACGCTTCTTTGTTCCACGCGGCAAAACATTGTAGACAATTCGATCCATACGACCCGTTACATTCTTGCCGACCTTATTGGCGCCCGTTAGACCGGTGTGCACAATCTTATCCACCGACTGTACAACCGTATGGGATACATTGTTGGCGGCCCCAATCACCTCGCTGATCGGTCGATACAAGGCTGATAAAAGCCCACGCTTGGACCCCTTCCTTGTCTTTGACCTTGTCTTTGACTTTGACTTTGACTTCGCCATTCTACTCTAGAAAAATATTTTATGATTAGAACGTCTTCAGAATATCGACGAGTCCCATCATTGCAAATCGACTACGACTCGAAACACCCAGAAATGTCTCATTCTTGGTCGACAGGGCCGTCAAAGAGCCCAGAAATCGCTCTTTGAGAACCGGACGCAGCTCCAATGCCAACTTTGTACGCTCGGCCTGAATGGATCCCATAATTCGCTGCAGGCATGACACATATTCATCCAGGGTCGGCTTCGTGGCTTCTTTCGTAGACATAACATGGATATTGGTAATAATGCTCTGGAGAGTCGCCAGGAACAGGCTCGTATCGAGAACACTGTACTTGATGAGTTCTCCCAGAAACTGGGCATAGCCCTTGCGATAGGCCTTGTCGGAATTCGACTCCAGAAGAGTCTTATAGCTATCGGCCTCCTCGACCTCCGAAATATCCTCGAAGATCGAGCCAAAGGCCTTGTACCGCTCCACCATCTCAACGAGCAGATGGCTATACTTGATTGTGAGCTCGCACAGAAGCCGTGCATAATGGGGGCAGATGCTCTCTTCTCGAGTCGCCTTCTGGAAGACGATCTTCATGAAATCCTTAAGGAAGTGCGTCTTTCCCGAGTCGAGAATCTGGCACAGGAACTCGTGAGTCTCCTTGTAATTACGGGGACTAAACCGATTCAGCTTGTCCTGAATGATCATGAGGACGGCATCGTCTCCTCCGGTTGGCTTAAATCGACTCACATATTTCATGGGTGCGGCAGAAGGGGGGCCGCCGGCCCCCCCTACTCGTGCAGGGCGAGGTGGCGGCACGACAAGTGGGCGGCTTTTGCTACGCCAGTCTACCACTTTCCGCCACCCCTGCTGATCCGTGCTCTTCGCCAGACAGTCGTGAACAGTCTGAATTGCTTTCATAATTGCAAGAGGGACGACCGGGTCTCGAATCTCCTTCTTCAGTGCAAGAATGTCCGCAATCCGACCGTTCACCGCCTCCTCAGAAAAGGATGACATGATAGTAGTAGTATGGATTATTTTTAAGTGCTGTTGGCGCACCATTTAAATGCATGTCCGCCTTCAAATTTTTGGATCGCGTTTTCTACAACAGGCTTTAAAGATGTCATATTTCAAGAGCGAATGGATATTGCACGACTTCAAGAAGCCACGAATATAGATGCCCTCGCTACGTACGTCGGTGTCCGTACGCAGGCGGGCCGATCCGCCCTCTTGGAGAAGACGGGCCAGTGGTCATCCGATCTCCACAAGCTTCAACAGAAAAGCGCAGAATTCGCCATTCTACAGAGCTATTCGAAGACCAATTCCGCCTTTGCAAAGGACCTCCAGGTCCAGTTCTCCGAATTTCAGGAACTCGAAGTCCAGTTGGAGGGGCTTACGACGAAGGCCTCGGATCTGGAGACAGAGGCCTTCAATGAACTGCTATTCTTGAAGAACTGGAGCAAACCACTCAACTCCGTGCCCTTTGTCCTTTTCCTCTGGTCGCTGCTCCGTGTCTACATCTTTCCGGGCATGTCCCTTCTGATGCCCCTCGCCATGCTCGTCCTGCCGTTCATTATTATACGTTTCATTTTCAAACTCCCGCTCACACTCGGGCATTACACCGCTCTTCTTTCGGCCCTCGCCTCGGGCCAGATCACCTCCGTATTTACAATGAAGGCCCCTGCAGAGCCAGCCGCCGCCTCGCCTATCGACATTATGCAACTTCTGAAAACATCCCTGCTCCTCGGTACCGTGGTCCAGAGTTTCCTGCAGCCCTATTGGTCCTTTCTGCATCTCTCCTCCATTGACGCGATTATTCAGAAAAAGGCAGACTCTCTCCTCCAGTTCCAGACTCTCTATTCGTCCATTCAGAGAACACTAAAAGGGTCTGGGTTTCGACTCTCGGCGAACCCGTTCGCACCTGGCATCGAGGATCCGCGGCAACTCGTGGCCGAGGCCCAGCTGCATCCGACCTATCTCCGCTTGGCGCTCAAGAAGCTGGGGTCTGTGGAGGCCCTGTTCTGTTTGGCGCAGAGCGATTTAACGCCGGTCCACTGGCTTACGTCGAGCAAGCCGCGCCTCGTTGTTCACGATGCATTCGAATATCGGGTGGACGCCTGCATTGGGTTCACGGTTGATCTGGGATCCGCGCAGTCCCATGCGCTCCTGACGGGCCCCAATCGCGGCGGTAAATCGACAACGCTCCGCAGCATTTTGAGTTCCTGTCTTCTCGCCCATACCTACGGATGTGCGTTTGCCCGAGAGGCCGCGATGACCCCGTTCAAGACCCTCTATGCCTGCTTGACGGCAGAGGACCTTCCGGGTAAGAAATCCCGGTTCGAGCGAGAAATCGAATTTACGGCGGCCACGTTGCACCCGCCGCCAGGGCATTCCCTTGTCCTTCTCGACGAGCTCTACCACTCCACAAATCCCCCCGATGCGGCTCTTGCCTGCGTCCACTACACGAGTCAACTCTGGAAAGCGGAGCAGACCCTGTCCGTTATTAGCACCCATCTCTTCGATTTCGTGGAACAGGCACCGACCTCCGTGCAACGGCTCTGCTGTCCTGCGACAGTACGGGAGGATCAGTCGATCGCCTACACCTATCAGTTAAAGGAGGGTGTGTGCCGTGTGAGCAGTGTGAATGAACTGCTTGTTGAGAACGGGTTGCTCGGATGTGCCTCTTCTTCCATTCGCCAGAGCGAATGGAAGAACGGGTTGCGTACAAGCGAATAAAAGAATTATCTGCTAACCGGCAGAACGATGTCTTCCCTGAATGATACGCTGACCCTCGGTCTGATCTTGATTCTCCTCTTCGGCGCGGTCAGTTTGTATCTCTACACTCGCATTCAGCAGTGCGAGCAGAAACTCAATCTTGTGGAGTCCATTCTACTGGATATTAAAATGAGCGCTGAACTCCGTGAATATCCTAAAATGGAAGAACATATTGAGTCAAGACAGTCGCAACAGTCACAACAACAGTCACAACAGTCACAATCTCCTCTCTATTCCAACGATGCCCCTAGCCCTGTAAGGGAGTCCGAGCCCTTTGTGGAGATGCAGGAGGAATCAGAGCTCTATCAGTCCGCTCTCGACGAGGCCGCCCAGGAAGTCGATGATGTCTCGGGAATCGATGTGTCCGACCTCCTCGATTCGAAGACGGCAGAGATTCCTGGTCTGAATACCAAGAGTATCGAGGTCGCGAAGTCACAGCCGAAGGCCAAGGCTGCCAGTCCGATTGTGACCAAGCTCTCTGCAAACTATGAGTCCATGACACTCGGTGAGCTCAAGGCACTCGCCAAGCAGCGCCAGATTACGGGCTCCTCTTCCATGAAGCGTTCTCAGATCCTGGAATCTCTTCGCGGGACGGAAAAGGTCGACGGGGGTGTTCTTTCGGCGCTCTCGGAACAGTCCGAGGAGATTGCGCAGGAGTAAAAAGGATATAGGCCGGCGGCTTAAATATAATGGTATCACCAACTAGGAGATGGATCTGAACGGATTCAATAAACTGACCTTGCCAAATTTCTTCGCCAGGCCGCCTCTCGGCACCGAATACAAGCAGGCCAAGCGCCTCGAAGTGCAGCCAACCATGGAGCCCGCCCGTGACAGCCGCTATCCGGCCTACGCCGGCGTCATGGCCGACGCCCATTTTGTGACGGACTATCGCCCCCACTGCAACTACAATCTGCCGCCAGGGAGTCAGTTTACGACTAAACAGTGGATGGTGCATCACGCAGATTCGATTATCCAGCTCGCGAGGACACGGGAGTCCGAATGGTCAGGAGCCGGCCTTCCGATCGCCCAGACCGTCCCGCCGCCGGCTGTCCTCGCCTATTCGAGCCCGTTTGAGAATGAGCTATTGACCACGAATTACAAGGATGGCCTGGGCGTGGAGCGCACCGGCGCAAAGGCGGTGCCTCTCTTTGGAACCTATACAATTCCGCCGACGGCCAATGAGATTCGTAATAATGTGAAGAACATTGCCCTCACACGGCAGGGCTCGGGCGGTCGCAATACACGAAGGGGGGCGAACGCCTATATTCCAGCCTAAGAATAGGGAATGGATTTACCTGCACTTGTATATGCATACATTAAATACAGCATTCTATTTGGCCTCACCTACGGCGCTCTCCTTCTTTTGATCGGTTCTTTCCTTATAAATGACAGCGGGTATATTGTGAATCACCCCCGATTCTTTTTGAGCGAGACGCTCGTCATGGGACTGCTCTCTTCTATGCCGATTTTGTACATCTCCTATTTGCGCCAAGGCCTGTTAATAACAACTGCCATGGAATTTCTAATCTTTTTCTTCAAGATTGCGATGATCCATGTGGGGCTCCAGTTGAGTGGCGTCTATTCGGTGCTCTTTCCAAAGAGCTGGGCACCGCACCCGGCTCTGTGGTAAATGTATGGTTGGTTTAAAGCATCCTCCATGTCTCAAGGGACGTAGAGCATGGTCTAAGGCAAGAACACTCATTCTATGAATGAGTGTTCTTGCATTCGCATCCTCTACGTCCCCAAGGGACGTAGAGCATGGTCTAAGGCAAGAACACTCATTCATAGAATGAGTGTTCTTGCATTCGCATCCTCTACGTCCCCAAGGGACGTAGAGGATGGTCTAAGGCAAGAACACTCATTCTATGAATGAGTGTTCTTGCATTCGATATCGGCATCAAAAACCTCGCCTTCGCCGTCCTCGATGCCTCCAAGAACTGCATTGCTCTTGAGAACTACGATCTCATGTCCGATCTCAAGGTCGCGGTCACGTCGTGCACCAGTTGCAAATCCAACGCATCCTATCAGTGTTCTCTGGGCCCCTTTTGCAAGCGCCATGTCCCAAAGTCCCATCCCATTCAAGAGGATGTCAAAACCGTGACGGCCATGAAAGCCTTTCTCAAGTCCAGGGGCTTAAAGGCTTTAAGTGGCAAGGAACAGCTCCTGGAGCAACTGAAAGGGATTGTGGCTGTGCCGTTGGCAAAGCCGAAGCTCGTCAGGGCAGCGGCCCAGACGTTGACATCACTGCATGATTTTCTGCGACGGTTTGTGGCCGAAAAATGGGATCTGTTTAAGAACTGTTCAGCAGTTTTGCTCGAGAACCAGCCGGCCTTTAAGAATCCCCATATGAAATCGGTGCAGGTGTTGTTGTTTGCCGTTCTGCGAGAATGGTTTCTACGATCTACGACTAATGTTACTGATATTCCAGCATTTCATCTGGTGCACGCCAAGAAGAAGGTGGTGGCGGAAGCAGGGGATGCAGGGTATGCGGCCAGGAAAAAGGGTTCTGAAGACCGTGTAACAACCCTTTTTACGTCTGGAACTGTACAGGGGGCAACCTTTCTAGAACACTTTCTAGCGGCTAAAAAACGTTCCGATATGGCCGACGCTCTGTGCATGTGCATGGACTATCTGGATAATGCGAAGACGTAGATTTTCTAGAGAATAAGTAAGGAATGCAGACTCGTAGGCGGCGGCGTTCTCTAAAGAGCATAAACAATGGCTCCAGCAACAAACTTGAGACCTTCTTTGCCAAGCATTCAAAGCGCTCTTTGCACTCGCTCTATTCGCAGTTTATGGTGAGCCCGAGCGGACGCATTGCTATTTTTCTGATTACACGGAACAATGAATTAATCGATTTGTCGTTTCGATTGAACAATGGCCGACTGACACGTTGGATGGAGAGCAAGCACGGACGTATCAAGGAATATAGAAATGCTACGATTCTAGAACGCTTTAAATACAAACCTTGGAACAAAGAGGATCGGGATCTGAAGGAGCTTGAAGAGCGCTTTTTGGCGATGTACCCGCCTCGAAAGAACTCCATTGAGCGATATGTGACGCCTGAGAACACGAGTATACAGTCGCTCTAAAACACAACTAACTCAAGTAAATAGCCTCTAAAACACAACTAACTTAAGTAAACAGGGGGTATGGGGGAGGCTAGTCCTTGGCGCCTTTGGCGCCAAGGACTAGATGTCCCCCTGTGTATAAACCGAAGCTTAAATAATCCATAGGTCTTCCAGGATATGAACGAACCCATCACCATTCATGACATGCAGTCCTTTGCAGAATCATTGGTGGAGCCCCGTATGAGCAATGATATTGGGAATGTCATCGATCTCGGCACGGACGGTGGCAGCCTAGGGGATGACCTCGGATTTGGATTATTGACGAACAGCAAGGTGATGAATACCGGCACCCGATCGATTTCGATCGCCCCCCCGTCTGTATCTTCCTCTTCCTCTTCATCGGGTCCCGAGATCACCATCGGCCCCCTGGAGCCCTTGGAGCCCATCTCCTTTGATCTTCCGTCGGCCTCCGAATCAGCCTCTGCTTTTCCCGAGGTCAGTGTTCGTCAGGACAATTCCCAGACGGCCACGGGACCCGGCATTCAGCTCTCGGCGCCGACCAAGCGCTTGACCGCCGAGGAGGAGCGGGCCCAGAAGGCGGAGCTCATTAACAAGCTTAATCGCCTGGAGGGCAAGGGATTTACGATCTCCAAACGCTTTACGATGGACAACAGCCTTGACGAGATTAAACAGGAGTTTGAACGCCTCATGGATGCCCGTAACCTGGAGTCCTCCATCAAGTTCCAGCGCCAGATGATGATGGGCGTTGTAACTGGCTTGGAGCTCATGAACAACAAGTTCAATCCCTTCGACTGGCAACTCGAAGGCTGGTCTGAGTCCGTGCACGAGAATGTGGATGACTACGACGAGGTGTTCGAGGAGCTCTATGACAAGTACAAGGGCAAGGGGCAGATGCCGCCTGAGGCGCGCCTGCTGTTCATGATGGTGGGCTCAGGCTTCATGTTCCACATGAGCAACTCCTTTTTCCGTCAGAAGATGGGGAACATGACAATGGATGATATTTTGAAGAACAATCCGGCGTTGGCGAAGCAGATGGCGGCGGCTGCCGCACAGGCGGCGGGCCCTGGATTCGGCAACTTTATGGGGGCCGCGATGGGCGCTCCTCCTATGCAGCAACCTAGCTTCCAGCAACCTAGCTTCCAGCAGCAGCCTCCTCCTAATTATCAGCAGTCCTTCCCCTCCGCAGCCCCAGGGGCCTCCACAGGCGCCTTCTTTCAGCCGCCTTCTGCTCCTGCTCCCCCTCCGCTGCGCCGTGAAATGGCCGGCCCCAAGGGCGTCGACGACATCTTGCAGACCTTTCAGGAAGTCCGTCAGGCAGAAGTCAATAGTCACCCTATCTTTTCACCACCGCCTTCACAGCAGTCTCCCGCGGCGGCGGCTCTTTCCGAGATCCAGAGCATCCACAGCGAGGATATCGCGAGCCAGGGCACGGCGGCGACCGGCAAGACGGGCGGTCGTAGGCGCAAGGCCCAGCTCCCTGTTGGTAATTCGATGTCCCTGAATGTCTAAGAAAGACACTTAAAGGGTGCTATGTACTTATTCATTGCAGGGATGGTCGAGCGGTCAAGACGACGTCCTTAAGAGACGTTACGAAAGTGCGCGGGTTCAAATCCCGCTCCCTGCATCCACATTATTTGAATGAGAATCCGTTGATTCTCATTCAATCAAAATTAGATGAATAACTTTAGACCAATGACAATTTATACTATTTATACAAGCGGTGGACACCGTACTAGATATGTTTTACGACCATGATTATTAGTAACATCGTCATCTGAACAGTCACTCACTAGTTCAAGAGTACAATTATGTTCTTTGAATAATTCTAATTGGGGAATCCCTTCTCTATCATTGTTTGTTTCAATAAAAAGAATAGGCGCGCATCTGATTGCCGATTGATAGACGTCCTTCCAATTTTTAATCCAAGAGCCCATTGATAACACAAAAATAACATCGTACCTTCTTGTAAATAAATCCGAAATATCATCTTTTTGTAAATCCCGCTGGATGAAATCTAGATGACTGTATATGCCGAGTTTTTTCTTAATAGTATTTGCAGCAGAAACGCATGTTGTATCAAAATCTACACCGATACCTTTCTGAATATCGAATAAATGAAATAGAATGCCGCCTGTATTACAGCCCAAGTCTAGAATTGATTTATCAGCAAAATCATACATCTTACGCATCTTGGCAATACGTTGCACAGGATTACGTTGACCAATAAAATTTACATTAAAAATAGAAAAGCTATGATATCCGTGTTCTTTGCGGTTATTTGTCCACCCATTATAATGAGATGCTTTTGTAGTAAGTTGTAAGGCTGTTCCTATCTCTTTAATAATAGATGCATCATATGTAATTTTATATAAATGTACAGGGAGTTTACTTCCCTCGCCATGTAATACATGCAAAATAGAAAGACGATGTACACCGTTTATAATATAAAAATTAACACCATCATATACTAGTTCAATTGGGTCCATCTTTACAGGATCCCATTCTCGAATGAGTTTTTTAAATATGGCAACGCTGTGCTCTTTCTGATTAGCCAATGTAACATATTCATCATAAATCTCATAATTAGATGTAGTTATTGCATTTACATGAATACAATCTTTAATTTTTAGATAAATCATACGAGCGTTATTTTTAATAATAGGAACGGCGGCACAATAGTCGTTTACTTGTTTGGCATTAAGACGATTCCAGTGACACACAAGAAGTTTATCAAATGGAATATTCATTCTTTAAATATGCATTATAACTACTTTAGATTCTAGATTGCATTGTATTTCGAATGGTACGGTCCAAAGGGTCAGCTCTAGATGTGCTTCAACAAGTTCTCCACCTCGCACTGGGCACAGACATCAATCCCTTCGGCCTGCGCCTGCAGCTCTACAATAACCTCGGTCGCATCCTCGCTGTCCTGGTCATACTGAATGAGCAGATACTGCTCCGCTGTCAACTCCATGCCATGGGCCCTGATGCGGGCCAGCGCGTTCACGTCCTTCGCCGCCGGCTCCGTCTTCTTGGAACGGGCAGCCGCCAGTTCCTCCTTGGCCGCCGGCTTCAACTCGGCCACCTTTGCGTCAAACCGGTCGGTTTCCTCCTTGGTCTTCTTTAAGCGCGCTGTCCGCGCCTTCACCAGGACCTTCGACTCTTCATTTGCCGGCTTTGCCTTCAACTTCGCAATGAACGCCTTGTTCATGGCCTTTGCGTTATTGTTCTTGGCGGCTTTGCGCTCTTCCGACCCCTGGTACGCCTGGATCTGATCAATCTCATTGGCAGTAGGTGAGTGTCCGATCGCCTTCTTAAAGGGGCGGTAGCGAATCTTCATGGCCAGGGCGGCAATCTCCTCTTCGTCGTTCAGATCCTCTTTTACCAGTTCCAGATCCGCCACCGTAAGCTTGCGGCCAACAAGCTTCTCAAGTGCAGCCCGGAACACCTTGCCCTTGTCCTTTCCAGAACGTTCGGCATGCGCTAGTCCGAGCTTCTCGAGCACCTTGTCGCGCGCCCCGTTCTCACCCAGCGTCTCCTTGTATGCATTGAGGAGATCCACAATCTTCTTGTCTGCCGCTGTCAGTTCTCGGCCGGTCGCATTCGCGAACTCCTTGTGCACATTGGCCTTTGTCTTCTTCTTTGTCTTGGGCGCGTTGTTCTTCTTAGAAACCTTCTTGGATGCACCGGCCGGCACCAACTTCCGCTTTGAACGCAGAGTCTCATTATTGCTCTCCGCCATTCTACAAAGAAGCCAGAAATACTATCTAGTGCAGCAAGCTCATATTTGCCACATATATAAGCGTGGGGTCCGCATAGTTTGAGCGCTTTTCTGCGTCTTTTTTGGCCTGTTCGGCTGCCGCATCGTAGCGCCCCTTCTTTTCGTTCAAGCGTCGGAAGATTTCCATCTCTTCGGGCGTCATACCCGCTGCCACTTTTCCGTCTGGTGTTGTTGCTGCAGCCTTTGTGCAAGTAGCTCCTACAGCACCACCCTTCCCAAGAATGCAGAAGGCCGAGTTCTCATTGAAGAGATAGCCGAGTGTCAGCACCACTATAATTGTAAGCCAGAAGGAGACTAAGAGGTTGCGAGTGGCCACAAAGAGCACAACAAAGATCAGAAATCGTCGGACCCAGGGATGTTGGAAAAACTGTTCCTGTTCCTTGGAAATCTCCATGGCGATAAAGCGCCCACCCAAGTTCAGAATCAGCATCATGATTCCGATAAAATAGAGGTTTCCGTTAAAAACGCCTAATACTGATTCAATCGGACTGGCGGCCAGCAGCTGTCCTAATGGCTGAGCAATCAGACCCGGGAGGCTCATCTCTAGTGGTTACTGGTATTTATTGTAAAGAGTAGTGTTGGACAGTGATCTAAGGAGGGGATGTGATTTTAGCGATTGTTGTTGTTGTTGTTGTAAAGGGCGTCAGCAACGTATGCATGTCGGCCAGATAGAAGAAGACAACCAAGGCCACCAGAATGCCAACGCGGGGTGACCACAGCATCGCGGCCAAGACGAGGCCGGCGCATAAAAGCCGCCAGCCAGGATACATGTAGAGATCAATCAGCTTTGGGTCGTACTCCATTTCAAAGACCATGCTGTACATGACTAATACGATGGCCAGGCCGATAATAAAGACTGTTTGAAGAGCTCCGTCCACTGTGATTGGATTCGGTAAGAGATCTGTGATCTTCGGCATTCCTCTGGTTGACCTTTAGAATTATTTGCTACGGCCGCTATGCTTCATCAAGGTCTCGCTATCATCCTGGACAGAATCCGTATTCACTCGACCGTCTATAATTCGTTCAGGGCGTTCTCCCAATACCTTCTCAACAAACCAGCGTCCCCCTATTGTTGATCGATCATCCGGATTTGCGAAGCCATCCATCGTGCGAGGCCCATCCACCGTGCGAGGCGACGAGTGAATCAGCAATAAAAGCACTGTTGCCGTAAGAAGACCATAGACCATTCCCAGAGAATAGAGGGATCCAAAGATCGCGGCGATCGCAACACACCGACCAAGTGCCGTATCCGCATACCGAGAGAGTGTAGGGGACAATTGATCGACGAACGCAATCAGAACCAGCATAAGTGTTCCATAGATCAGATGCGGTACAGAATCTAGCTGTTGTAGAATTGCGTCGACCGCCGAGGCCCCTCCCACTTGATTCGCATATTGGCTTGTTTGCATGGCCATTGCGGACATCTCTAGACACAGGTGGGATAATCTCCTTCCGTGTTTTAGATTCTTAACGGTAGGTAGGGTGTCCAATGAACTACTGTTCGTTGGAAGATGCATTTGGAGCTCCGGGATGTTCCTCGGATACGGCCGGCAAAGAAGCACGAAAAGAGGAGCGGCGAAAGGCCAAACGTTGCAAGGGCCCCCAGGCGACCTTTTTAGGCCTGGACAAGGATCCCGATCGCCAGAATCTGGAGAAGACGCCCTGTGTCCCCGCCATGAATCCACAGATTGGCCTCCGACAGCATGTTCCTGTAACGGCGAATCAGGGCGATCTCGAACCCTTTCAGAATGAGAACTGTGAAAGCACCGTGATGCGAAAGGACAGGGACAGGGTACTCGCCTTTGAAATGGCGGAGAATGACGACGAGGCAATTATTGCCCATCAGCGAAAATACGAGTGGCGGCCCCGCGACGATGGCCAGCCCGAGGGCGACGCGCAGAGGGCCACGAGGCCCAACCCGGCATCCCTTGTAACCGGCACGCCGAGCTCGTTCTTTGGAAAGGATCCTGCGGATGAGCTTTCGGCCGCCACTGGCCTCATGGATCGCGAAGGGTTTGCGAATTACATTCCCGATACGAAGAATTATTTGATTGAACCGAATTTTGCAGCGGCGTTCCAGCTGACACCGGGCGCAAAGGCCACATCCGGTTCTCTGCCGATTCCTTCGGTTCGTGATGTCTGGAAGCCGCCGGCCTATAATGGTACAAACACCTCTTATTTTGAACGGCTCCCGCCAACCAGCGGCACCTATCCGTCCAAGGATGGCGTGAGCCATGAGTCACTGAGCCGCAAGATCGATAGTATTATGGAACGCCTGGATGGAATGAATAAGCGTTCGAGCCCTGAACAGACACAGACGGATATTCTTCTATTCGTCAGTAGCGGTATTTTCGTTCTTTTTATGATGGATCTGTTGGTACGGAAGGGGTCTTCGCTGAAGTTCCTGAAGGGGTTCTAACGAAACCGCCGCAGTCGAGTTGCTTTATTTAGTGATCCTGGTGCTTTGGCCGCAGCCTCTGCCAATGTTGCAGGAGCAACTGCATCAGGAGCAACAGGAACAGGAGCAACTGCAGCTGCAACAGGGACAACAGGGGCAACAGGAACAACAGGGGCAGCAGGAACAACAGGAGCAACAGTAGCTGCTGCAGCAGCAGGAGCAACAGGAACAGCAGGAACAACAGGAACAACAGGAACAACAGGAACAACAGGAACAACAGGAACAACAGGAACAACAGGAACAACTGCAGCAGGAGCAACAGTCACTGGCATTGTTTGATCTGCGTCTGAATGAAAGACAATTTCCAATTCATCCGCTTTTAAGCGAATATCAATATTGTCAAGAGTTATACCACGCTCCTTCAAATTCTTAAATAGCAGTCTCACAGAATAGATATCATTAAAATGACTGCTTGAAATCGTGTTCTCAGGCTCCACCAGAATAGAAGATAACAGCCCCGCGGTCGCCACTGTTTGCAAGATCTCTGTTTTCAAAGCATTGTAGGTTGCAGACACTTTTAGTGATTCATAATATGTTTTCAAGTCAGACTCTGGTCGGGCTTTAATAGAGGCCGATAATTGGCCAAGTATCTCCTTCTTCGCAATAAACTGTTCTACATTTGCAAGGCCGAGAGGGGTAGATCCACCACCGCCACTCATTGGAACAATTGTACCTGATCCCTGGGGCAATAAGGAGGCCTGGGGATTGAATCCTTGCATTTACTCTATTGATTAGTGTAAATTTAAGTCGCATCAAAGAGAACCTAAATTCTCTCCACCTGAACCCTTCAGACATGGAGCAGCCCTATGCATCCGATCCCCAGACCCGTCGTCAGAAGATTCACTGCAAGCCCGAGCTGATTATCGCATCTCTCCAGAGGTTCTATGCCACCTATCCCGATATGACCAAGGTCATGCCGTATCTGATCGGAGATGCGGAGATCTCGCTCCGCATCATTGATTGGTTTGTGACCAAGTTCAGCCGCAAGAACTTCACTTCCTATGAGTTGAACGGGCAGCGCTTCGTTGTCTACAAATCCTATAAGGGTCAACTCGATGCCTATAATAAGCAGTATTTCGATACGAATTGCAGGCGGGAACGGATCCAGTTCAGCATCAAGGACTATGAGCCCTTTATCACGACCATCGGTAAACTCAACTTCTTTCGCTGGGCTCTGGAAACCAATTTGCTGGACTATCTGGAAGCTAATAAAGAGGAGTTGAAAGCCGGCTACAATCAGTTCTTGAAGGAGACGACACAGGCACAGAAAGCCTCTTCGAATTCTACGCCGACCTCAACGACCAGCGAGATTACTGCAGTAAGTGCCGATACGCTGACCTTGGCGCCACCGAAGGGTACGAGGAGGCGTAGAACGAAGCAGCAGGCCTCTTCTTTGAAGCAGCTCCAGATCAACACGGAGAACTTTGTGGAGCTCTCTTTCAATTAAGGAGGGGGACCCCTGTTTACTTAATTCCTTGCAATTATTCACTTTATTTAAAATGAATAAGAACATTCTATTTACGTAATTCCTTGCAATTATTCTTATTCACTTTAAATAAAGTACCGCCTAGTATAAATTTAAGCCTCCGCCCAAATGGGCGGAGGCTTAAATTTATACTAGCACTAGTGTTAAGAATCTAATTACGCCTCTGGCCAGAGGCGTAATTAGATTCTTAACGGTAAATAAGAACATTCTATTTGCATAAATCGCTAGGATTGCTCATAATACGCAACAATCTGCGCATTGACCGGCAGATCTTTCGGTGCCTCTTCATCCAACTTCTTCTTCTTCGCAATCGCCTCCGTCGCCGATCCCACCGTACTTCCATGAGTCTTGGCGCCCCGATTGAGGATGGCCGAATACTCTTCCTTCGTCGGCAATGACACGCCAAACGGCGCCAGTTTTCCCTGCAGATACTCATAGGAGATCGCCTCATCACAGATCTTGTAATACTCGACAACGACAACATTCGGGCATCGAGCGGCCAAGTACTGATACATGTTGTAGTAATGTTCATAGAGCTCAATAATATTCTTGTACATATATTCATTGATTTTAACTTCCGTATCGAGTTTCCCATCCCACCGAATCGTATAGGGGGTTTTCTGGCAGCTCTTGAGCCACGAATACAGAGGCCGATAACAGATCACGAACAGGGTTGTGCGATATTCCTTCGTATAGTTCTCAATCATGATCTTCTTCATACTGTGCTTCCAAATACGCGTAGAACCTTCATCCTTCGAGGCGAGCTTCCCCTTTAACAGATTGTGCACAACGTTCGTGCCCGAATTATAGGGTCCCAGCAGATTAATATGCGTGTACATCTATGCACGCATATATCACTTTTTATTTAGGTTTCGATCAACGTCTCTAACATTCTCGCTGGAGCCGCGCCATAAGAGGTCCAAGATCCGTCGCCGACCAGTGCAACTCTTTTAGTTGTTCAAAGAGTTCTAACGGGGTCCCCTGTAGTTTATGAATTCGTTGTATAAATTCTTTTGATAAAAAGGGATAGCACGCAGTTAATGCAGTTGACAGTACGGTTCCTCCATTCACAACGTAGAGAAACCGCAGTGCCCCATTATACTTGCTCTGTAAAAATCGAATAATTCCGATGGACACTTGCATCTGTACAATATGTTTCATCGCCATGTACTTGCAGTCCAGGATCCACCCCCATCCCCCGCTCAGATCGATGCGCCCCAATTCACCTGTAATATGGGCCAGAATTGCACTGGTATTTGAATAGTCTTTTGTATTTTTAAATGATGTATAGAATACAGTTGTCGATCCGTGGCGTGCAAGGGGTTCGAAGGAGTGCGTGAACGGATCGGCCTGACACGCAACACAGGCCATTGCTAATTCGCCTGAAAATGCTCAGGCGTTCTTGGTCACAACGCAATTCGCCGGCATCCGATAGTCCCTCTCAATCTCATCACGACTCGGGCGCATAGTAACGGCGGCTGCCGCCAACTGTGTCAGCTCGGCCGGATTAATAAATCGATTGTCGATGGAGCGAGTGATGAAGGATCGGGCTTCTCGAATCCCTTCCGTATCCTTGTCCTCGTAGACCACGGACTGCAGTTCTCGGACAGAATTCCGACTGTCCGAGCTCGTGTCATATTTATTGAAATAGGGATTCATACCGAATTTTGGCCCGTCTGCGTCAAACCGGGGCTGCCCTCGATAGTCCCGTTCTACCGAGCGGCTGTTAATGGGCAAGAACTCATGAAAGGTAGCCTGGGCATTTGGATCGGGTCTATTCTGCACCCCGTATTTGCCGTCTGTCTGCCATAGCTCAAAATTCCGGGCATTGGCCGTATCACGGGTCGAGGTCTCGCGTCTCGATCGAATGCTCATGGACTGCGGTGGCAACAGCTGCGTTGTATATAACGGAAAGACGGGCTGTGTCATTCTCTCCCTGTCCTCGGTGCAGATATTTTGATCTGTTCTTCAGAACTCGGTTTAGACTCGTGAAGATTATAAATGGGCACACATTAGGTGCCCATTTATAATCTTCACGAGTCGGAAGGCCGCCGAATCATATAAAATGTGGGTACCGAAGGTACCCACATTTTATATGTTCACCGGTCTAAGGTGTTCTCTCGTAGTCAAATGAATGATTCTTGTCCCCTTCACACATACAAGTGTTCTGAAGAACAAGAAAACCGTCCATACAATCAGGCTCCTCTTGGAAGGAGGGCAGCGGTTCTGGCAAGAAGAAGCAGATGTCCAAACCGTTCTAGAACTTAATGAGCTGGTCGCTCTGCAGCAATTTGCAGGAGATGACAAACACTATGTACAGATCGATACGACAAAGACCCCTATGGACTCCATGTACGACTGGCGAGAATGTCCCTTTGACACCGATCTGCTGTGCTGGAGAACCTATCATGTGATTCTGGATGGCGATCAGCCCTGGATCTCTTTTTCTGATCCGATTCTTCAGTGCGTTCTAGTTCCTATCCTAAAGGGCGGCCACATTACTAGGTAGGCACCATGGACACTGGTAGACATAAGACATTGAAGAGACCCGTGTCAGCAGACGCAGATGCAGAACCGCCGGCCGGTGAGTTGGAGCAAGCAGCATCAGCATCAGCAGCAGCATCAGCATCAGCATCAGCATCAGCACCATCAACCGACCCCTTTCGGAATCTCCTCGACGAGTCCGCCCGCGACGCTTTTCGTCGTCCTTGGCACCGCCTGGAACGGGGCCTCCGTCTCAACCGGCTCCGCATGTACGTCGAGGAGATGTCGGCCCAGTGCAGTTTCAACGTTGAAGAAAAGGGCCGATTCTTCATCTTTCTGCAGAATGCACTGGATCGTAAGCTCCTCAACACCCATAAGATTGTGGAATATCTGCCCGAGCTCCAGAAGATCAAGAGTATTCGCGGCCTGGAAGTCCGACGAAGTCCTCAAGGAGAGGCCAAGTGGGGGTTTATTCGTGTGAAGAAGGCAGACGGAACCCGCCGCATCAAGAAAGCAACTGATAAAGTTGAAGAGCAGGAGATCTCCTCTACTCCGCAACCCCTTTGAATGAATACCCTTCTAGAACGGCTTATCGCATGGATAACACTGATAGAGTCGATGGTACAGCCCCAGGACGGAACGCAGCTGGAGCAGTGGCTAAACGAGGCCGAGAATTTAACGGAGGGAATGGACCTGGAAGACCCGGTCGCTCAGATTCTGACTGAACAGATTCTGAATGGCTATGAAGAAACTCTGCGATTCAGATTTGAGACGCGATCCCTGGATACGCCATTAGAAGCCCATATCCAGGATTTATGCACGCGCCCCCAGCTGGAGCAGCGCACCACGGCCTGGTACAAGCAGATGGGGACTCTGATCAGCGCTTCGGAACTCGGATCACTGTTCGGCTCCCCCAAACAACGAGCGCAGCTCATTATGTCCAAAGTGAACCCCGTTACACGCCCTCCTCAGCCTCTGGCCATCGAATCGGCCCATATGAGCGCGTTCGACTGGGGCATTCGCTTTGAGCCCGTCGTGAAACAGATCTATACTTACAAGTACAACACCACCATTCAGGAACTCGGTCGCCTTCTCCATCCAACGGATCCGAGATGCTCGGCCAGTCCTGACGGCCTCATCATTTCCCAAGAACGGTACGGGCGCTTGCTGGAGATCAAGTGCCCCGTGACGCGGCAGCCCGACGGAAAAGTGCCCAAGGACTATTACCATCAGATGCAGATGCAACTGCATGTGACGGGATTGGATATCTGCGACTTTGTCGAAGCAGTTCTCTTCAGCCCCTATTCGTCTCCTCTCAAAAAGGACGGAAAGGGTCTGCTCTTCGGCGCAATCGCCCTGGTCTACACGGTAGATAGCCAGGGGCTCGATCAGAACGGGCGGTACGTATACGGCCCGGTCGACACAGAGCCTCGCACATTCGAACCTGTTCTGAAAGACAATGAGCGCATCGGCGAACTCATTCCGTGGAAGCTGCTCGAATGGCACGAGCAGCAGGTCGTTCGCTCCGAGCCCTGGTGGCAAACCACAAAGGCGTTCATGGATCTGTTCTGGGATGACGTGGCGAAGGCCAAGGTCGATCCCTCCTTCTTGAACGAGTACTTAAAGAAGAAAGCGGAGCCCGATGTCTGCCTGATTAAACTGCCGCCTTCCTAAGGGCGGGCTCTTAGATGCAGTTCTTCGGTACATCCACCTTCAGCTCCTTGTCCTTGTAAAAGGAGAGCACCAGTTCCTGGTACGGGCTCGAGCAGCTGTCGGGATAGTCCCGCCTGTAGTTATTCGTGAACTGCCGAAAGTTCCCTGTTTTTTCGACCAATCGATCAAAATCCGTTGCAAAGCAGCTGCGGCTATTCACGCAACTGATCCCGGAATCCAGGGGCTCCAGCTCATCCGACAAGAGCATATAGTTGGACCGGGCCCCGAAGTCCACGGGGCTCGGCTTGTTGGGCGGGAAGTTCGTCACAGGATTCCCTGGGACCTGGGTCGACATCTTCATGTCCCCTCCTCGGCCCGCCGATTCGACTAAAAGGGATGCATCCTTCTCTTCGGTCAGCGCGTTGCCGGCCAGATAATTATCAGGATCACTTTTGAATCCTTCGGTAATGTAAGTGACATACTCGAAGGCCCGATCTGCCAAGGACGGCAACTGGCCCGTGACCTCATAACTCTGTGCACCATTGATGGGAATGTGATGCTTGAACTCGCCTTTGGGCGCATACCGAGGCATCCCGTTCGGCCCCGTCCATTCAGGAACGCCGCACTCCTCCTGTTGCCACCGCGGCACGAAGGTAAACATTTTGTAGGGCCTAAACGGTTCCTGGAGCGCCAAGCCGCCAACAGAGCCCACGACCATGAGAATAAAGAGCAATCCGATAAAACAGACGAATGGACTCATTATCGCCATCGCACACCTATTAGTGTTCTCTAAAATTTGATAGTGGTCGAGGCATAGATCAGGGACAATTCGCTCTCTCCGGAATGAGCTCCCATAATAGTATGCAAGTTGTAAAACGTGATGGATCCAGGGAGGATGTAAGCTTTGACAAGGTGTTGCTGCGCATTCGTAAATGCGCAGAGTCCCTCGATGTGAATCCAACCCTCATTGCCCAGAAGACACTGAGCCGCATTCACGACGGGGTGAAGACCTCTGAGCTCGATGAACTCGCCGCCCAGCTCTCCATCTCCCTCATCACCACTCATCCCGACTACGGCACTTTGGCCAGTAACATCATTATCAGCAATCACCAGAAGAATACCGATCCGAGCTTTGTAAAGACCATGCGCCGCCTAGCGAATCAGGCCCACGAAAAGACGGCGTCGCCGATCTCCTATCTATCGGCGTCCTTTATGGAGGCCGTCGAGGAGTTCCAGGTGGAGCTCGATGCAGCGATTCAGCAGGAGCGCGACTTCCTGATCGACTACTTTGGCTTCAAGACGCTGGAGCGCCAGAAGTACCTTCTGCGCTCTGCATCAAACGTGACCCTTGAACGGCCACAGCATATGTGGATGCGTGTGGCCGTGGCTTTGTGGGGATCATGGGCTGTGAAGATGAGCGCGCCGGTCCAGGACCCCATCATTCAAAAGGATACGAGGGCCCTCGCCTTTCAGCGGATTCTCGAGACCTACGAGCTTCTATCGACCAAGCAATTCATCCATGCAACGCCGACCCTGTTTAATGCAGGATCGGAGCGAGCCCAGATGAGCAGCTGCTACCTCAGTTCAATGGCAGCGGATTCCATTACAGGAATCTATAAGACGCTGGCAGACTGTGCCCAGATCAGCAAGTACGCCGGTGGCATCGGTCTCCATGTCAGCAATATTCGGGCCAAGGGCGCCTATATCAACGGAAATGGTGGGTCATCAACGGGTATCGTGCCCATGCTCCGCAACTTCAATGCCACGGCGCGCTATGTCGACCAGGGATCCAAGCGCAACGGATCCTTTGCGATCTATCTGGAGCCGTGGCACGCCGATCTGGAGGACTTCTTGAAGCTCAAGCTCAACACGGGCTCCGAGGAGGAACGGGCACGCGACCTCTTCTACGGTCTCTGGATCCCCGACCTCTTCATGGAGCGTATCGAGACCGACGCCAAGTGGACGCTCTTCTGCCCGTCGGAAGCCCCTGGACTCGCCGACGTCTGGGGCCCCGACTTCAAGGCCTTGTACGAGCGCTACGAATCGGAAGGCAAGGGACGGAAAGTGGTGGAGGCGCGCCACCTATGGGAGCGGATCCTCGTAAGCCAGATCGAGACCGGCACACCCTATCTGTTGTACAAGGACGCCGCCAACGGCAAGTCGAATCAGCAGAACCTCGGCACCATCAAGTCGAGCAATCTCTGCGTAGCCCCTGAAACCCTACTATATACCAAACAGGGTATTATTCAAATAAAGGATATTGTTGACAAACAAGTTGAAGTTTGGAATGGAACAAAATGGAGTTCTACGATAATAAAACAAACAGGACAAAATCAATCATTAATAAAAGTAAATCTATCCAATGGTTCTACAATTGATTGCACACCATACCACAAATTTATTGTAGCAGAATCATATTCGTCAAATAAAAATATTAAAGATAGTCTTCGCATTGAAGCAAAGGACTTAAAACCTGGTATGAAACTTCAGAAATGGAAGAATGCATTAATGCAGGGAGATAAGCAAAATGATTTCAAATATCCGTATACGCATGGATTCTTCTGCGGGGATGGAACTTACTCTAATGGTAAACCAGTATGCGCATTATATGGAGCAAAGAAGCTATTAATATCAAAACTTGATATTAAATCAACAAGTGGTCAAACCGATGCTTGTGAAAGACTTAATACTGTATTACCAACCGATCTAGAACAAAAATTTAAAGTCCCTATTAATGCTTCTATTGAATGTCGTCTAAGATGGTTAGAGGGAATATTAGATGCTGATGGGTGTGTTGCTAGAAATGGAACGAATGAATCATTACAAATAGCAAGTATTAATAATCAATTCCTACAAGATATTCGTATAATGTTAATGGGGCTAGGTGTTAATGCAAAAGTAACAAAATTGTTTGAAAAGCGTCAAGCACTATTACCAGATGGACACGGTAATACAAAAATGTTTGATTATCAAGAATTATGGCGATTGCTTATATCTAGTACAGGTCTGTATTCCCTTGTTGAATTAGGATTACATACACACAGATTAATTATTGCAGGTAATAAACCACAACGATGCGCAGAACAATATATTCAAGTAATATCCATAGAAGATAATGGTCGTATTGATAATACATATTGCTTTAATGAACCTGAAAATCACGCCGGCGTGTTCAACGGAATCCTAACAGGGAACTGCACGGAGATCATCGAGTTCTCGAGTCCCGAGGAGACGGCCGTCTGCAACTTGGCGTCTCTGGCTCTACCGGCCTACGTGAACACCAAGACCAAGACCTTCGACTTCGATGCGCTCCGTCGTACGGTGAAGGTCGCCGTGCGCAATCTCAATCGCGTGATCGACATCAACTTCTACCCAACCCCTGAGACCCGCACCTCCAACATGAAACATAGGCCGATCGGCCTCGGTGTCCAGGGCCTCGCCGACGTCTTCGCTATGCTCCGCATGCCGTGGGAACAGGCGGCCGCGAGCCGCCTCAACCAACTCATCTTCGAGCACATCTACTTTGCCGCCCTCGAGGCGTCGGCGGACCTGGCCGAGCTCGAGGACCCCTATTCGTCATTCGCAGGGTCGCCGGCGTCCAAGGGCCAGCTGCAGTTCGATCTCTGGTCTGTCACGCCCATCACCCAAACAGACGGATTGCTTGACTGGGCAAGCCTCAAGCATCGCATCCAGACCAAGGGACTTCGCAACTCCCTCTTAGTTGCCCCGATGCCCACGGCCTCTACGAGCCAGATCCTTGGCTTCAATGAGTGCTTCGAGCCCTTCACGTCCAATATCTACACCCGCAGGACGTTGGCCGGCGAATATATTATGCTCAACAAGCACCTGGTCCGCGACCTCCTGAAGCTCGGACTCTGGTCCGAGGACTTAAAGAATCAGATCATTGTCCGCAACGGCTCCGTGCAGGGACTCGATATTCCAGCGGCCCTACAGGCCCTGTACAAGACGGCCTGGGAGATCAAGCAGAAGACGCTGATCGATATGTCGGCGGCAAGGGGCGCCTTTGTCTGTCAGAGTCAGAGCCTGAATCTCTTTGTACCTGATCCGACGCACAAGCTCCTTTCGTCCATGCACTTCTATGGCTGGAAGAAGGGACTGAAGACCGGCATCTACTATCTCCGAACGAAGCCGCAAGTCATGGCGCAGAAGTTCACGATCGATCCTGAGATGCAGCGGCTTGCTGAGCGTTCTGAACTGGAGCGGCAGGAGAAGGAGTATGGAGTTCCTGAGGGGTGCTTGACGTGTTCTGCTTAGAGATAAAATGCAACTATTATTTAAATCTCGCCCGCGGAGCACAGGTCCTCTGCTTAATAAAATCCGGTAGGACAGATAGGGACGATGAATCTATATGAATTGTCACGAAGAACAGATCAGCTGCTGCAGGATCCGTCCACGGCCGCTCATTTTTCATCGGGTTATGAAAAAATGCTGGAGTTCTTTGCTGTTGCCATGGAATTGCAGGGGCAGCCAGGATGGTATCTGGAAGTCAATAAGCGCCTGGGGTCGGATCTCACTGAAGAAGAGGCGGAGAACCTCGAACCCTCTCTCTCAGCACTCTATGGGAAAATGGTAGGAGGAAAAGCCCCTGAGCCTCTCTACTACGAATCGTGGACATTGAAATTCTTTAAAGAGCTGGCCGAAAAAGTACAAGAGATGGGCCCTTTTAATTACAAAGACACCGATGCAACAGATTCGGATATTCAGATTGGCCAAGCCATTGCAAATACACTGACACTGATTCCTATTGTAAGGGCGGCGGAACTAGCAGAAAATGCAATTCCAGGAGATACGCCGAAAGTGTTCCAAACAATTCGCAGCATCGTTCTCCCGTATCGCGCCGCGGGCGCGATCATTCATACCTTGCTTGGTATAAGTCGATTTAGAGGGGCCGTGTCTCCTACGGATTCCCCTTTTTGGCGGCAAATCCAGAGCTGTATCTCCGCGTTACTGGAACTCATGCTGGGGGACTGGAAATCCGCAGCTCTCTCTCTCGCAGGAATCTATAGCCAAAATGCAGCCTATGCAGGGATTATTGCGCAATTAGTGCTTAACCTGATGTCAATGATGGATCCTGATTATCAGGAGTCTATCGTGGATGGAATTACGGCCGTTCCCAAGTCGATTCTTATAGGACTCTTGTTGCATACATTCCAGACATTTGCTACGAATAAGGTGCGCCTTTCAGCAATTGAGACCTTGGCCAATCTGGAAACCAACATCGAACAGAAACTGACAGCGGCGGTTGAGAAATCGGCGTTCAAAGACGAGCTGATTGCAGCAAAGCAAACAGGTATTTCTGAATTGAATTTTGGACGAATCAATCTTCTACAGAAGATGATACATCGAAAGGCAATGGTATGTGATGAGGAATTTCGGCATATTTTTGAACATAATAACGTAAAGGACAACGCGATCCTTGTAATTCTTTTTAAGCTCATGGATATTCCTATTACAGAAGACGAATATGCGCGCATGTGCCCTTCTAACAAATGGGCGGATGGAATGTTTGCAAAAAATAAGAGATCGACTGCTGTGGCGGCTCCTACTCCTATCGTTGAATCTGTAGTTTCTGAAGCTGTTCCTGTAGCTGAAGCTGAATCTGAAGCTGCTCCTGTAGCTGAAGCTGAATCTGAAGCTGCTCCTGTAGCTGAAGCTGAATCTGAAGCTGCTCCTGTAGCTGAAGCTGAATCTGAAGCTGCTCCTGTTGCTCCTGATGTTTCTGAAGCTGAAGCTGAAATTGCTCCTGTTGTTTCTGAATCTGAAGCTGCTCCTGAAGCTGAAGCTGAAATTGCTCCTGTTGCTGAAGCAGAAGCTGAAATTGCTCCTGTTGCCCCTGCCCCTGCCAGCCCTCTACCACCTTCTAACCCTAGAACAAATCGCATAAAAGGCGGCCTACGCCGTTCTCGCAAAAAGCGCTCTACTTCTTCTTAGCCTCCTCAATCTCAATCCCCGCGAGGCCATGGACAAAGACCAGGTACTCCTTCGGAAAGTTCCAGAAGCACGCGACCTCCTTTAGGTCCGAGGGGGGAATACGGCGGCTGCTGGCGTTGTTTGCGTGGCTAAAGGCCACAATGATCTGCTGCGGCGGCAGCTCAATGCAGACATTCTCGCGGCCTTGAATCCAGGCCTCCCCTTCCGAAATTGAGACATCCTCGAACTTTCGGCTGAGCCATGCACTTCGGCGAAAGGTCAGGGTTGCCTCCGAAATCCGTTTACCAAACGAGAGGCCATTCGGCGGCACATTCACTGCGGAGACTCCGCGCACCAGATCGTACAACGCAATTGTCGTGCAAGCAGCAATTTCATTGTATCCCGTGCCCCCCTTCAAAAGCCAGGCGACGCGCCTGCGAAAAGAGGTCACAGGGTAATGGTCATCGTCGTCCATGAAGAGCACAATGTCATGCGTCGCATTCTCGATTCCCAGATTCCGCTTCATGCCAATCGACATGCGCCCCTGAATAGGAATGTACTTCACGGTGATCGTGGGATTGTTCACCTGAAAGTTCATGATGAGTTCCGAGGCCATTTCGGTCGAGTTCTCATTGTCTTCGACAACAATCCATTCAATCTTCTCCTTCGGGTAATCCGTTGCGATGAGATTGTGAAAGGCAATGTCCAACAGCTTTCTACGATTATAGGTCGGTGTCACAATGGAGATCGACGGGCAGTCCTCGACCGTCAGGATCGGGGGGCAGTGAAAGATCCCCTTGGGCTTCTTGGACGTCGCAAGTCCAAAGACCTCTTGGAGCCCCTTCAGAAGCGTCGCGCGATCATCCAAGGCCGAATACGGGAGTACGGCATCAAAGGACGGCACATAGCTGTTCCAGTCCGAGGACCAGTTCTCTCCGTCCTTCAGAAGCACATTTGCAAAGCCATAGCCGACCCCCACGAACAGGGGAATACTGAAATGGATGTTGATGTCGCCGTGCAGCAGCGGCTCTCGCAGATCGAGGTGTCGCGGCTTGGAAAAGGCCGGCAAATCGCTTCGAAGCTGTACAAGAACTGCCTCGAGAGCCTTGACCTTTATAACGGTTGCAGCGGATCCCTTGTCATAGAAAAAGTTCAGCTGAATCGGCGGCATTCTTCTAGTCTAGAGGCAATCCCACCTTAGACTCTTAATTTTATAGGGGGTGCTAATAGGGGGCGGCTATGAAAACCCGAAAGAACAAGAAAATGAAACTAACAGGGAATCCCGTCCGAGAACTGTCATTCCTGACCTGGAGGAATAACACGGCGCCCCTCGAGACCATGCGATCCTCCCTCTGGAAGCGAACATTGGCTCGAGAACGCACGTTCTGGAACGCCCTTGTGCGAAAAGCCCATATTAAGCAGCTCCAGAAAGACTTTGAAGCAGAGCTCCGTCAGGCAGCCGGCCCCACGAACTTCCGATTCCTGACCGTCGGCTGCGGCGCAATTCAGATTATGCACAGCAATGCATCTAATTTTCATTGGAAATGGGCGTGGTCCACACGAAAACACTATGCCTCCGAACTCGATTTCTATGAGAACAAGGCCTACTATATCACCGAAAACGAAAAGGACAAGTATATCTCCAATCTCACCTGTCAGTCAATTGAGGGGCACAACCTCTGGACAAAACACGGCATTAGCGGCCAGGTGGCCGTAAAAGACGGCCTCTGCTACTATGTGAATGTCGAGTATCCGTTTAATACCACGGAGCTCATGTGCTGCGACGCCCTCACGGGCAAGAACGACCGGCTCATTCTCAAGGAGCCCTCCGAAGAGCGCTTCATCAGCCTTGTCAAGGAGAGCGGCAAGGCCCTGTACTGTAAAACGGGCACCTGGAACGATAGTCGTTGCTGGCGCATCAATGGGAAGTCCGCCGTTGAGATCCAGAAGGGCACGCGCTTTCAGTATCCTCTTGGGCTCCTCGACGGGCACGAGTGCGGATTGTATATGAAGAAGGACACGAGCGAATGGCTCCGATTCGGCGGCCCCTTTCAGTCCTGGATTTTGCCGACCGGTTCCCCCCAGTGGATCCATCTACAGTCGGGACACGTGCTCACGGTGGAACAGGGGCGGCAGACACTCTCTTTGTGCGCGCCCCATAAGAAGCCGATCAAGATTCATTCCATTCAGGCCGGCGATTTTAATCCAAATCCCTGGGCCAAATGGGAGGATGCCCAGGTGCAGCACTTTACCCTCTTTACACCCGAACGGCTGCCCTACTCCCTTTTCGTGGCAAATCAGAGCGCGACCGCCAAGCTACTGCTACCGCCCAATCCAAAGAATCCCTTCGACGATCTGAAATCGGCGCTCCATCATGCAACCTCGGCCGACGGTACAAAGGTCCCATATCTGCTGGTGAAATCCGAGAAGACGCATAGGGTGCGGGGACTTCTCTGTTATATCTATTCGGCCTACGGCAATCCGACGAATGTCAGCTGGCCGCATCAGGGCTGGGCGCCGCTGTTGAAGCGGGGCTTCGCAATCGCCTACTGTTATGCACGGGGATCGGGTGATAACGGGATCGAATGGATGAATGGGGGGCAGGATATTGAACATCATAAGACCGTGGAGGACTTTGAGGCGACCATCCGGGCTGCCCAGAAGGTCACCGGCGTCAAAGCCCGGCAGACGATCCTCTACGGCCGATCTGCGGGCGGCATGATGGTCGGCGCCACCACAATGCGGAACCCCGACGGCTCTCTGCACGGGGCTCTGTTTACGGAGGTACCCTTTACGGACATCCTACGGACGCAGACGAACCCGACCATTGATCTGACCCCTTCGGGCATGAGCGAGTACGGCAACCCGATCCAGAACCCGGTCGCCTTCGAGGCCATGCTGCGTCTTTCACCGATCAACTCGATGCCGGTCGACGGCGCCCCCGGCGTGTTTGTTCTCTGTCGAACCGGTTTGCGCGATCAGCAAGTTCTGCCCTTCGAGCCCGTTAAGTTCATTCAGAAACTCCGGGGCTTCGTCCGTGGAGTTCCGAATGGAAAGTTTTTGGACTACGAAAAGGACGAGGCGCACTCCTACTCGTGGGCGACGTTCCTCCGAGAACGGGCGACGGACCTGGCTCTTCTTTTTCGCTGGTCGCAAAATAAAATCTAAGACTTTAATATAAATGTCTCAGCAGCAGAAGAAGCAGCAGCAGGGTGGCCGTAAGCGTCGTGGAACCAAGGGCCGCAAGGCCGCGCGTCGTGCGACGCGCAAGCAGCAGCGCAAGTAGAGCTGTGCTCATAGAGGGGTTGCTAAGCAACCCCTCATAGCTCTGAGGGTAAAATAATAGATGGCCCGATCATGCATTTACTCTGATTATATTACTAATTTCATTTATGAATTAGTACTATAACTATTTCTTTAGCCGAATCAAGCACTTGTCGATCGACGGCTTGCGATACCCTTCGACCACCACATTCGGTTTCGGCAAACTCTGTTCCATCGGTACATATCGACGGATAAAGGTGCGCCTATGGAGTTCATGGGCTCCATGGGTCTGCAGGGCCAGGCGGTGAACGGCCGTGCCATAGCCCTTCGACGTCCTTAATCCATAGCGCAGAGCACACTCCTCCTGTCCGTCACAGAAGGCCTGTACCCAGCGATCATGGGTCACCTTCGCCAGAATGGAGGCTGCACCAACGCACAAATAGGTGTTGTCGCCTTCCACGATCGTATGCTGTTCCCCCGTCCAGTCAGGGATCGACAGTTCGCCGTCCAGAAGGAGCCTGGCTTCCTTTAAGCCCTCAGGATCTAATTCGAGACCTTTCAGTGCTCGGCGAAATGCTTCCTGATTCGCCCAAGTAATGCCTTTTTCGTCAATCTCAGCGGCCTCTACGGACCCAACGGCGGCCTTGAGAGCCAAGCGTTGAATGGCATCCGCAATCAACTCTCGTTTCTTGGGGCTGATCTTCTTGCTGTCCCGAATCTGTGGGGCGACTGTTCTGTGCTCCTCTGTCCACGTTGACTCGGGAGGCCAGAGGACGGCACCGGCCATGATCGGTCCCCAGAAACATCCCCGTCCGGCTTCATCGCAGCCGATCTCTTGTAGCGCGTCGTCGGTATGCCGCAGTGCAAGCATGTTGTCTGTTGTCTGTTGTCTGTTGTCTGTTGTCTGTTGTTTGACAGAAATATCAAATTTTAGCATCCCTTCTAGTAGGGTATGACTGGAACTAATAAAGTAGTCATCTTGGTCTTGCTTCTAGGTCTCGTCGTTGCGGCCTGCATTGCATTTCCGTCTGTTATGGAGGGATTTGCGAGTCCCATGCCAAACGCGAATTGCGTTGAAGGATGTCGCACCCAGGCAAAATGCTATGCTGCGTACAATGGAAAGGAGAAGAGTAGTATTCTTGATATGTGCAATGCGCAGCCGAGTGCCTCGGATGAAAATTCTTGCAATCGGTGCAAATTCTGTCAGTGGTGCCCCGGAGTTCCTGAGAATTCGTACGATGCAAAGTGTATTTCTATTTATGAGAAATGCCCTGTAGGAAACCCTGATAGAAAGAGTGAGCGGTCCGCGGAAGGAAGTATGCTTTCCTCCTTTGATTTTAAGAAGTACTTTGGATCCTATAAACAACAACCGGCCATGGATGCATGTGGAGTCAGTATTTCTGTATGGGACAATCTCCAATCGGGTCTTCAGAATCTCGAGTATGTAAATTCTTCGAAGAAGGAAGACAATGAAGAGAGCTGTGAGGGAGATAATTCATGGCCTGAATACGCGAGCGATCAGCATCGTATTGCTGATGAGCAGCAGGAACGCATGGCCATGATGCGATCTATGAAGAAGGCAATTCGGAATGAACTGGCAGATCAGCTGGGCAAGGGAACTGCTATGCGACAGGCGTATGAGGAGGACTGCGAGAATAATCATGAGGATGAGATGATGGATTGTAATGACAAGAAAAACAGCAATGACAAGAAAAACAGCAAAGACAAGAAAAACAGCAAAGACAAGAAAGACAGTAAAGACAGTAAAGACAGTAAAGACAGTCAAGAGTGTGATGAAGAGAAGACTGATTCTATGCAGCAGGGCAAAGAGATGCAGCAGCAACGTATTGATATGAATAAGTATATTCGCAAGGATAGTATCCCTTGCTGGGGATGCGACGTTAAATAACGTCGCTAAGATGCGACGTTAAATAAATAACGTTGCTAAGATGCGACGTTAAATAACGTTGCTAAGATGCGACACTAAACTCTAATGAAGCGTCCGGCCGCTTCATTAGATTCTTACAGATAGGTAGGGTGAAATGTATACCTTTCTAGGTCTTTTATCAATTCTAATTGCACTCTTCGTAGTTGCAAAGGTCTATGCGAAGGAGGGATTTGTAGGGTTTGTGCCTTTGAACACCGATTCCAAGCCGAAGATACCTGACAATATTCCAACTCCGGTCAACGATGCCGTGATCAATCCTAAAATGGCATCAGATCTGCCAGGCAGTCTTCCGACGGCCCCCTATCAGCAGATCGGACGCAATCTGCCGACCCCCTATGCCGATCCTTCGCTCGTGAAAACCACTCGGCAGCGCATTCTGAATGTCCTCGAATCCTTGAAGGGATTTCTGGCCTTTCAGGCCACCGAGATCGAAGACCGCTCCGACCCCTCCATTCAGCTCCCGCTCCAAACCGCCAGGGGCGACTTCCAGCGCCTCGAGTCCGAGGCCAATGTGCTTCAGCGCAACCCTGGGCTCACGCCGCATATGACGGCCATGGAGATTGCCCAGATCGAGGACAATATGGCGTATTTGCAGGTGGAGGCCGAGATGGTGGGTGTGAACCGCCCCTACCAGAGTTCGGTGCACGATGCCGATCTGGAAGAAGGGTTCGAATCGGGGGATAAGACACCGGCAACGCTGCCCGAACTCCTGGATTTTTCCACTCGCATCCAGGCCGCCATCCAATCTTTAAGTTCTTCGGGCACGACCGATCCGATCGTACAGGCACGGATAGGGAATCTGACGGCCATGATGGCTGACGTGGATGCCGTGATTAGTAAGATCCAGTCGGGGGCGTTCCTCTCCACCCAAGTCCCGATTCTGCGGTCGGATATTGAGAAGGCTCTGCCGGCCTTGAGCAAGGTGTCGAGCCCTTTGCCGGCGATTCTGCGAAACTTGGCGAATAATTCGGGTCAGGGAGGACAGGGCGATGTTCTGAACACGCTTGTGCGCTATGCCGAGAAGATCTTTAGCAAGGCGGAGAATGGCTTCCATTTCAGTGTGAATTATGATGTGCAGAAGGGCTCTGTGGGCGGTGACATGGGAGTAGGACAGAATTCTAATCGATCGAGCCTCTGGGAGACGGGATTTCCGTCGGACCGTGATCTCGACCAGGTGGCGGAGAGTCCGGAACTGAATCGGATTCGGGCGCCCCAGAATACGTCAGATCCTTGGTCCCAGGATCCGAGGGCGGAGGGGCGGCCCTCCATGCCGTTCGATTGGCGCAGCCGATCCAATGCGATCATTGAACAGATTCAGAAACGCGAGATGAATCCGACAGATTTTGGGGCGATGCCGCGAGATGCCGTTGTGAGCAATGACTTTGGCTGGAAGGGATATGCGAAAATGATCTGCACGCGTCTCATGACGACGCAGCAAAATAAGATGGACGAGATGTGCGGCTGCCCGCCGCAGGATTGGGCCGGGTGGGGGACCTCAAGGTAGGTGGGGGACCTCAAGGTAGGCGGCTCCGCCGCCTACCTTGCCTCCCCCATACCCCCTGTTTACTTATGTTTGCTTACATTGCTTACGTTGCTTCCTTCGTGACAGGGGGTATGGGGGAGGCAGGTGCCGGCTTTGCCGGCACCTGATGTCCCCCAGTGGAACCGAAACCCCCTTCGCCCCGCTCCGTATTCATATTCACCGCATCAAACACCACCTCAAACGGCACCAGGCTCGGCATACAGATCTGGAAGAGGCGATCCCCTCTCGATAGATTGTAAGGGGCGTTCGAGCGATTGTCCACAGCCACCTTCAGCGTCCCTCGGTACTCCGCATCAATGATTCCGACCGAATTGGCCAAGCGGAGCGGCGTCTTGCTGATCGAGGAGCGCGGATACAAGTAATAGCCGTGCACAACAGACCCCTTTGGGCTTCGAAGTTCACAGCGAACACCGAGATCAATCATAGTGGTTGAGTTCGGCTCCAGAGTCAGTGCAGCCGGCATATACAGATCAAACCCGCTGTCCGTCGAATAATTAGACCTTGCCGCATACAGGGTCTGCAGGTCTTCGCTCATCTCTACAATCAAGGATTCCATTCTGCTATCTGCAGGGACTCTTGGATTGATCAAATTTTTATTATGCGGTACCGTTTAATATCAAATAACGCCCCTGGCCAGGGGCGTAATTAGATTCTTAACGGTATAAATTTAAACCGTCTGGACGGTTTAAATTTATATTATGCGGTAACAAATAGAGGTAGCATGCTACGGGATTATTTTGCACAAATGGTTGGGATCCTATTGGTCGGCGTCGTGCTCGGCATTGTCTTTCGGGGATCCATGTTTGTAGAGGGATTTGAATCAAAGAAGTGTACCGACTGTGCCCGCGAAATACATCCGCCGTGCCGCGAGACGGACCTGAGCCGCTATGTTCTGAAGAGCACGGTGCCGCCGTGCCCAAAGATGCCCGATCTAAGCAACTATATTCTGAAGTCCGAGGTGCCGCCGGTTCCTGATCTGAGCAACTATGTTCTCAAGTCATCCATTCCGAAGCCCCAGCCGGTTATTCTGGACTGCTCGAAGTGCAACCAGCCGAAGGGGGATTGCCCGCCGTGCCCGCGCCCTCGCTGCCCCGAAGTCATTTGTCCGGCTGCCCCGAAGTGCCCGCCGCCAGCGCCGTGCCCTCGCCCTGTCTGCCCGCCGGCAGTGGTCAAGTGCAAGGCGGAAGCACCGGTCGACAGCCCTGTGCGTCCCTTCTTGGCCCCGTTGAGTTACAGTCCGTTTGGCATGTAATGTGGCTCGACTCCGCGGAGTCGAGCCACTAAGCCACAACCCTTTCAAAAAAGAGGAGGTATCCATAATTGAATCCCATAATCTGCAGATCCGTAAACTTGGTGTACTTGAATCCCATTTCGGACGCAGATGCCACAATCTTTGCAATAGACGGCATATAGAGCGTGTGCTTCTGTCGCCGCACTTTGCCCTCGTCCTCCCCTTTAAACGTAAAGGTCTCCTTAAACGTCGCCTGATCCTTGATCAAAACAAATTCCGATGCATAGTCAAACTTGTCAAAGGCCGCCGCCGACGTCATAATCCGTTCCTTGCTATACTTCTGGGGACTCACGGCCAAGAACGGGTTTGCCACATCCGGTACCGGCTCGAACTTGTGTTTGTTTACAACCTCAATCGCGAGCCCACCGCCCGGTTTGATCCAGAGCGCCAGATTCTTAAAGAGAACATCGAGTTCCTTGAACGAATAGATGCTAAATGCGAACAGGCAAGCATGCGTGAACTCACTCGCATGGGCAATAAACGGCGCATAGGCATCCCCGTTCCGCCATAGAATCCGCCCCTTGTCCTTCTCGGCCAACGTGGTAGCAGGCAAGACCACTTCGTCCGCATAGTTCAGCATCGCCACGGACTTGTCCAGGCCACAGGCCACTCCGCATCCCTGTTTCACAAAGGCGCAGGCGCCAACCCCCGTTCCACACGCCACATCTAAAACCCTGTATTCGTCGATCTTAGGATCCTTCTTCTTCCACTCTAACAGTGCAATGGCCGCCTCCGCCTGCACTAAACCATCATGCTTGAAGATCTTGTTGTAGACCTTCGCGTAAAAGGCATCGTAGGGGTCATCGATCCAGCCGTTTGTGACATCGTCGGAGAATCCCTCCTGCAAACTAAAAGCCGGTGGGGCTAATCGATCCTGTACCACAATCGCTATATAATTGGCCAACAATAGTATCAGTATAACGGATAATATAATTTGCCATAGATCGAGACCCAAGAACATCCGCTACTCAGACCTCGATAATATTAATGCCGTTTCTTACGGCAAGTCTTCGCTCGCCGCGCTAACCCGCAGCCGCTCGAGAACGAAGCGATTCGCCTGCAAATAGACGTATAAGGGTCCTTGAAGTCAGGATCCATGGCGCAGCGTTGGCGCCAGAGCCAGGCGACAACGGACCGTCGACAACTCAGATCCCTTTTCGTCATTGTCTCGGCCTCTCGCCAGGTGGATTCTATAGTTCCTAGAACAGCCGGAAGTGTGTCCCAGAACTGCTCGTACCAGTGCATTCGCTGACTCGGTTCCATCGTGTTCCAGCGATTGCGAACACACGGATCTGCGCACCGCTTTGCTTGATCGGGGCAGTCCTGAATCGGCATAGATCCTTTGGAGGCCTCTTTCGGGTGATTGTAGGCGACGGCAAAGAGGAAATCCCAGAATGTGGCTAGGCGTTCCAAGGGCGGATATTCATTCATCCAGGTCGTGTACAATAATTTTACTTCTTGCAACGTAGGATTCTGCTCAGGATGGAGGCTCTGACTGCGTAGCTTGTCGTTCACGCAGTTATGGATCTCGTAGAGCCACTTGACGAGGGCCGCCTGTGAATTCAGCCCCTTTTTGTAATCATGAATCTTGTAGAAATCAGTCAAGGAGGTTCGACAGAACTTGCACGGCAGAATATAGGGAATTGTTTCCAAGAAGCGGCCATAGAGTGAGCGCTTGGCTGGACGATAGTCAAAGGTGGCTTGATGGAGGAGTTTCCAGCCCGAAGGCCCCCAGAACCGTGTGTCCATCCTCTTACTGATAAATTTAGATTTTAATTCCCAAGTCCATTACGGCAGGCAGATCCTTTATCAATGTTTCTAGCTCTTTTATCTGAATCAAGAGGGGTCTGAGAGTTTCATCGATCAGCAGTAATTCTGCATCGGTGGTCAATGCGCTTGCCAATGCACTAAACTTAACACGAACAGTAATCGTGACGGGCCCATAACTCTCGGCCGTTGGTGTTTCGGGCGCTATGAACTGGAAGGCCCCCATATCGAGCATCTGCGTGGCGAGCTCTTCCAAGTAGGTACGAAACGTGGGGCACTTGGTGCTGAACATGATCTGTCGGTCATTTGTACAGCCCAGTCCAATCTCTTTAAAAATAGTTGAAATCCACTCAGTTCCCTTGCTGTGCTGCTTCGCATGATTGATCAGATTCAGTTGATCGGCAATTATGCGATAAGCCGGCCGCTCTTTCCAGTCTGCAGGCAGATCCCCTGGGGGGAGTTTAATAGGACGGACACCATAAAAGAATACATCTATGCCGTCTTGTCCATCTAGTTTAACGAGCGCGTCGATCTCTTCAGTGGAGATAGAAGCAGCCATCCCTATCGGTACCGCCTAATATAAATTTAAGCCCCCGCCCATTATGGGTGGGGGCTTAAATTTATATTAGCACTAGTGTTAAGAATCTAATTAAGCCCCCTCCTGTGGAGGGGGCTTAATTAGATTCTTATCGGTACCGCCTAAAAAGAACAAGGAGTCTAAATGCACGACTCTACAACGAATAGGTGATGGCAATTGGTGCAATTGTTCTGCAAGGGGTTCAGTACGTTGTCTATGACAACGGATTGCGTATACTCCTACCGAAAAATTCAGCCTGGATCCCCGGAGATATAGTTGATACGAGTATTAATGCTGTGATTGCTAGGCAAGAACAGATGACCCTTGCTATTGTACGAGGGCGGTACAAGACCAATGCATTCCTGTTCTGTCCTTTGCTCGGCCCCCTCTACAATCCGTTGATTGTCGGATCCCATGAAATCGGCACCACGTGGCTTCTGCACATTCCATCGGACCTCCAACAGCCGCCGACGCTGGTAAAACAACTCGGCTCCGTATACGATCGCACCTCCGATCTGAATGCATTGATTGCAACCTATCTGCACAGCCCCTCTTTGCCTTGGACACGTCCTTCGTATCAGGCACCCCTCTATACCCGAGAGCCGCAAGACCAGCGGTCTCTGGACACCTTTTCGATCGATCCAGAGGGCTGCAAGGATGCCGACGATGCCCTTACGGTTCTGCCGGCCGAGAACCGCATTCTCGTGCATATTGTGGACATTCATAGCCATGCATCCGAAACAGAACAGCAGGCGTTCTTGAAAGCCTTCACACTCTATCTGCCTCATAAGAACACCCATATCTTTCCATCCGAGGACGCCGAAGATCGCTTCGCACTGAAAGTGGGGGTTCCGAGGCCGGTGATCACGATCGATATTCGATTCAAGGCCGGCAGCGCTCACGTGGACGCCTTCGACCTCTATCGGTCCACCATTGTGAACAAGCGGGCCTACACCTATGAAGAGGTCTTGCCGCGACTAGAGAAGGATCCGTACATACAATCGCTCCTGTCGCATATGTCCACGAACACCCTCCTACTTCCAACGATGCAGCTTGCAGTCGATCCAGTTTCAGGGGCACTGACAGGGTGTACGGCGGTCACGAACGTCGATCTCGCCCATAAGTTCGTGGAGCGCCTCATGGTCTTGGCCAATATGCTCGTAAGCCAGCATCTGTCCGAACATCCGCAGACCCGGGCGACCTATGGCCGGATTCCCCAGCGCTTCCATTCGAAGCTGAAGGCCATTCCTGATGCCAATCCATCCCTTTCCGTCATCGCCAACTCCTTTTTGGCCATTAAGTCCTATTCGGCGGCCACATACGATGCCGATCAGACCGGGCATTTTGGCCTCCAAGTGCCGACCTACACCCATTTCACCAGCCCTATTCGTCGCTATTTTGACTGCATTCTCCATCATATGTTGGCGGGGGCGGTCTATGAAGATGCGGCCCTGGATGCTATGCTAACCCATATCAATGGCCAAGAACGCAAGGTGGAGGGGCTCCAGAAACTGTTTCGGCAATGGAAATTCTGTGACTATTTGAAGGTTGGCGCAACCTGTAAGGCCCTTGTCACAGGAATCAATCGCGCGGGCGTCTATTTCCTGATTGAGGAGTTCATGTTGGACGGATTTGTCCATGTGAGTAAATTGGGAGGGGGGCGTTGGATCTATTCGGAGAAATCCCTGACATCCGATTCGACCGTTCTGCATCTTGGCTCCTCCCTCGATCTTTGCGTTGAATCGGTGGATCCGATTCTGTCAACAATTGACTGGACTGTTGTTACAACAGTTGTTACTGTTGTTGCAAAATAATATTGCATTCTAATAAGGAGATGCCCATCTACGACGTATTTCAACCAGGGCTCCGACGGGGTGCCGAGCGTCTCCCCTTTGACCCGTCGAAGGCCTATGCCTACGTTGAACACCCGACGGAGGGATGGCGCGTCTATTTGCGCACCGCCGTATTCCTGCATCAGGCCGGCGATTCTAAAATGGATCATTTTCTGGTGTTCCGCAATTCCAAAAAAGGAGCTTCTGCGGGTACCTGGGAACCGCCCAAAGGCCAGATGGAGGGCAAGGATCTGCTGCGTCATGCGTCGGAACCCCTGCTCCCTCTCATGGTTCAGTCGCTGATGCGAGAAGTGGAAGAGGAGGCCCATATCACGGAGGTCCTCGGAATTCGCTACACGCGGCTCGTATTCCAGAGCGTCGAAGACAATTATCCACGGGACAAAAAATGGTTCTTCCAGTATCACCTGTTCCAGGCCACCGTGACGCCACAAGTCGTACAAAGCACCTTCCACACCTTTCAGTGGATGAAAGAGCATCCGAAGGCTGTTCAGCGCTGGAAGCGGGATCGGAGGGAGACAGACGACGTGGCCTGGTTTCACCCCAAACGGACTCCTCTCAATCCTCGCTGGTGTCCTACGATCGTATTTGCCTATCTCGACGAGTTTGACCGTTGACTAGATTTTCTCTAGTTTTACCGCCAAACCCGAGGTATCGAGCTGCTTTTGTAGCAGTTCTCGGCTCGAATCCCTGTAATTAAAGGTACAGGTATGTTCCGAGGCTGGCAAATGATTCACGCAGAACCCTTTCTCACACTTGCACATATAGGCCATGGTCAAACGGGCCTTGCACAGAGTGCACTTCACCTTCTTCGTTGAATGTATGGATTGCATTTGATTGCAGTGCTTGATAGTTATATGCGTTTCTTTAACACCTATAACTATCAAATTTTAAACCAGGGTATGCAGTCCTTCTGGAACTCCATGATTGTTCCATGGCCGCGCGCTCGGTTCGAACCCGTTCTGAGAACAATGGAACCGAGTACAGTCCCCTTCCATGTAGCCACCCAACGAGACGTACCGCGACTCACAGAGTTCCTAGAACAGTTCTTCGGTCGCGAAGTGACTCTCAAACCTGTTCTCAAACCGGCCCAGGAGATCATTCTCTGGATCGAACGGGACAACCAGATTCTGGCCACCATTCGCTACAAACCCAGCGCCTTTTTTGAAGGCCAGCCCATCCACCTGATCGACTGCTTCTGCATCCATCCATCGGCACGGAAAACCGGCCTTGCTACGCAACTTCTCACGGCTCTCCATGACCATACGAACCGCCGCCATCTCCGCTACAGTCTCTTCTTGAAGGAAGGGAATCCCTTGCCGCTGCACATACCCTTCTATTCGTCGTCCTACGCGTATCGCAGAACGCCGCGTTCTAAGGCGTCAATCAAGGACTTAAAGCCTTTAAGTCCTCATAAGGCAGCGGCCCTCGTCGCGCACTATCGCCGCCTTCGACCGGACACGGTCTGGATCTATGATGAAGCGAACCCGAATCAGCTATGGCGATTCTGGAAACAGGGTCTGAACTGGATGCTGGCCTGTATACAGGATTCGTTTCAGGAACTGGAGGGCGGGCGTATTGGCTGGATGACCGCATTTTTTGCATCGGGGGACTATGATATCAATCAGATGGTAGTGAATCTGCCGTTTGATTGGATCTGGATTGACGCCGCATGGCTACATAAAACAGAGCATTGGACACGGGATACGACCTTTCATTGGTACGCATATCAGTGGACCACGTGCCTTACGATTCGTGATTTTTATGGAATCGTGGTCTAAGTGTAGCACTGAACAGCCATCGGCTGCATAGAAATTAAGGGATACTTCCGTTCCTTTGGAGCAAATTCCTGTTCTTGGCCGAACCCTTCTCGAACGGAAATGGTCATAAGAATCGCAGTGCCGATCAGAATTGCAAGAAGCATCACTGCGAATGAGATCTTTGCCATACTAGCTCTATTTAGGTCATTCTAAATTAGTAACAGACACCGAAAAGAGAACAATTGCTGCCTGGGCAATCATCGTCGTTGTTACAGAACATAGGGCCTCTCTCTACCTCTTCGGGATACGCATAGGTGGTGACAAACCAGGTAGCAGGAAGCCAGCCATACCAGCTGGATCCGTACCCGCCTCTAGATCCATATCCACCATACCTACCGCTGGATCCGTACCTGCCTCTAGATCCATGACCCATTCCATGACCCATTCCTGATCCATGACCATGGCCCATTCCATAACCCATTCCTGACCCATGGCCCATTCCTCCAGATCCATGACCACCTCCACCTCCACCACGAAATCCTTCCATCTGATGTGCATACAAGAGAAAACCACCTACCGCAAGTAGTAACAAAAAGATTGTGAGTATTGATTTCATCCCTACTAATTAAAATCAAATTAAGGTCCGCGCGGCACCTCTTCCTCATCCGTTTTCAGAATGGTAGACACACCTTCACGATAGAGTTTCTCGCAATTCTCATAATAGGCTACCAAGGTACGACGGGTAAGCTGATTAATACGATTTATCTCCGCAATCCCCTTTAGAAATATATTCTTGTTAATCACAATCGACTTGACGCCGCTCACATTTACAATTGTAAATAGCTGTTCGAGAATCTTGCCGCATTTCTCTGCATGCGCCACCTGTGCCCCAAACAGCTGCGCGACCTTCTGAATAATTGCCGACCCCTCCGTGCTTTTAATAGGGAACTCCCGAGTTATATACGTATTGCAGTTAGCCGTCATCCGTTCATCTTTGATGTCATCTGCAGAATAGACTTCGCCCTGTGACCGTTTCACCTCAGGCCGCTTTTCTTGTATAATCCGAGCATACTGCCCCGTTTCACTCTTCTCACCCTTGTAAATCTTGGTCATCTTGATCAAGAATTCCATATATTCATTCATAGAAATGGGCGATTTCGTAATCTTATATTCTCGGAATTGATTGTCATCATAGAACAACTGGGTCAATAAGCGAATGCCGTCACTGTCGAACAGGGATTTGCCCATCGACGGAATCGCCGTTAATCGCGGCACCACCTTTCCGTCCTTTTCCTGATATAAGAATTGCTGCTCGCAGATGGCCGGCGTAAATGTGTCATTCATGTGATTTCCGAGGAGCTGCAAGGCCCGTGCGGAACAGAGGGCAATTGGCCGATCCACGCGCAGCCCATTAATCGGCTTGAAATCGAAGACCGATTTGATGGAATCCTCGAGGGATACATTTCGTCGCGTCGTATTCGCCGCAGCCACTTTTCGTCGCAACCCGAGTTCTTGGTCTATTATCTGTTTCAAAGAAACCATAAATTTCTCAATAGGAATTCCTTCTGAGCGCGTCTTTACAAAGACCCTATAGTCTGCGCCGACGAGTTCAAATCGAAATTCACTGTTCCGCACGCCATAGATGGACTCAAATATACGATCTAACTCGACCTCGCCCAGATCGCGCATCTTATCGGTCGAATAGTCCTGTGAACGACTGGGCAGCCTGCGATTCAGCTCGGTTAGGAGCATTTTATACTGAACTTCGCGGATTCGAAGATAGTTTCCGCTTTCTCTACGACCCGCGCCTGTTACAATAGAGGTTTCTACCGCATAGAAGTTAGTTTTTGCACCCGTAGGGGTATCAAAGAAGAGGGTTGCATTTGTTTCGCTGGCCTTGGACTCTGTGAATCCGCCCCTTGGATTGAGACGAAAAGATCCTTTGAAATTAGGAATCTGAAAGAGATAGCCGCCCTCCTCTGATTTCTCTGCACGAGGCACGACTTCTAGTTTCCCGATATTCCTGTCCGTGACGAGTCCCCGAAAGAGTTTGAATTTACCGAGTTCTTCTTCTTTGAGGGCGGCGCCCCCTGCCTGATGGACAGTGTTCAGATGGGCATTGTTTCGTCGTGTTGAATTGCGATACGGCGTAATGGATTCAAAGCGGCGGTCTACTGTGCTATTCTTTGGAGCGCCAGGGGCACCATAGAAATCGATCTCTCGGTCAAAGGTGATCGATCGTAGATCAATCCCCTGCTCCTTGACGGCCTTACTGATTACTTTGGCATCGTCAATGAGCGTAAGGGCAATGGCCCCATAGATCTGAAAAATACGGATATAGAAATAGGCCAAGAACAGGCAGAGACTCTCGCGCTCTGCCTTCTCTTTGGGCGACGGAGTTATGAGTTTATCAATGGGCTGGAACACGAGTTTGCCGGCGCTTCCTCGTGCAGGGGCAAAGGAGAGGCTTCGAAAGGTGGTGTCGAGACGATTGGCCAAAAAGATGACGTACTTGCTGCATTCGGTGCGGCTCGCAAGTCGATAAAAATCGTTGATATTGAGGCGTTCAATCATATATTTCATAATCTCGTCGCAGAAACGACGGACATTGCCGGTTGCTTTTAGGGAGCTTTCGTGTGTAGTGCCGCTTGCTCCGACGCCCATTGCCCTACCATGGGGGGACAATTAGTTGTTGGCGGGCTTTGCCCGCCAACAACTACCCTCCCCCCTACCCCCTGTCCAGGGATAAGCAACATGCGCAACATAAGCAACATGCGCAACATAAGCAACATAAGCAACATAAGCAATATAAGCAACATAAGCAACATAAGCAACATAAGCAACATGCGCAACATAGGCAATATCACATAATTTACCCTGGACAGGGGGTAGGGGGGAGGCAGGGACAGGGCGTTAGGGAGGAAACCTCGGCCAAAGGCCGAGGTTTCTATCCCTAACGCCCTGCCCCTGATGTCCCCCCCCTGAATAAACGTTCCAGATCCCCTGCATGCAGTTCGAGGCGTCGCAAGCACTTCTGCAGCGTAGCGATCGAAATATCACTAGCATCGGCGATCTGCTGTAAACCAATGTCCAGCACTTCGCACCGTTTCAGTACAAAGGCCACGCAGCCAGCGGCTAAACTCGGCGGCATATTCTCTTGGCCGAGGCCGAGCAGCTCCACCTGTTCGGCCACACGGGTGCACAGGATGGTCAGGTGTTCTTGTTGGGCCCTCTGCAGCGGGAGTTTTGAAAGCGGCAGTGCAATATATTCAATAGCTTTGGTTGACGTGGCGCTTGTCTTGGCCTTCGTCAACGAGAGAAGTCCCTTTTGACGAGCCATCGCTAGAAGCTCCTGGAGCTGTTTCAAAGCCTTCGTAAAGGAGGCACTGCTCAGGGCGAACATATCGGCAATGTCCTTCGGCTTTCGGGGGCTGCCGGATTCCTTCAAAACCAGATACATGCAGCCGGCGAGCATGGCATCGCGACTGAGCCCCTGGCGCCCACCGATCTCCTTGATCGTGATGTACATACAGCGGCTGCTCTCAATCACGGATTGGTTGAGCCCCCGATTTAGGCCAATTAAGGACAGGCGCTCATTGGCCTGCATGATCGATCGCTCCTTATAAGGTACTGTGTTCCAGGTATGATACTTGCGCACTTTGTACATGGTCTTGGCTTTCCCTTGTCCCAAGATCACCGTGCCGAGAGACGCTTGAGGCAAGGAAGGATCCTGGGGTGCGCCCACGCGGGTCGGATCGCCACCGCGATCGTCGTTGCTGAAGAAACGATATTCTGCCGTAGTGTCAAAGGGGCGACTAATCACATCCCCGCAGCTCTTGCAGATCAGAAGATCGGATCGGTCGAAGCAGTCTGACTTCAGGCAGGCGGGGCAAGTGTCCGCTGAACAGGGCTCACGAGCCTTGTCATCATCCTCGGCCCATCGTACACACAATTCGATGGGCCGAGGCTGTTTTTGGAATTTGGTGAAGATCAGTTCCATTGCCTGGAAAGGAATCTGAAATATTTTTCAAATTTTATACCCTTGGGTGGGGGACATCGGTTCTGCCCGCCTTCGGCGGGCAGAACCGCCTCCCCCATGCCCCCTGTTTATTTAAATCGGGGGATAGCTCTCCTGTCGCCTTCGGCGGGCAGAACCGCCTCCCCCATGCCCCCTGTTTATTTAAATCGGGGGATAGCTCTCCTGTCGCCTTTAGCAAGCAGAACTGATGTCCCAAGTCCCTGTTTATTTAGACCGCTGGGCTTTTTAAATGCCCGTTGGTCTAAAGCGGCAGGAATTTATTTGGAGTTAAACATTCTCTCCAACTCCGCCTCCTCTTTTTTAGAGAATACGATGGTTATGTCCTCCTCTTCCGTTGTAGATTGAGGCTCTTCTACTAGCATCATCCCTTTTTGAGGCACGTAAATCTCAATCATTTTCTTTTTCTCTCCAATAACCTTCATTATAGAAGGCCTCTTACCGGTAAACGTAGTCCCTGTGATGATCAATACCATTCTGTGCGGCGCTATTGTGTATTTTGGAAATTAATTTTTTAGGCTTCAATATTTCGTACCGCTTAGTATAAAATTACGCCCCCTGCAATTTGCAGGGGGCGTAATTTTATACTAAGCACTAGTGTTAAGAATCTAATTAAGCCCCTGGCCAGGGGCTTAATTAGATTCTTAACGGTACTACCTGCTGATTGTAGACCATGGGTCTAAATTAGTTGGATCGCTTTGCCTTCTTCTTGCTGCGGCGGAGCTTTGCCTTCTTCTTGCCTCCTTCTTGTTCTTGGGGGACATCGGTTCTGCCCGCCTTCGGCAGGCAGAACCGCCTCCCCCATGCCCCCTGTTTACTTAGATTAGTTGGATCGCTTTGCCTTCTTCTTGCTGCGGCGGAGCTTTGCCTTCTTCTTGCCTCCTTCTTGTTCTTGCTGTTCTTGTTGTTCTTGTTGTTCTTGTTGTTCTTGTTGTTCTTGTTGTTCTTGTTGTTCTTGTTGTTCTTGTTGTTCTTGTTGTTCTTGTCCCTGTTCCTGCATAGAACCGCCGCCAATCATTCCATTTGCTGCAGGATTTAGTACAGAGTGGCTAATCGTGATATTTCTATACAATAAATTGATAGCATTTGCAATTATTGGAGCCAGAAGATTGTGAACTGCCTCTACAGTGGCCTTGTCTTCGGCAACAGGGACTGATAATAATGCATGCAAGGCCCCTCCAGTAAGAACTCTGCTTGCGCTATATGTCATATATGCATTAATATCATCATCATCTAGCAATAGTGGCAGTCCTGGCGCCGTCCAATTCTCCCCCATACTTCTTATAAGTTCTTGCTCTAGACGTCCAGAAACATCGGTTGCACCCGACCTATGAAATTTAGAAAATGTATTCTTGTACAGGTCTTTATATGCAACTGGGTACAGGGATTCTCCACCAGTTTCAGGAGGAGAAGAATCGGTCGTTATATCACGCAGCAGTTGTTTCGCAATTCCAGATGCATCGGGAATGGCTTCTCCTAGAACAATTGCCTGTACATCGAGTTTACCACCATAGTCCCAGTTGGTTCCAGGCTGTCGTGTTATATCCCAATTGTTAATAGCACACTGATAGGCCTGCAAGGCCTCTTCCATCGCTTTCTGAAAAATAGTTTTAATATCATCGGCCGTTGCAGCATCGCCGGCTCTGTCCACTATATCTTTCGGCATTTCAGCAACGGATCCGAGTGTTGCAGAGAGGGCTTTAAATGCTGTGCTCGCAACTGTGTATGCGGCGGGCATAGGAGGTTCCTCAATCTTTAATTTGTGAGCAACTGCCGCAATTTTTAAATACATGTCTTTCGTGGATAGTGCACTATTGCTGTAGATATCTGTAATGCAATCGACATAGAGAAGGCAGCGAAGAGCATAGGATGCAGATTCACGCGGGGTAGCTAAATATATTTTTTTAATTACATCGACACTCATTTTTATAGCAGCAGCATCTGTTAATGTTGCAAAATCTGTAATGAAAGTATCATTCGGTTTAGCAGGCCATGAAATAGTCGCTACTTCATTCTTCAATGCAGTAAATGCCTCTTTTACTTGACTTAACGAAAAATCTGCCGCAGTACCGGCAAGCATACTGCTGTTTACAAGCGTGCTCATATCTAGGCGAGTCAAACTTCTTAGAACACGCTGCATAGGTAAGATTTGCATAGACGGTATAGGGGTTGCACCGATTGATGTTGTTGCTGTTGCTGCTGTTGCTGTTGCTGTTGTTGCTGTTGCTGCAGATCCAGAATCGGCTATAGCCGCCTGAATCACCCCAGAGGCCGCCAGTTTCTTTTGGAAATCACCTATCTTTGTCTTATCATTAGTATCAATATACTTATAGAGTGCATCTGTAATTTTAACAACAGTATCTGTTGCACTAAGTGCCTTTGATACAGACGCCATCCTCTACTTTTCCTTCTATATTTAATTATCGCTTATCGTCGCATTTATTCTTCCTTTTCCTTACGTAGAGGGATGAGTCAATCATCCGATGTTCCACAACAAGGCAATGAATCAAGATCGTCTATTCTGCCGACGGCCGCCCCTGGAGGCCTCGGGTTCTTCGGAAGTCCGTACTCCGCCGCCGATCAACTCCCCAATCCCGTGGCCTATGGGTGCGCAGACGGAGACTCTATGGATTCTGTTATAGGCTGTGTCAGCAGTGTTGCCGCCTATGTAGATACAATAGGATTCGGACAGTCTTCGAGCTTTCTTACGGCAGGCTTGCCCATTAAACCGCTCGGAGTGAACTACTTTATGAATACGGGTCAGATCTGTGACAACGGCGCCACCATGTATGAGTATTTTGCAGGCATTCCTGAAGGAAATGCACTGGGTACGAAGGTTCAGAAGGCGATGTCGGATATGGGCTTGCCGGCGCTCCGAGGGTTGGCGCCGGGAATGGTGGAAGATGCTCAGCATGCACTGAACCCGATGCCGCTGCTTAATTCCATGCTCGGATCGGGGTATCCTCGGTGTATGCAGGTCACAAAGCAGGTGGGAGATATGACGGGGGCGATTGCGGATCCGGATACGGGAACGCCGTGGATTGAGAATCCTGAAACGGCATACAAGGGATCCAATGGCCTCTATTACCAGACTCGCTGGGTTCAGGCGCTCAGCAACGATGGATATCCGATTACGCTGGACAAGACGGCGTGGGATGCGACCCCGAAATCACTGAATCCGGATGGGACGCCGAAGTCCATTTCGGGATTTCAGTCGATGATAACGAGTCCGCCGAGCTTAGCGGTGCTCGGAATCTTGCTGGTGCTGGGGTTTGCGTTCGTAAGACCCCGACTTGGAGCTTAGTGGAGTTCGACTCCGCGTCGAACTCCGATTGTTCCGCCCTTAAGGACGGAACAAGAATATCATCCCTGCTTCCTTTGGAAGCAGGGATGATCCGATTGTTCCGCCCTTAAGGACGGAACAAGATGATCCGAAGGTAAAATGATGGATGCTCGTGCATTTACCCTAGGAATTAACATGTAATTAACTTCATACCACTTTTAGTCTTTACAAAACACTAAAAGGATGTATTAAAGTGATAACTTAGGGTAAATGCACGAGCAATACTCGCCCAAAGGGCGAGTATCCATCATTTTACCCTGGGATATGCGCGGAGTCGAACTCCGCTTAGCTCCTTTTGAGCGTCTTGTACGCATAATACGCCGAGGCGCCTCCCGCAATCTGGGCCGTCGCATAGCCAAGGAGTTCCATCGGCTTCAGCGCCCCGTCCAGGAGCGTGGCCACCGAGACCGCCGGGTTGACATGACCACCGCTCACGTCCGCCGTCAGATAGATCACAAGGGCCAGTGCCGCGCCGATGACCAGGGGATTCCCCATAGAAACGAAGATGACAAGAATAAAGAAGAAGGCGCCAACATATTCTGCAAGGTACGATGTGGCGGTGACACGCATTCTACTTTAGAACGGACATATTTTACTGAACGGGTGAGACATCCGTGACGGGCTGGTAGATCGGCACGTTGGTGTTCTGGGTGGCGGCGGCCGGCGCATTGCCCGATACATCCAGGTACGTCGGAGACAGGCTGATAATGGTGGCGGGGCTCGCCCGGTAAAACACATTTATGGCGCCGCTCGAGATCTCCGCAAACTTGGAGGAATTGTACATGCCGGTCTGGGGATTAAACTGGGGGACAAAGACGCCCGTCTGCGCCGCATTGGCCTGCTGCCGCGCCCGATCAAAAAAAGCGGCCTCATTGCGATCCCGCTTGAGTTGCGTGAGGCATTTCGCATCGTAGTTGCGGGTGGACATTCTCTCCTTAGACCTTCGATTCCTTTTTAGTTAGGCAGTTATTATCGCCAGATTTTAGACGGCACTCTTCGGCGGCTTCTCGGCCGGACGCAACAGCTTCTGGTTCGTAACCAGGCGACTCCCAATGCACATGGTCTCCAGTTCCTGCATGAGCAACTTGGAGGCATAGGGAATCTGAATATGGGCGAAGTTCGTGGTGTTAGAACAGCCCATGCAAGCCCAGATACCCTCCTTTTCGTTTGCAATGGCGATCAGGCCGCATTCGCGGCACGAGTAGCACAAGAATGCGTCCGAGCACTCCATCAGGCGCTCCTTGGTAAATTCGCTCATTCCGTGGCCAATGACGCAGTCCCTCTCCATTTCTCCGAAGCGCAGGCCGCCGTCACGGGCACGCCCCTCGGCCGGCTGCCTCGTCAGCATCACCAAGGGACCCGACGAGCGGCTGTGGATCTTGTCGGCCGAACAATGCCTTAAGCGCTGGTAATAGCAGGGTCCCACAAAGATGCTCGTCTCCATCATGCGTCCCGTATAGCCATTGTACATGAGCTCATTTCCATAGGGCTCCAGGCCGTAGGTGTCCCGGAGAATGGCGGCCAAGTCATCCACCGTAGAGGCGTTAAAGGGCGTCCCATCCCCGAGAGCCCCTGCACAGCAGCCGATCTTGCTCATGAGCGTCTCCATGAGCTGGGCGATCGTCATGCGGCTCGGAATAGCATGGGGATTGATGATGATATCCGGGACGATGCCCGAGGCCGTCTGAGGCATGTCCTCGGGATTGAGAATCATGCCCGTCGTGCCCTTCTGCCCGTGGCGACTGCTAAACTTGTCGCCAATCTCAGGGATTCTGTCCTGGCGCATGCGAATCTTGGCAAAGGAGTATCCCTCGCCATTGCGATTCTTGTAGACACGGTCCACATAGGCGCTCTCGTTGTTCCTCGGAGTCTTCGAGACATCGCGGCACGTCTTGGACCCGGCCGGTAGCGTCTTGCCCGTCGGAATCCGCAGAGGCACCACCTTGCCAATGAGAACATCCTCGGGCGTCACATAGGTGTTCTCCGCAATAAATCCGTCCGATCCGAGCTTTCCGTAGTTCGCATTCTTCATGTGTTTCGTGACCTCGATGTCCGGGCTGCAGAAGCGCTCCTCCTCTCCCGACGACTGGTTCTTCTTCTCTTCGTCCTTGTACGTCCGATAGAAGATGCTCCTAAACCGGCCCCGGTCCAGAGATCCCCGGTTAATCATATTGGAATCCTCCTGGTTGTAGCCCGTGTAGGTCATAATCGCGACGACTACATTGGAGCCGGCGGGCAACTTCTGCGCCCCGTAGAACTGGCTGTTGAAGGGGCTGACCATAGGAATCTCGGGATAGCAGAGCAGGTGGCTCATTGCATCGAAGCGCTCCTGGAAGTTCAGGGCAAACATGCCCATTGCCTGCTTGGCCATTGCACTCTGATAGGCGTTACGGGGACTCTGGTTGTGATCCGGATAGGGGATCATGGAGGCAATGGTGCCGAGCATCACGGAGGGATGAATCTCGACGTGCGTACGGCTGGTGTCCTTCAGTGCCGTCTCGTAGTCCATGGCGATAAAGGCGCCGTCCGTTTCGCCGGCGTCGATGTACTCGATGAGATGCTTGCCCGTGGGACTCGCCCACAACAGGAGATCGTTCCACTGGCTCAAGGCCTCAATCTGGGCCTTCAAGCCAGGCGTGGCCGCGATCTCCCGCAGCGCCGGCGCATACAGAATAGGGCGGACGACGCGGCCGGCCTCCGTGGTCAACCAGAGTTCCTTGAGCGCATTCTTCCAGACAATGCCCGTGTGGATATGGATCATGCCGGATCGCTTGGCCTTGCGCAGAGAATCGACCATCGCGGGTGCGTCGGCGCACAGAACCACGCCGATCCAGGAGCCGTTCAGGAAGACACGTACATCGTTAAACTTCTCCTCCAATGTCGTTAAGCGAATGGGCTTCAGCGTTCCGAGACGCTGCATATGCAGGAAGACAGTCGCGGGGCTGCTGAAGATACTGATCAGGGTGGTGCAACTCATGTTCTTGATCACGCCGACACCGTGACCCTCTGGCGTTTCGCACGGACAGATCATGCCGTACTGCGAATTGTGCAGCTTGCGGGGCTCAATGAGCTTCGCCGTCTTGTCAATGGGCGTCGACAGACGGCGCATATGGCTGATGGCGGACGCGAAGTTCAGGCGATTGAGCACCTGTGAGACGCCGACCTTGGACGGACCCCCGATCTTGCCCGAGCCGAAGTTGCCCGTGGCCAAAGAGCTCTTCAAGGCCACGTCGAGAATCGTGGACTTGATGATCTTGTTGATGTTGTTGATGTTCACGATCTCCGACCAGTTCCCCGTGGCCTTCCACGAGCCGCCGTGGATCTCCTTACTTAGGCAGGCCCGCATATCCTTCACCATGCGATTGTTATAGGTCTTGCGCAACAGGTCCGCCAACAGGAACCCGGGCACATCCACGCGCTTATTGGGATAGGCGTCGCGATCGTCCTTCTGGATCCGCTGGCTCGAGACCCACAGCACCTTGCGCGTCATGTGGGCGAGGAAGCACGCCTTTTCGTATTCCATGCCCGAGCCGCCGATATGGGGGAAGAGCTCCTCGGCCAGAATATCGCTGACGACCATCTGCCTCTGGCTCTTGGCGGACCAGCTGCTGATATGCTGGGAGAGCCACTCGATCGCCAACTCCTTTTTCGTAATGAGGGAGGCTTCCTGGATTGACTCCTCGATGATGTTGTCGTACGTGGGATCTCCCTCTGAGCCCAGAATGAGCTCATAGATGTCGCGATCCGACTCGATGCCGAGCGCCCGAAACAGGATAAAGAGCGGGATCTCCGTCTTGATGCGGGGGATTGTCGCCTTCAACATGGTCACGAGATTGTTCTTCGGATGATACATGATCTTGACGGAGTTCGACTTGGGGACCTGGTCGTTATCCGGCCCGATGCACTTGATCTCCACGACCTCCTTGTCCTTGATGTTCATGCGGCCGTTGCGAAAGACAAAGGGGCGATTCTCAGACATGCGCTCCATGCTGATCATAGTGCGCTCACCGCCCATGATGATGAAGTAGCCGCCGATGTCCTCGGCGCACTCACCGAGAAGCCGCGGCTCCACGTGCCGCTGATCGTTCAGCAAACAGTACTTGGATCCGACCATAATGGGAATCTTGCCCATGTGGACATTGGGGAAGACACGCACTTTTGATTCCCGAATGGAGCCGCGCGTATGGTCAATAAAGGTCGTCGTGACCTTCACGTCGACGTTCAGAGGGGCCGCATAGGTCAGATTCCTGTGACGAGCGTCGTTGGGCAACATGGGATGTACGGCGCCGTTGTTCTCGAAGATGGTCGGCTTGCGAATCGAGATCTTCTCGAACTCGAGACTGATCTCGTATTCGTGATTGATGGCGCGATGTGCAACAACAGGGACTGGTACTGTTGTTGCTGTTGGTTGAATCAGCGCATTCGCCGCCGTGGTGGACAACCCTGTGGCCGCCGCCAAAGCAGACCGAGGTCCGGCCAAGGGAATCTCCGGCGAGCCGCGGCTCGTAATGGGATTTGCCATAGTAATGATTTCAGGAATATCAGTTTCAACAAATTGATTAAAGGATCCAATTTGATGAGCCAGTACTTCCCTGCCTTCGGATTGGTTAAAGTAGGCACGAAGGAGGTGCCGATAGGTGGGCAAGACAGATTCAGTGGAACGATTCATGGTGAGCCTTGAAGATACTCTGTGCTAGAGTCTTAAACTCGATCAAATTTAGTGCTGATGGAAAAATGATGGATGGTCGCCGACCATCACTTGTGCATTTCCCGCTAGAGTTGAGAGGGGGGCATGGCTAAATTTATGATATCTGCATTCTATAGGGATGTCCGATGTAAAACAGGTTCAGATCACGGGGGGCGCTGAAATTATGGGTGGAAAACGGCGGCGATCACGAAAAGGGGAGACGGGGTCCAAGAATCAGACCTTGCAGGTGCAGAAGGGCGGGGATTGCGTCAAAGGGTATTTGAATCCCATGCTCGTGAGCAGCGCCGCGTCACTCGGGGAGGCGTTTAAGCCCCCGATGCCTTTGGCAGAAGTCTCCAAGCCAATTCCGGTGGCCGCCGCGGCGCTTCCGTCGGCAAGTCAGGCGGGTGGCTCGGCTGTTTCCACAACTAAAGTCGAACTCCGCAAGGCTCCTCCCCATAAGAAGGTGCAGCTGCATTCCAAGAAGGCCGTCACCTTTGCCAAGGGGCAGACCAGGCGCAAGACGCGGAAGATTATCCTCGGCCTCAAGGCCATGGAACATCGGATGACCCGGGCCAAAAAGATCAGTCAGCGCATGAAGGAGATGCCGATTGAACAGCTCAAGAAGCAACTCGTAGAACAGGGGCTTATTAAGGTCGGGAGCAAGGCCCCCGAGTCCATTCTCCGTCAGATTGCAGCGGATGCGCAGATCGTCGGGGGGAATGGGCTTTAAATAGCAGGTATGAATAGGGCACGAGAATGGATAATTTATTAAAAATTGCTCAATGGAAAAGGGCATTGAAGAAAAAAGAAAAAGACCTCGCTGAGGCGGATGGCACCGTGAGAAGTAATTATGCTAAAAAAGGAAATGAACGTATTGTGCGAATACATGTAGCTGATGTTATACGTATCAAACATGAAATTGCGTCTTTAGAACGAGATATAGCAAGGCTTGAAGCAATTGATAGTGGTGTAGTTGCGACTAAAAGGTCTGCGGCGGCAGTTAGTGCACTGCCTAGACATTCGGCAAGTGGCGCAATTACAGCGCCAACCTCTAAGTTTTTTGACAGACATATGGCGGCTGCTGTGACAAGAGCAATTGAACATCCTGATAGGAAAGAGTTTGTCGCTGATTTAAATGCATATATGGCCGCAAACGGTACAAGACCTACACCGTTTGCTGGCTCGCAAGCATTTAAAAATGCAGTTTCGAGAGCAATAACGCCCGAGAAAGAAATAGAACAGGCGAAAGCACTTGAAGCTAGTTTAAGAGCTAAACTAGCTGCCGAGGAGAAATCCTCTCCAAGTGCTGTTCTTGCTACACGACTCGCCAGTATAACCGGCAAACCAGCAAAAGGCGGCAGTCGCCGCCTAAAGTCCAAGCGCAATAAACGTACAAGGCGCCATGTACGACGTATATAGGAAATTCTACGAAGAGAACGTGATGAAATATGGTAGTAAAACTGCCATATTTCTCATGGTGGGAACCTTCTACGAACTCTATGATCTCCAGAACATTAGTACCGGCGAAACGGAGTTCAATGTTCGCGAAATCACCGATCTGCTCGGAATTCAGTTGACCACGAAAAAGGATGCGACGCCCGTCGGTACCGTCGGCCTATTCGCCGGCATCCCCGACTATACGCTGCACAAGCATGCGGCGCGACTCACGACGAACGGCTGGACGGTGGTCGTCGTGGACCAAGTGAAGGACGCCAAGGGCAAGGTTCTGAAACGTGTCGTGGGCCGCATTCTGAGTCCGTCGACCCACGTGGAGGCCATGTTAATCAATGAAACCCCCTATGTCACACTTTTGGTGTTCGCCAATCCGCAGCAGGTCGCCCTGGCCTCCCTCGATCTGACCACGGCCGCCACCAGTACCTATCAGAGCATCGGATCCACGGATGATGTGCAGCAGCATCTGTCCCTCTATAAGCCGAAAGAACTCCTTGTCTATTGGAGCAAGCAATCCGTCGATGTTCGAAAGATCTTCGCGTTGCCCGCGTCCATTCCAATTCATTGCAAGCCGCTGCCTACACTCACGCCCTCCCCTCTTGCAAATGCGGACTATTTGCGCCGCATCTACAATATTAAGAGCCTGTTGCCCGTTCGCGAGTATCTTTCTATCCGTTCCGACTTGGAAGAGCTCGCCCTCCTTCTTCTGCTCCAGTTCGCCGAAGACCACATGCCCTCGGCCATCCAAGGCTTCCAGCGGTCTGTTCCCTGGATCCCCGAACAGAATCTGGTCTGCGGGAACCATGCGCTAGAACAGCTCCAGATGGACTCCGTGGTTGCCTTGTTCAACTCGTGCATCACGCCAATGGGCAAGCGCGCCATTCGAGAACGCCTTCTCAAACCCCTGACCCATGCATCGGCGATTCAGAGCAAACTCCAAGAGATCCAGGCGTTCCAGGCCTGGACTCCCCTGGAACAGAAGAGCTTCACCGAGCAACTCCGCTTCATCGGCGATCTCCCCCGCCTTCATCGCAAAGTCCAGCTCGCCACGGTCACGGATCAAGAGTTCGTCACCCTGGGCCAAAGCTACGCGGCCGCCACGAACCTCTTGGCGCAGTGGCCAGCGGCGAGTCCGCTGCAGCCCTCCCTCCGATCCGAGGACTTAAAGAAACTGGTCGCCGTCTTCGAGGCCCACATCGTCATGGACAAGGCGCTGCAGGCCTCCGAGGACATGACACCCTTTTCATCGCCGGCCGTCTGCGACCTAGAGCAGCAGATTTCGAAGGTGCTCCAGGAGTTCGAGCGACTTCGCAGGTCACTCTCCACGGCCGCCTCCTTGTCCGCGGACGCCATACGCTTAGAGGCACGGGAAAAGGAGCCGTTCGGCTTCAAGGCGTCCTCGACAACCCTGAAAGCGCTCCAAGCTGTGCACAGCTTGTTGCCAAAGGGCACCGCGATCCAGGCCCTCAAATCGGGCGGCTGGATCGACCTGCCGGCCCTCCATACACTCAATGCGCAGCTCGTAAAACTTCGGCTCCAGCTCGAGAGCCTTCGCCGAGAGACAGTCCTCGAAGTCTCCGCCATCCTCTATCAGTCCCAACAAGACGAACAGGGATGGCTGCAATTGGAAGAATGGATTTCACACATCGACTGCATTCGGTGCATCGCCAAAGTCTCGGCAGAACGGGGCTTTACATGCCCCCAGCTAGATCTGGAGGCAGGGGCGGCGTTCTTGGACATTCGGGGCCTGCGTCATCCGTTGGTGCAGAGCCATGCTTGTCGCGTGGCCTATGTACCGCATGATGTGCAGCTCGGTCTTGGCACGGACTCCTGGCTCGTCTATGGAATGAACGCGAGTGGAAAGTCGACGCTGATGAAGGCCGTGGGCATCACGACGATTTTGGCGCAGAGCGGCTGCTTTGTCCCCGCGACAAGCATGTCCCTGCGACCCTTTTCGTCCCTCTATACGCGCATTCTGAACCACGACAATCTCTTTGCGGGCATGAGTTCCTTCGCTACCGAAATGGCGGAGCTACGGCCTATACTGCGTCAAGCGACCGAGCAGACCCTTGTTCTGGGCGATGAACTCTGTTCGGGCACGGAGTCCGTGTCGGCGATGGCCCTCGTAAGTGCCGGCATCCAATGGCTCTCCAAACGGGGCACGAAGTTCATTTTTGCAACTCATCTGCACGATCTGCCGACCTTGCTGGATCCGCCCTCGCTCCGACTCAAAATCTGGCACTTGCATGTCGAATACGACCCTGTCAGTCACAAACTGGTCTATGACAGAACACTGGTGCCAGGCTCGGGATCGACCCTGTATGGACTAGAAGTGGCGAGGGCCATGGACTTGCCTCTGGAGTTCTTAGAACTTGCGCAGCAACAGAGACATACGCTGCTTCAGAGTACAACGCATCTTGAATCAAAGCCCTCGAGCTATAATTCGCTTGTCCGTCGCCACGCCTGCGAAGTCTGTGGCTCTGCCGTCTCATCGGATCTTGAAGTCCACCATATAGAACAACAAGTGACCGCTGTCAATGGCATTTTACCAAATGGTATGCCGATGAATGATGCGGCGAATCTAGTGGTGTTGTGCGCTACATGTCACGACAAGCACCACGCCGATGCACTCGTTGTGCTGCCGCTTGTTCAGACATCCGACGGTCTGGAACGTTCGGAGACGCAGTCCACAAGGACAACGAAATCGGCCGCATTAAAGAAGCCCAAATGGACGGAAGAGGAGATGACACAGATTCATCAGCTGCTCACTAAATATAAAACAGCCTCTTTGAAGGGTGTTGTATATCAGTTAAAAGAACAGTTTGGGATTACTATCAGTAGTCAGGCATTGGGAACTATCAGGAGATCATTATAGAGCTAGGAGGTTGTACTCGTTGTACTCGTTGCTGCTGCCACTGTGGCAGCAGCAGCCTTCGCCTCCCTCGCATCCTTCTCCGCCACTGCAACACGGGCCTTCAGCAGGTTGATCTCGATCGTGTGCACATCGAGCAACTTCCGGAGCTCCGTAATATCGTTGCGGTTTCCCTCGATGCCGAGGCGAACCGGATTTCCGTTCTGGTAGTTCAGGCCGGCGTTAAAAAGAACAGAGGTCATTCTGCTCTGCTCAAGAGGATTGTCGGACATCTGTGGACGCACATACCGTTAAGAATCTAATTAAGCCCCTCCTGTGGAGGGGCTTAATTAGATTCTTAACACTAGTGTTTAGTATAAAATTACGCCCCCTGCAAATTGCAGGGGGCGTAATTTTATACTATGCGGTATAACAGCTATCGCACTATCGCATCCAGCAGCTATCGCATCCACCAATGATACGAAATATAATCGAAGTCAGCCCCCGTATCAAGCGTTCCTGTATTGATCCATTTCAGATCTCGAATCACAATTGCATCCGCGTGCATGTAGTTCATATAGTTAAAATAGAGTTCGTATTCGGAGGCTCCCTGCCAAATCGGTCACGTTCTTCAAGAAAATATCATAGAATAGCCCGCCATGTTTTACCTCTACGAGACCCATGAGTTCCTTCACAAACTTCGTTTCAAACATCATATGGTGCGCAATGCCCGACTTATCCGGAAATTGTCTCTGAAAGTTTTGATGGAGGGCCCGCATATGAACAAAATACGGCCGGTGATACTGACGACCCACCGTGTACATACATTTATTGTCCTGCACGAAGGAAATGGGCCTCAGAAAGAAGGTGTCGCTATCGACGATCAGATACCGCTCCAGAATCCCCGGAATGACAAATCCGGCGTACAGTTTCAACAACTGCTGCAAATACCAGCCATTCCGATCACCCTTTCCATGATGCTTTGCAACCGTCTCTAGTGAAAAAGGAAAAGCAGACTCTGCGATCGTGGTGCATCCCTCGACCTGCAGCGAGAGATCTCGATAGATCAGATAGATGTTTCAAAACCCCAGTACATTCTTTTTCGTAAATACAAGCTGTTTCTGAATTACATCAATATCATTCGGTCCTACAGGAATCACGATATCAAAGAGATCACTCATTCTACGAATAGGGGATGACTCTTAATTTAAGCTCTACCGTTAAGAATCTAATTACGCGTTCGGCCAGGGGCGTAATTAGATTCTTACCGCTCTGTAAATTTGACGTTTCCAAAACCCTCCCATTCCATCAGAGAGGATGATCATCCCTATCCGTTGTATGAATTGTGGGCTTCCCCTGGCGAATCTTTGGCGCTGGTATCAAAAGCGTGTGGCAGAGTTGAACCGAGAGATGGGGATCACGAATACGACGGGCCCTACCTACATGGATGGAACGAGTGTTCCGGTCACGGCAGAACGGAAGGCCTTGGAGGAACTGGGTCTTAACCGCTATTGTTGCCGAAAGCACATGTTGACGAATAGGGATTTGATTGACAAAGTTTAACACTCTATTGTAGGTATGCAACTGTTCTTTCCATCCGTATTGCTCGTGCTTATTGCATTTCTGATTATTTTTCTGATTATGCCGAGATTTAGCCCGCTCGTGATTGTCAGCATCTCTGCAGTTCTTTTGGTCGCTGGCACCTATAACCACTTTACCACTTTTTGGAACGAGTACCAGCAATCGACGTGGCAAAACAATTTGAAGCTCTTTGCGCCCGGTATCTTTATCGCACTCCTGTTGGTCTATGTCTTTCTTGCGATCAGCTCCTTCTTTACGGGCGGCTCCGTTCCTGTTCCGACGCTTCCTGCGATAGAACTTCCAAGCGCTGAATCTGCCACAAATCCGGTTACGGCGGCTATCAATTCCACAATGAACGGTGTTAATACGGCCATGAACGCCGTAACAAATGCAGCAAATTCCGCTGTAAGTGCAGTATCCAATACGATCAGTAATTCCGCAAAGAACCAGAATGGCAATGGCAGAAACAATAACAATAATAATGGAATCACGCGGTCTGCCTTGGCGACGGTCTAGAGCAGTCCTAGACCCTGGCTCCAAACAAGCAAACGCTTATTTTGATCTAGAGTAGCAGCAACTGTTTAATTTATTCCTAAACAATAGAGGGATGCAGAAGAAACAACGAAAGACGAAAAAGGCTGCCGCCAAGCATATTATGACCATTCCAGAGATTCGTCGTGCCTTTGAGCATGTAGAAACCTTTGTAGAGATCCACGCCTCCATGCCGAAGCAGGAGCTCGTGGCGGCCTTTCAGAAGGAGTGGCGGCTCACCTTTAAGAAGGAGGTTGACGAAGAGGGTGCGCTCGCTTATGTGGAACACGCACTGGCCGAGCTTCCCAAAAAGCACCCAAAGCATCGGCGGCATCACGGGGGAGCTGTGCCCCTTGCGGGCGCCCCGATTCTAGGAAACGAGACGCGCCCAGGGCTCTATATTTCACCCGGTGTGAATCAAGGTTCCTATGCGCAGGTGCCCGCCTATGTGGACAAGGGATTCTGGAATCCCGAGCAGGCGCGCGACTACGACCCCGTTCCAGGCCAGACTCATTATGTGACAAGGACGCCCATGGGACTCGGCTCGAACCAGGCCGGCGGCAGCAACAATAAGAAGACCCGAAAGCAGAAGAAAATGCAGCAGCAGACAGGGGGCGACTTGGGATCCGATTTGCGCCAGATGATCTTTAATCCCTTTGCAAGTTCCCCTCCGCCCACCTCTCCTCTGAAAGATGTCGGGTCCTATCTGAATGCAACCCCGCTGCCCCCCAGTCGTGATGCCAGTCAGAGGCATCCTAACTATCAACTGGTCTAAATAACAACAGTGCCATGAATAAACGTCTCAGGTGTTAACCTAAGAAGTTTAATTAATAGGATTCAATAGATGGCTCTGTCTCCAGGAGATCAGAGTAAAGAGGTCGCCCGATCCCTGATCGACACCTACTTCCGAACCAACCCCTATCCGTATACCCGCCATCACATCGAGTCCTATGACCATTTTCTGAGTACGGATCTCATTAATATTATTAAATCCAGCAATCCAATCCTGATTTTAAAAGACAACATCGAGGGTACCAATCTCTATCGGTACAAGGCAGAACTCTATATCGGCGGCGAATCAGGCACCGAGATTCAGATCGGAAGTCCCACGATCTCCTTGCACGATGATGTCCGCCTCCTCTTTCCGAATGAAGCGAGGTTGCGCAACCTGACCTATGCCTCCGCAGTAACTGCCAGCATTCATGTGAAACTCTTCTATACGGAGAACGCCGCCTCGAGACCCGTTCCGCTCGAAGTGCCGCCCTTCCAGAATGTACCCCTGTTCAAGATGCCCATCATGCTGCACAGTAGCTACTGTATTCTGCACGACAAGCCAAAGGAATTTCTACGGGAGGCCGGCGAATGCCCCTATGACAGCGGCGGCTACTTCATTGTAGACGGCTCCGAAAAGGTGCTCGTAACCAAGCAAGAACAGGCGTTTAACACCTTCTATATCGCTCAGAAGCACGACGATCCGAAGGATCCCCGCTCTGTTCTCTTCGCCTCCATGAGCTGTCTGTCCGCTAAGACGCGCAAAGTGAAGCGGATCACAATGCGCATCTGGAAGGACGGTGAGATTTTGGTGGGACTGCCCTTTGTCCGTGATCCCGTGCCCCTCTTTATTCTGTTCCGAGCTCTGGGATTCCAGAGCGACCAGGAGATCTGCAAGTTGATCTATCCCGACTTAGAGGGATCGGAGGCCAAGCTGTTCTTGCCTCTGTTGCAGCCGTCGATCCTCCAGGCCTGGCCATTCTTCAACACCTTTACGTGTGTCCAGTATATTAAGTGTCTGACCAAGGGCTATTCCGAGGCCCATGTGCTCGACATTATTCGGAATCAGATGTTCGTGCATATGCCGAACGACCCCATGAGCCAAGCGCTCATGCTCGCCGAGTGTGTTCGCTCGGTGCTCCGTGTGAACCAGGGCTTCGAGAAGCAGACGGATCGCGACGACATTCGGAACCAGCGATGCCTGACGAGCGGCTTCTTGATTCAGATGCTCTTCAGCAACTGCTACGCTAGTTGGATCAAGGCCAGTCGTCTCGCGATTGATAAGGAGTGGTTCTACAACAAGCAGGCCTATACGGGTACGGATTTCAGGCGGATCTTTGACCCCTCCAAGTCGGCCATGATTTTCCCGATCAATCTTCTGACCGAGTCGATTCTGCGCGGATTCAAGGGCAAATGGGACTCGGGACTCGGGGAAGAGAAGGCCGGCGTGATTCAACTTCTGAGTCGTCTCTCTTATTGCGACTTTATGAGCCACTGCCGCCGCGTCATTCTCGACTTCGATACGAGCTCGAAGCTCCAGGGCCCGCGCCGTCTGCACGGCTCTCAATACGGCTATTTCTGCACGATGGAGACGCCCGGCGGCGCCTCTATCGGTGTTGCCAAGAACATGAGCAGTCTGACGGCCTTTTCGCTCGGCACGTCGATCGACGAGTTCCTGGCCTGGCTCCAGGCTAAGGGCGGCCTGCTGAAATCCGAGAATCTGCTGGAAGACCAGCGCCTTCGCTATGTCCCCGTGTTCCTGAACGGCGGCATTGCCGGCTATACGAAGCAGCCCCTCTCCCTCTATGCCGTTCTGAAGGCGCTCAAGCGCACCGGCTGTCTGCCTTATTCGACCAGCGTCTCTTTTTCGTATACACTCCGTAAACTCCAGGTCTATATGGATGCGGGGCGACCGCTGCGACCCCTCATCTGGCTCGGGCCCGGTCAGCAGGAGAAACTCGGACGAAAGGCCGATTGGCGCACGCTCGTTCTCGGCACGCTGCCCTTGACGGCCGCCCATACACTCCGCACCATCCTTTTCGTGGATCCGCTGGTTGATCGGCCTCAGGCCAGTCACGAGGACTACTTAAGGGCTTTAAGTGGTCACACGTCGACCCTCGAGTACATCGATCCCTATGAGCAGAACGAATCCTATATTGCGAATTTTCCAACGGACATCAAGCCCGAATCGACGCATATGGAGATTCACCCGTCCACCATTCTGAGTTTCATGACGGCCATGATCCCCTTCTGCAACCACAATCAGTCCGTACGCAATCAGCTGGGGGATTCACAGTCCAAGCAGGCCATCAGTCTCTATGCGACGAACTGGAAGAATCGCTTCGACAACAACGCCCATGTGCTCTGCTATGGCGAATCCCATCTGACGGGCACCCTGTACTCGAACTATCTGGGAGAGGGACGAATGCCCTATGGCCAGAACATCATTCTGGCGATTGCCCCGAGTGGCTATAACCAGGACGACGGCATCGTCTTCAACGCCGACGCCTTTGAGCGCGGGCTCTTTCGCACCATCGCCTATCGGTCGTATATGCTGCGCGAAGAGGACGATGTGATGGCGAAGACGAAGGTGCGCATCGGCAACCCCGCCAACATTAGCTCATGGAAGGACTTAAAGCCAGGCATTGACTATTCGAAACTCGATGAACGGGGCATTATTAAGGAGGGGACGTTCTGTGACGAGAACACCGTTCTTGTGGGGGGCTATATTGTGAATGAGGTGGGCATAAAGACGGACAAATCGTTGCGGCCGCAGGTCTGGACAAAGGGCCGCGTCGAGAAAGTCGTGGTTCTGGTGAACAATGCGGGGCTCATGACGGTGAAGGTACGTTTAGTGCAGGACCGAATCCCGGAACTGGGCGATAAATTCTCCAATCGCCACGGTCAGAAGGGCACCGTGGGCGCCACGATCCGAGGCCATGATATGCCGAGAACCAAGGATGGCATTGTACCTGATATGCTCATGAACCCCCACGCCATTCCGAGCCGCATGACGATTGCCCAGAACATCGAGCAGCTCTTTGGAAAAGCGATGGCTGCGACAGGATCTCGGGGCGATGGCACAGTCTTCATGAACGATGGTAGTCCCGAGGAGGCCATTGGAAATGTGTTGGAGGGCCTCGGCTTCGAGAAATACGGAAATGAGCTGTTGTACAACGGTATGACGGGGGAGCAGACGAAGGCCGCGATCTTCATGGGGCCGGTCTATGGCATGCGACTCAAGCATATGGTGGAGGACAAGTGGCAGGCGCGCGGCCAGGGGCGCAAAGAACAGATGACGCATCAGCCGACGGGCGGACGCGGCAACCAGGGCGGCCTGAAGATCGGTGAGATGGATCGCGACTCCATTATTGGCCACAGCATGACGGAGTTCGTTCAGGAGTCCTACATGAAACGGTCGGACGGCACGGTCATGCCGATCTGCACGAGCTGCGGCACCATGCCGATTCAGAACAAGAAACTCAATATTTCGCAGTGCCCGTTGTGCGACGGCCCCTCCGTCTTTATTGGAAATTCGGCAAACAATCTGGAACTGCTGCCGCCGCTCCATCGGCAGAAGGGGCGGATCGTGGACGTGGAACTTCCTTATGCGACCAAGGTTCTGATGCAGGAGATGGCTGCAATTATGAACATTGGTCTACGCCTGATTACAACAGCGGATACGCAAGTGCTGCGCCCCTTCAAGTCATTGGATCCCAGCGTTCCCGTTGATCGCAAGCTCGAAGAACGCAAGATGCCCGAGGCAATCGTCCAAGAACAGATACAGGAGCCCGAGGATGTCACGCAGCAGATATCGCTAGATGCGCTTCAGGCGATGGGCGTGGAATCGGCCCGTGTTGCATCGGCTGCTCATGCTGCCGCCGCAGAGGATCAGCCGATCCCGGATGAAGAGGCGGCAGTAGAGGTGACGGGCAATCAGCAGGTCATTCTTATAAATCAAGGCGCAGAGCCGGTGGTTCTGGTGGAGCCACCCGTCGAAGCGTTGCAGCCAACAGCGTTGCAACCAACAGCGTTGCAACCGACAGCAGTGCCATCACTCCTCCGTCGTTCTGCAAATGCAAGAAACATTGTCATTCAGCCGCCGGTGATTGAAGAGGTTCCGTCAGGAGCCCCCGCCCGTCTCTTTCCAAGCCCCATCCCTGGGGCTCCGCCGACAATTGCTGTGGCCAGCTCGGCTCCGTCCGTTATCAATGTCGACACGAGTCCTGCCGCCATGGCCGCGGAGGGCTTGGCACAACAGCCGCAATCGAATGTCCGTCGTGCAATGGTAGGTAACTTTACGGTCCAGCGTTCTGAACCGGCCGCGGCAACAGCAACCAGTCAATTTAGCATGCCGATCATTGTGCGCAAACTAGAGTAAATTTGATCGATTTGGAAGACAAGATACCTTTTAGTAGGAATGAACTTCGGTGACATTGAAGATATCTATCGATCTCGGCTCACGCTGCTCGACATTCTCGAGGAGCGTGGCTATGCTACGGAGGCCTTTCGCAAACTGAGTCCCGACGAGATTGCGGCGGCGGTCCCCAACGCCGACGGCCTCTTCTCTCTGAGTTTTACGGCAAAGAAGAAGGACGCCGACGACCCAAAAACCTGCCTCGTCCGCTATGGAAAATTCTCTAGACAAAAACTCAGCAACATGTTCGACGACTATCCCGACGAATCAGTGGCTGAGACAATCGTAATGATCATGGAACCCGTGGTTGATCTGCACCATCAATTGGCGCTCAAGCTCTGGCTCGGACCGTCTCATATCCGGGTCAGCTTCTTCAGCATCTATCAGCTTGTAAACAATCCCATGAAGCACTTTCTGGTGCCGAAACACGAGATTGTACCCGTCGAGGATGAGAAGGCCATTCTGGAGAAGCATCATATGATCTCAAAGTCCAAGTTTCCCATGATTCGATTTCATGTCGACCCCATCGTTCGGCTTTTGGGCGGCGTTCCAGGCAATCTGATTAAGATTACGAGGCCGAGTTTGTCGGCCGGCGTCTACGAGTTCTATCGTGTTGTTTCTCCCTAATCGTTAGGGATGAGCTGTACACTAGACTTAATACGTCAAAACCAATATGCAGCGGATAGCAATCCGATGGTACCTGTCTATGAACAGATCCTGACAACTACAACAAACGCCTACGATGCCGGCCAAACGACGGCCTGTAACACGATTATGAATGCCGCGGGGCCCTATAATGCATTAGCAGAAATCATAAATGGAATCAATGCAAAGACACAGACTCTGACGAGTGCATGTGTGCAGGAGAGTCCAGACTTCAAAACAGCAACGAATAAAATCAAGCAGCTGGAAGGCGAGATCAATGAGCTGTCGGCCGACGAGCAGACCGCAAAACTCCGCGTGGAACTTCTCCGGTCAAGGGACGTGAATGTCACGAATCATCAAGTCTTTTTATTGGGACGCCCTCTGCGCCCGGCATCCATCCCGCTCCTGTGGGCCCTTTCCGTCCTCTTTATCGGCATAGCCCTCCTCATCTTCTATATGTTTAATCCGTTCGATTTATCTCCTTCGAATGCACTGCTCTTCCAGGCCTATCTCTTTGTTCGAAATCCGATCTTTATTGGCGTTGCCCTCATGGTTACTACAATCGCCATTATTCTAGGAACGTTCTATAAGATGGGAGTCTTGTAAATTATATAGAGATTCCTTAGAGTCATGGCGTCCTTTTGCCCACCGAATAAAACGACCTATAGTTTAACCGATTATAACAACGCATCCTATCCAGACGGCCTTCTGGAACTGGTGTCTCCCAGTGCAGAACGGGATCCGGCCACAAATCTCTTAACGCAGAATGCCTGCGCAGTTGTCTACAAGACACTGGTCATTAGTGATACGCGTCTCTTTACTACAAATGTCACGAACGAATACTGCTATTTTAACGGCCTCTATGCATCGGCCGCCGATCATTTTCTATCTATGACGGCAAATAAGAGTGCGTCTTCGAGCCCGATCGACACCTATAGCAAGGCCACTATTCGTTTGATCGGCAATCTCATCGATCTCAGCACTCTGGTCGCCTATATTGGAGCGCAGATGCCGAACGACGGGGCCATTCAGGCCTTGGCCGCACAGATGCGTTCTGCGCTCCAGACACTCCAGAACCAGCTCGGAATGATTACGAATGTTACAAAGAGCGCCGGCCTCAGCACCCATACACAGCTCTATAAGGAGATGGAGAAGTACTCGCGGCAAAAAGCGGCCTACACAAACAATCTCCTGGGCTTCTACAGCTTTCTGAATATCACATCCCTGGGACTCCTGTTCTATATCTACAGTTCTATGGAATAGACCGACCATTCAATAGAATTTATACAAGACTAATAGAGTGCGAATGGCAAATTCCGGTGTATCACAAGATCCCACGTATTATATTGAGCGGGATCAGGGCCTACGTGTCTTTGACGCGGGTCTGGCGCGTCGCCAGAACGAAATTAACCAGTGGGAGGCGGGCAACAAGATGGACACCCTTTTCGTCTATCAGCAGATGCTCATTATCCTATCCGCCATCATAATAATGACCTATTTCTTGAAAAAGGGTATACTCTCCACTACGGTGTTCTGGTCCCTGACGGGGATTCTGATCGCCATTTTCGTATTTACGGTGGCCAATCGGGCACAATACACTGATAAGATTCGGGACACGCGCTACTGGAACAAGCGCCAGTTCCCTGTGAACGTAACGCCTGTTCCTACGGTTTGCCCTTAGTGTCCAGCATTCGTATTAAAAATCTAATTACTCCTCTCCTAGAGTTTTAACACTAGGAGAGGAGTAATTAGATTTTTAACAGTAGGGATACTAGAATGTCTTTTATCAGCAACATATGCGCCGGCGAGAGAAATCGGGCGGAAGGAAGAATTAATGAAATACAAAGGGCGGCGGAGGATGCTGCTAGAGCAGCAGCTGAGCAGGATATAGTACAAGAGAATCAACTAAATTCTGTGCAGCAGCAGCTAAACGATACTACAGTTCGGCTGGGGTCATCGAATCAGCAGATTCAAGTCAATAACGTTCAGTTGGCAGCGAATCAGCAGAGGATTGCGGCGGATACAACTACGATTCAAAGCCTAAATGCACAGCTGATAAACTGCAATGCCGAAGATTATGTAAATATTAAAAATATACTCAAGAGCTATACGACCGCTGTGAACAACAATACGGCCTTGGTCAAATCGGTTGGCATCCAGGATATTGCGAATCGCTTAACCGCGGTGGCGGAGAAGAATGCCTATTTGGAACAGGAAAAGGCTGCAATGATCAGCAGCATTGAACAGCACGAGCGGGATTTTGTAGATCTGCGGGATGCATTGCCTGAAGTGCTCCCGACTACGAGTGTGCATATCTTGGATGACTATACGATGTGGATGCTTGTTCTGAGCTACAGCCTTTTCGTTGTCTCTGTGATTTTCTATTACTGCTATATTCATTCGTATACACCCACGTCCATTCTGATTTCAACAGTGAGTGCCGCGTTTCTCACAATTATTCTGTTTATTTTGACGATTCTTTTGCTCTAGAGTATACATGAAAAAATAGGGGTTCGAATATGATCTACATACTTGAGAAAGCGCTTACGCGCTTTCTTTGTCGTACTCCTCAATATCCTCATCCGATTCGAAGAGCCGCAGCCTCTTATAGGTCTTCTTATCCGGCGGCGCCCCAAACTCGTCGTCCATCCTTTTTTGCAGCTCCATCATGCTCAGCCTCTTGCCCCCTGCCGACCCCACCATCTCCGACCACTGCTTATAAATGCGCCAGATCTCCTTGATGGCCGCCTCCTCGCCTGCGACCGGTCGCAACCGGGCCTGCTTGAACTTCCCAAAGGAATCGAACATCGACCGATAATTATCCGACTCCTGCCTGACAATGGCTGGAATCGGCTCAATCCCCTGCTTGAGATACTGGGTCTCGTAGATATGGACGAGTCTCGCCATAAAGGGCGTGCGCCACCGCTTCAGCTTCGCATCCAGGAAGTTGTCCCGCGGCCAGATGTTCTTGGTCGGGTCAATGTCCTTGCCCTCTTCCGAATCCGGGTCGACGAACTTCGACTCAAACGGCACAGCCATCACGCGCCGCCACGTGCCCCTGTCCATTGCATGGATCGCCGGGAACTTGTTACACAACATGAACATCTTGCCCGTGATCTGGAACTTGGACTGATCCTCGAACAGGCCACGGGCCTCCACGACGTCCTCGCCCGTGAACTGCTTCATGCGGCTCGTATTCAACGCCTCTCCGTCATCAGGCTCCGCCATGTAGATGAAGCGTCTGTTGCGAACGGCCATGATATCAGGATTCGCCGCACCCGACTCGGGCCTTTTACGTGTCAGAACCGTCGACTGCAGCGACACGGCATAGTCCCCGAGCGCCATCGACATCAGATCGACGAGCTTGGACTTACCGTTGCCACCAATGCCGATCCACGTGTCGTATTTTTGCTCTCGGTTCGTGCCCTCCAGACAGGAGGCGAGCTTGCGCCACATATAGGCACGAAGGTCGGCACGCGGGAAGACCTTGGTCATGAAGTCGTCAATCTCCAACTGTTCAGGATCATCGGCCCTGTACGGCTCGTAGTTGATCGGCCGGCACTGCTTGGGATCCCAGCGGCCCGCCTGGTAACTCACAAAGTCTTCGGGCTTCCCTTCACGAAACTGGCAGTACTGTTCTGTGACACCGGCTGCATTGGTTCGTTCCGCCCGCAGATCGAGAACTCCGTTTGCAAACCCGATCAGGTAGGGCTGCGCATCGAGCTTCTTACTGAAGTCCTTCTCGTAGAACAGCCCGATCGAATCTCGCACCGTCGCATCCTTGAAGGCCGCCGAGTACAAGTTCCCCTCGAGCTTGTGCAGTTCCTTGAGCTTCATGACCTCGTACTCCTGCTCGATCTCGGTGCCGGCCTCATTCCCTTTCCGTTTCGTGATGTTCTTTGCACGGTTCACCAGATCGGCCACCTCTGTGCTCATCTTGTTTCGGAACTCCAGACCTTGCGGGGACTTCTCCCAGCAATTTTGCCGGTACTCGAACCACTCCGTCTTCTTGGTGTCGACGGCCGCCCGGAACTCGCTCCAGTACATCCGCTGCATGAGCCGTGCCACGTGGTTGTTCGTGTTGTTGACATGCCGGAGCACAAACTCCACGTGGCTGTCGTCCATGATCTTTTTGTATTCGGCCAGATTGTCGTTGCGCGCCCACAGATGGAGGGAACGAATGGTGAAGCAGTTGCCGTGGCTCCTCCAGCCCATGGTCCAGTCCCTTTGGAGACGGCTCACGTCGTTATGCCGAAACTTGGGGCTTTTCTTGCTAAAGGCCATCCAGGCATCGAACATCTCCTCGGAATTGGAGATTGCATAGAGGCACCAGCCGACCTCCATCCAGGTCTGGTACTGATCCGCGCGCTCAACACTCAGGCATATCTCGGCCAGTCGTTTGGCCAGGGCAATCTCGTCGCCCGTATAGCCGGTCGACAGCCAGGTCGGGAACATTTCGGCCCCCTTTTCGGCACTTGGTTCCACGCTGTTCACGTGCTTCTTCTGCACCAAGTCGAGGCACCGTTGCCATTCGTCGGCAGCGTCCTTCTGCACTGTCACAAGTGACGGCACAATCTTATGACGCACCGAGAGCTTGTCCATCAAGTCCCGCGTCGTATAGAGATCGGTGCCAGTCTCTTTCAGTTCATTCGTGTCTACGTGAAACTGATAGGCATGGCTCAAGGAATACGCAGGAATGTCGGGCTTCGATTCGCCGTAGAAGAACCAGGCGCCGTTGCGAATCGAGACCTCGTCATAGATATCCTTTTCCGCGTTGATATAGCCCGTGCCCGAGAACGCCGTTTTGATGACCTCTAGCTCCATGAGTTTCTGACGAATCGCCAGCTGATACTCATAGGGGATGTTGAGGTCGTATTGAATATGAATGCCATCCTTGATGGCCTTGTCTTTTTTGGACTCGTAGGGGGTGGGTCTCAGAGAGACAAAGAACTGCACAGATTTGCCCGTTAGATCGAAGAATGTGTTCAGTTGTTCAAGATAGGAGCGCAGGAATGCGCGAATATGGGTCATGTTGAATCGGCGCTTAATGGAGCCTTCGGGAGCGTATTTGAAATCGAGGTCGATCAGGCCTGGCTGGATCCCGTCAGGGCGGCGCTGCTCCACGAGGTTCAGGGGCCTGAGATTCTTGACGAAGAGGTGCTCGTGCAACATGTCGAGGTAGGACGAGTAGTCCTCGTCCTTGATGTTCCAGCGCCCCTTGTGATCGCCCATGCCCGTGACCGAACAGGTGCCTCCCCGTTCAATCCTATGAGAACGTAGGAACGATGCCAAAGGACCGTCGGCTAACATTGATTCTGAGATGGGCATTCTACTTGCTTGTATGCTTTTGAATTGGCAAAGAAACGCATCAAATTTTCATAAAAAATTTGATGCGAAAGGATTCCTACCCATTACTAGTATGAAGTTCTGTCCGACCTGCCACTATTATCTCTACATGAAGGTCATGGAGGATGCGGCGACTACCCAACGCTTGATTATGCGCATCTGTCACAACTGTGGGTACCAGGAGGAGGATACGGCAGGGGGGCTGATTATGGAGACCGATCTGCAGGAGAAGACAAGTGAGGGCTACAAGGTGCTCATGAACGAGTTTACGAAGCTCGATCCCACGCTGCCCCATCTCCACACGATCAAGTGCCCGAATGCCACCTGTGGGTCGAATGTGGCGAATAAGGAGCCTGACGTGATCTACATGAAGTATGATGCGCAGAACTTGAAGTATATCTATCTGTGCAACATTGAGGGATGTGGGGCTCGGTGGAGGTCAAAGGGAGCATGAGCTCCCTTTGACCAGCAACTTGTTCCGAATGCTATGCATTCGGAACAACGGAGATCCAAAGGCGCGTAGACGCCTTTGGATCAACAACTTGTTCCGAACGCCTATCAATCCCTCTTCCATACTTGAAAAAAATAGTCACGGCACGCCCCCCATCCTCCTCCTTCCGAATAGTCTATGCAAAAACCTCTTGTTTTTAAAACATTGTCCACAAAATATTTATGATCCACGTTATAATAATCATTTTCCATTATAATGAGCTTGATAGAATCCAGAATCTCTGGCATATCCTGTAGAATATAATAAAACGCTCCTTCGCAGTCTAATACAAGTGTATCAAATTGAACATTGTATTTGGCCAACAATCCATCATAGGATATACTTTGTACCTCCTTGTATCCTGGCAGAACAGTATCGCTCGGCATAGTATCCCATTCGCGTTGAATTAGGCGGCGCTTCGAAAGTGCCGAATTTTCTATGTGAAATGTCATATTGTTCAAATTGCGATTCTCTTTCAGCTGGGCATATATATCGGGATCCGTTTCCAGCACAACTAGATTCGATCCCACAATAGATCCAATTACCAAGGAATTTCTGCCAATATTTCCGCCAATTTCCAATACCTTTTCGTTCCCTTTTAAATATCGAGTCACCATTTTCTGCTCAGGCACCTCTTCACTAAACAATCCATGTTTAATTTTCAGAGTCTTATGAATCTTGTTGAGTCGTGCATCCACAGAAAACTCTGTACGTACCTTATTTGATGAAAGATCAATGTACACAACATACGTATTATCATATTCTGTAGTGCCATTCGCATCCGTTATAAAGATTGACTTTAGAACGTATGGCAAAGGATCACCAAAATATACGGCTTTTGTATCATCGGATGCAGGTATTACAATACAATTATTTGATTGTAATCGAAGTTTACAGATTTCGGTTACATCTATTTGCGTGCCCCCCTTTCCATAAGTAATCAACATACTGTCTACATACATCTACACATCTATCCTTAGATGCTCTGCAGTAAGCGCAGTTCCTCGCATTCGGGATAGATCACCTTAAATTTCGGATAGTGGGGCGTAGACCAAGGCTGATGACAGGCCATTGTTACCTCGGTGAAGGTTTCATCGACTGAAAAGCGCCGTGCATCCTCATAGGGTGGCTTCTGTACCTGCACCGCATCGTACCGTGTTGAAAAGTACAAATCCTCGTACATATCGTTGTATGGAATCTTTTCAATAATTTCCAGCATCTTGGATTTTCTACGCAAACTAAATCCCCCATTGCCAATAAAATCGCAACGGCGGGTGGGCGGATAGGCCGTTATAAGCCAGGGCGACCCTACATAGTCATACTGCAGAAACTCGTTAATAAAGTGCGCATTTCGCTTAAAGATCATGGAATCGGTTTGAAATACGAGGAACATGTCCCGATCGATATGATCATAGACAATGCTCTTTGTGGCCAAGAGGCGACTATAGGTTATCTGATTCAGATTATCCACGTTCAAATTCACCAACTGGACCGAATCGTCCATGCGATCAACAATCTCCTGAGCATATGCGCCATTGTTCGATCCGTGAAATAGGATAATCTTCCATTCCGCCGACAGGCATTCGCGCGCATTCCGTAATACGAACTCCAGCGCCCTATGTTTTCGTGGCTCAATTATTACTGCACAGTATTTATGCGACATCCTATTTGTACTCTAGGCTAATCTCCTTAAATCCTCAAAGACATCGCCAGGGCAGCAATCGAACTTCTGAATCCGTTCCGATCCCGTGATAAAATAGATCCACGGATCAAAGTCATGACCGAACTTGTCTATTTTGTCGAGAATACGCGTTGATCCGTCCTGGAGCCACTTCGCAAAGCAACGTTTGAGTTCTGGGGCAAGCCGCGACCTGCAATCTGCGTATAAGAACGCCAAGAACATATAGAGATCGCGGCCTTCCTTGGGACAGGGGTCCCTCAATGAATAGACTTCCCCCCCAATTGCAATATCACTGGCCTGCGTCTCCTTGTTCCCGATGCAGCTGAAGCCGAAGTCGACCAGGGACACCGTATACCTTGATTGTAAATTTAGCGTTCGATCCCTTACGCGCAGAGCCAGCGGCTTTGGCGCATGCGTTTCAATCATCAGATTGCTCGGTTTCAGGTCCCGATGGTTCATGCCCAGATCTTGAGCCAAGTACCATAGCATAGCACTCAGCTGCAGCAGAACCTCCAGCAAAAGACCCGTAATATCCCCCCCTTTTTGCAGCAGAATTGTGAGCGGCACGGCGCTAACAAATACTTCCATTGAAAAACAAATGCTCTTGTCCTTCAATTGAAACACATCATAGACTGCCGCCGCTCCACGGCTGAACCCTGCTCTTACCAGGGACAGATGCACCTGTTGCTGGATACAGGCTTCGAAGAGCAGACTCTTTGACGGAATCAGTGGCCGCTTCACGAAGACGGTTGTTTTACTGGTACGCGTGGTACGGAGCCCCAATTCGATGCGACTAAAGGTGGCGCCTGGAAGATTCTGGATCCATAGTAATGACTTATAGGGTTCCTGGATGTAGAGATGCTCGTCCAGAATGTTCTGAGAACAGGGGACTTCGATGGAGGCCATGAAGCGCGGATCGCGAATGCACCCGACGCCCCTCAACCCTATCTGTGCTAAATCAAAGACTGTGTTGCAACTGCAATCGCAGTGCATCCCTACTGGATGGATAGATTAATCAGCCCAGATTAATCAGCCCAGATTAATCAGCCCAAACATCTTTCAACACTTTATAGGCGGGGCAGGGATCGCATCCATCCGCCAGCATATACGCGGCCATTTCACAGGGATGCTCATAGGCGCTCGAATTCAGAGTGGACGAAAAGAAGGCTGCCATGTCCCGCGGCGGCTGGCGCCAATGAATGCGGCTCCGCACGTTGTAGAACCAGACGCCCGTGTACTTGAGCGACGGGGTCACGGGATTCAGGAAGACACAGACGGGCACCCATTCCTGGTTCCAGATCCAGAGGGGATCCTGCTGCGTATCGGGATTGAAGCGCCGCACCTCCTTCAGATGGGGCGGCAATTCGCCTTCAAAGGGACGCCAGTTCCACCTCTCTTGGAAGAACTGTGTCCATTTTCGGTAGTGGGCCCTCTGATGGAGGTGCCACAGTTCATGAACAAAGGTCGCATTCGTAAGGGAGGCCGCGGACTGGGGTAGGCAGATGACGTTCGGCTGGCGCGTATGAGGCATGCCGCCGTCCGACGAGGGCATCAGAGCGACTACGGTCGGCTGCAACCTCAGAAGAGGCCCAGGAATCGCGAATCCCTGGATCCGCTCGGTCAGAACGTCGGCATCGGCCAGGGACAGGCGATTGGCCGAATAGTTCATGGTTTCACGGCTCCGAATGTTGGCGCGATCCTGCTTGCAGGCCAATTGATAGCCGTCCTGCTGTTCGGCCAATGCAAGTGCATCGGGTCCTTCTGCTCCGACGGCGACATGAAATAAAAAAGTAGGTTTGTTGTCCTTTGGCACAGATAGACTCAAGCCCATCCCTATTCGTCTACAATGATTTCATTTTTTAGGCTTGCAACTGTTGTTGCTGCTGCTGTTGCTGCCGCTTTCGCAGCAGTCCGCTTCTTGGCCTGCTTCTTCTCAATCGTTTTCACCAGGAACTGGTCCATCATGAAATTGCTCAGGGTCGCCTGGACGGTTTTCTTCACAGGTTGACTCGTTTTTTGCATCTCCTTCCCTGTAGACACGGGATTTAGCTTTAAACTCTCACTAGAGTTCGATCCATTTGATCCAGATGCACCATGGGTCAAACCAAAGAACTTCTCTACAAAGGCGCTCGTATGCTGCTTACCGCATAACTGAAAGGCCTTGCCGAATAGGAGATCGGCCGCTGCAGATTCGCGCCATATCATCTGCTTGTCTGGATTGTCAACCGGCATTTTAGACCACGGCACGGACTCCGAGCCCGGCATCTCTTCCAGCAGCAGGCCGAACATCTGACTGATCGGATTCTGTAGCTGATGCCCCAGATAGAACTCATAGTCGGGCTGCAACCCCTTGTCCCGAATCCAACTGGGCGCCTCAATGCGATCGCCCTGGAGTTTGGCGGCCTGGGATCCAATCGGCGGCCTCACATAGACAAACGGGATTCGATCGCCCGAGGCTGGCGCATTGCCCGGATCTCGCAGAGCCATCCGATCCGCCAAGGCCTTGTGGGCGATCTGGAGCGGATTGGCATACTCCGCCCGCAACGATTTCGTAATCGTCAGCTGTCCCAACTTCACCTTTCCGTTGACCAGATCCATGCACGACTCTTGGACAAGTCGTGTAGCCCCTACGACGTCCCGTTCAAACAGCAGCTTCTTCATCGCCGATCCATAGATCGTCTTCACGATGGGCGCATTGTCTCGTCGCTTGAGCGCGATCCCCATGTACTTCACCACGAAGTCATCCGCATTCTCCTCGAACATGAGTCCCGCATAGCGCTTTTTCGAGAACATGAGCATCGGATCGAAGATCTTGTCGAACTCGAAGTCGTGCGGGGGCGCCAGCGCCTTTGTGACTAGGTGCCCCGCCTCCGTCGTCAAGTCGATCACGGCTTGCCTTTTGTCTCGAGGACTTAAAGAGCCATCCTTCAAAGCGAATTCCACAAAGAGGGAATCCGTATCGCCGTACATCACGGAGGCGATGCACTTGGGATGGAAGGCATCGAGTCCATAGAACTGCTCGATCACCTCCTTGGCGAACAGGATCTGTTTGCGGCCATAGGCCGTGATGGACGCCGCCAGATGTTGCAGCCGGACTTTGAAGGTGGAGGAGCCGAGCTGACCATAGAGCGAGTTGGCGGTGAGCTTGTAGGCCAGCTGCTCGGCTTCCAACAGCGCTTGCTTGGCCGGGTCCGTCTCTTTGGCCTTCTCCTTGCGCTTCGCCTTTCGCTTCGCCAGCAGCCCTTTGATGATCTCGGGCACGGTCGCCTTGGAACCGTCCAGGGGCTGTGCGTAGCGGCAGATGCGCAGCCCCGCCTTAATCTTGTCGGGATGCTTGCGCTTGTCGGCAGGATCTATACGAAGAAGATCGAACTCGATGTCCGTGTAACCGTATCCCTTTTGGCCCGTGTTGCTTCGGGTGCCGGCACCCGAAGCAAGGTGGTTGTTTGAACTGCGTTCAAACAACTCATCGTACTCATCGGACCCAAACACGACTTCCATCAAGTTGCCCGAGGCATCATAGTCTTTCACCCAGACGAGGGAGTCGTGGCTGATGTTCTCACTCTCCATGGAGGACGGATAGAGAGAGGCGAAGTCCGCCACGCCGATCGGGTGTTTATTGTAGAATCCGGGCACCGGATCGAGCACGATCGCACCCTCGTAGGAGTCCTCCACGCCTTCGCGATTCGGCGCCGGCAACACGGGGATTAGCGTCTCCCGTTGACGACAGGCCTTGAACACGAGCGATTCGGCCTTGATGCCCTGGCCTCGCGTGAAGATGTAGCCGACGGGGACACAGCAGACATTCGCCATCGACATGCTGTTGTTGAAGACCTCGCGATTGCGATACAATTCGAGGACCAGATCGCAGTCCTGCAAGCAGTACTTGCCGACTATGGCGCGATCGGCCGCAGTGCCTCGGTGCAGACGGAAGATGTCGGCGGGGCTCACATCGTCCTTCACGACGACCCACTTCACGGCGTCGGCCAGCTGCTCCTCTTCCAGCAGTTCTCCGTCTTCCCGCAGAGGCCAGGCCACCGTTACGATAGAGCCCGTTATGTCCAGAATCGGCATCTTGTCCGTCAGGCTTTCGCCCGTGGCCTCCAACAGACAGAGGGCTCTGCCAGGTCGAAGATCCTTGATGGCCCCTGAGAGGGTCAGCACCAATCGGCCCTCCAACCTCTCGGCCTTTTTGAGCTTGCCCGAGAGATAGTGCTTGGTCACCTCATCCAACTTATAGGAGGGCAGGGACTCGTTGCGCTTAATATAATGGAAGAGGTCGATCTGGAGACGCCCCGAGGCCGTCCAGATATACATGAAGTTGTCGCCCATGGCCGACGACGAGAGCCGCTTCTCCTCGCACTTCACCTCCTGGTCCTCGACGCGCGTGAGCCCTTGAAACGCCGCAATGCAGCCGAGATCCTCGGATCGGTCCCACAGGTAGCGCTCATCGAAACCAAAGATGTTGTAGCCGATCAGAATATCGGGATTTATATCGCGGAGCCACTCGAAGAAGCCCCGAATCATCCCCTGTTCGTCCTGGTATTCGTGGACGACGATCCCGTCGAGCGGATCGCAATTAGGCCAGACAAACAGGTGTCTCTGTGCCTCTGCATCCGATGTATTGCTGGTCAGGGTGGCCCCGATCTGGATCGCAGGATCCCCGATCGACAAGAGGTCCTTCAAGGAACTCAACAAGTGGCCTACCTCGTCCACTTCTGTCTTTTGAAAGGGCGCGGTCTTCAGCTTAGTAATCAGATCGGCGACCGTCTTCTTCGACCGAAGCTGCCCCATGATTCCCGTGTCGAAGAGGCGTTCGATCGCTTCGGCGAAGGTCTCGTCGATCCCTTTTCGTTCCAGAAGGGTGGCGGCCACCGTGTCCCAGCTCTTCTTGGCCACGGGGAAGGCCCCCGTCTGTGAATAACACTCTATATCCCACGAAACGAGCGTAAACGGTGCAACGGCGGCCGCCGATACAGGGTTCACGTCCGTGAAATGGACGGTTGCATGGAGCGTTGCGGATCCCTCCTCTACCGAATCCGCATCGATTTCGACCCAGCCGCACGGATTCAGCCCTTGTATGTGGAAGAAGCGGAGCATGGGATCGAGGTTGGCCTCGTAGACCTCCACGATGTCTGTGCGTCGAAAGGGCGGGCCGAGGGGCTTTCTCGTGGACGGCTCGGACTTGTCGTTTAGAAAGAGATTCTTGAGCAGGCGAAAGAGGGCGAGACTTGGCACGGTGATCTCGAGGAACGGGAAGAGTCGATTGGCCGTGAAGCCGTAGAACTTCTTCCGCTCTACACGCTTCAGAGTCAGCTGGGACAGGGGCACACTTTGCACGGTCAGATAGGCACGGATTGCGTCGATCGCAGCCAGTGTCTTGGATTCGGGGAGGGCCAAGTAGAGTGTGGGGCGAAAGCCCACTACATCGACCTGAACGGGCTGACCGGTGTCCGTGGAGCCGTAGAGATGAATGATCATTTCGCGCTTTTCGGCGGCATTGTACCGCTTGGAATGGGGTCTCTCTTCATCAGAAGGCGGTGATTCATATACCTTTTCATTGTGCTTCTCCTCCTCCTCCTCCTCCTCGTTACGTCGAGCACGTGTGCTCGACGTAAGGCTGGAGGATATGCCGTGCATATCCTCCTCGACACGAATATCTCGCGATACCGTGTCGAGTAAGTGAAACTTAATTGTGGATGTGGCCATGGTTGCTCTTTGTCAACGGATCTTTAGGAGTCAAATTTATGCACGCCTGCGAGTCCTCTTCGACTTCTTTGATCGGCGTTTCCGACTTCCGAGCGTTGCATTCGCAATGCCGAGAAGAATGGCGGGGGCCGCCAACTGATAGGTGGTGGAGGCGAGAGTTCCATATAAGTTACCGCCGGCCTGGCTTTTATTTGCAGATGTACTTGGGGAGATCTGGTCATTTGAAGCGGAGGGGGGGAGAAGAGTTGCGGAGGGAGTGACGGGATTCATTGTTTCAGACGGAGGCACTGAGACGAAATCCTCCTCCTCATTCGCAGACACAAGTGTCTGTTTTGCTGTCTTGGTACTGTTGTTACTGCTTGTATTGTTTGTATTGTTTGTATTGTTTGTATTGTTTGTATTGCTGCTACTGCTTGTATTATTGTTGTTATCGTTGCGACTGTTTGTGTTTTCATTGTTGTTATTCTTCACGTTCTTCTTTGGGGTGTTCAATAAGGCCTCGAGCTCATCAACATTCATTTCCTTCACAAGTTCGCCCTTCACATAGAGGCCGATGGACGGGACGGCGGAGGGAGGAGTGACAATGGGGTTCTTGTTTAACACATCCAGATCAATATTGGTAGCCACGATGCCAGACTTATTCGTATTCAGCGCAGTATGCAACTGCTTCTTGATTCGCTGACAGGCGCCGCACCATTCTGCCGTAATCGCGATAATCATACTCTCAATCCGTTTCATTCCGTTCATGACCTTTGTCATATCACCGCTGTTGTTCACGATGGAAGGGATACGGCCAACCATGGTGGATCCTTTGCTATATCCGTGAATCTCTTCTTCGTTCATTGAGTTTCGGGACCGAGACTTGGATCTAGATCGTGAGCCCTTCTTCTTACTATACATCCTCTACTGACAGGGTAGAAATTAAGCTATTCGGTGATGGCTTAATTTCTATTCTTAACGGTAGGGGACATGGATTATATCCTATTTATGTTTTTCATTTGTCTAGCAGCCTACTGTATTCTCTACGTTCTCGGGCGCTACTATCTGTTGGAGCCCTTTGCATCGGAAAATGTGCGCAAGATGGTCGCGATGCACGCGGCCCCGAGCACCTACAATACCACAGGGATCCGGGAAGACTTGGTCGGAGATCTTCCCTATGCCACAAATCCTATTATGCGGCTGGACGACTACGAATACTCGATGATCTTTCAGTCGGAAGGGAATCGGGATGCCCAGCGGAGGTCGATCAGTGATGCCATGTCCCGGTATCCTTCGGACTGGTGTGCTTTACCGCCTTCAGCCGCCCTGTTTCAGACGAGCCAGGAGGGATTTACGAATGCAGTTGCACGAGACCAGGCGGCCGCACCGGCGGATGTCTCCGAATTTGATTCGATCTCGGGATCGGCGGAGCAGCCGCCCGACAGGGATGCAATGGAAGACGAAGAGAGGAAGATTCTGGCCATGTACAAGCCCGAGGACACCAAGAATCTCGTTCACTATTCTTTGAAAGATGCGACGCAGCTCGTGAAGAAGATGTACGAAAAGCGGGGGTTAGTCGCCGATGTGCAGAAGTCGAAGCAGGGCGAGAACGTCTTTGAGATTGTGGAGGTGACGCCGAAGAATCCTGTGATTGTCTGGGAGGACGATGCGAGTTCGCCGCAGGATCGGGAGACGATTCGGGGGGAGAACCGGATCAACGTGCCGATCACGGTGAATGATATGTCGGCTGGTTTGGATCCGTTCTATGAACCGAACTCGAGCACACGGCTCGGCAAGAACGATTATACGAAGTGGACACCGGGCTTGGAGCGGCAGTTTGCACCGACGTATACGGGGTCGGGGTGGGCTTGAGTGGGGGACATCAGGTGGGGGACATCAGGTCTGGGCACCGAAGGTGCCCAGACCTGCCTCCCCCATACCCCCTGTTTACTTAAGTTGGGGGACATCAGGTCTGGGCACCGAAGGTGCCTAGACCTGCCTCCCCCATACCCCCTGTTTACTTGAGTATAACCTAAAATGCCTCGTTCTTATAGAGTAGCAATGTTTGAACGCTTGATATTCCTAGGATATGTGATCTTTACCGTTGCACAAGGGGCGTTTCGTGGTTCGCAAATCCAAGTCCCGCATCCTATGACTACCGTCATTCCTCGCACCCCTCTCCGTCAAGAAGCAACCCTTCAGTATTTTCGGCGAATCGATGAGCTCGACAACAATCTTGTCTATCGGCCTCTGGCCAGTGATTTTACAAAGGATTTGTACTGATCTGATACCATTACCGCTTAGTATAAAATTACGCCCCCTGCAAATTGCAGGGGGCGTAATTTTATACTAAGCACTAGTGTTAAGAATCTAATTAAGCCCCTGGCCAGGGGCTTAATTAGATTCTTAACGGTACAAATCGATCTCAATCTGTAAAAAAGTTGTTAAAAATCTTTTTACAGAATGAATCTTACTGGTAGAGAGAGATGTCCAATCGGAACTTTGACTTTTCGGCCATTGTCAAAATTCTGAACGCCCAGAACAACGCCAACTTCTACAACCGGCAGCAGACGGTTGTCCAGCGGACACCAGGGATCCCCTATACGATTGATCTTCAAGCGGCCAATCCGCAGACCGGCAACTACGATGCCGATACGATTGCCACGCTGCAAGCCGGCCAGCAGGCCTATTATTTTAAGGGGGTTCCGGATACGACGGTTTTGGCGCCGCAGCAGTACACTGCTGCGGCACCTCCTGCACCTCCTACATCGTTATACCCCCCTGTTCTGACCTCAATTATAAATGGAAATGAAAATCTCTCTGTTTCATTTACCCAGGAGATAGGTACACTTCCTATTACAAACTATCAGTATACCGTAAGCGCAGTTGGAGGTAAAAGCGTTATTGGGATCTTTAGCCCCGCTGCTACAACAAGCCCTGTTCTAATTACTGGGCTCGTGAATGGCATAACCCTTTCTATTACTCTTCAGGCTATCTCAGATACAACTACAAGTGTCCCCTCTAATTCACTGGAGGGTACCCCCACTGCATCTGCACTCATCACCCCTGTTCTGAACTATGCGCTGCCAAACGATGAGAGCGCATATGTCTATTTTACAATTGGCATTTTGCCCCCTGGCAATGGGTTTCAGTATACCACAGATGGTGGAGTAACCTATGCAAATGTAACAACCGGCACAGACAGTCCCGCTCTCATTACAGGACTCACAAATGGAGTCGCCACAACAATTCAGTTTAGAACTGTTGATGGGTTGACCGCGAGTACTCCTTCAAATGCTGTTACGGTGACTCCTGTCCCTCCCTCCGTTGCGGATTCTTGGCTGGAATACGATCCGAATAATTCGAGTTCCTATTCGGGATCAGGGACTACCCTCTTCAATGTGGGCTCTTACGGAACCATGAGCGGAACACTTCAAAATGGAATTACCTATATAACCGGGACAGGTATTTCGAGAAATGTATTTAATCTGAATGGATCCAGTCAGTATATCTCCTTTGGAACATTTGATTTTGGCACAGCGATTACAGTGACTGCATGGATCCGTCCCACCACCAAAAATAATATTAACAATTTACTTGCAAATGGACCCCCCAATCCAAATACGCCTGGCTTTAAAATGAATTGGAATAGCTATAATCCAAGTGGTGCAGACGGGGCCATGGTGTTAGAAAATGGTACAGTCGGCACCTGGGCTCTTCCTGGAACGGGGACAGGAACGGTCACAATGGGTGTATGGCAGCATCTCGTCTATGTACTGGATGTACCGAATCGTGCTGCTCTGTTCTTTCTAAATGGTCTGCCTGTTCCATACGGGTATGGTGCAACAGTAGCAAATGTGACTATGGCGGGTCGTGCATTTAATATTGGTGCGTACAGTGGTGGAGGTTTTACACCAAGAACGGAGCTCGGCTATCTCAAAGTCTTCAACACCGTTCTCGACGCGACGCAGATTCTGGCCGACTACAATGATTCCAAGGCGAGCTTTGGCCTCTAAAGCCAGTCTAAGCGTTCTCAGAACACTATAGAGTAACAGTATTCTATAAATGCTCATCATCGACACACGAGAACGTCATTTGATCCCTCTTGTTCCTGACTGTATGCAACAGACGTTGCCAATCGGCGATATCTGGATTGGCCAAGACACTACGACCACAGCCCTCGTCATCGAACGAAAAACCATTAAGGATCTCGAGGCCTCCGTCCTCGATGGACGGTACCGAGAACAGAAAGGCCGCCTCCTCGCATTCTGCCAAGAGAGGAACGCCAGCCCCATGTATCTCTTGGAAGGCAGCTATTCAACTACTACGGGCCGCCTCAAGCCCCCCTCTCTCATGAAGCTCGTGGCCCGACTCCAGCTCAAACACGGCATTGCCGTGATGCACACAGAGGACGTAAAGGAAACGGCATCTCTGTTGGACGCGCTCCACAGTTACTGGCAGGAAGATCCGGCCAATCTGGCCAAAGAAACGGGGACTCTGACGGCCACGGCCGGCATCCATGTATCCAAGAAGGCGAATGCCGAGGATCCCAAGCAGTTCCTGCTCCAGTGCTTAATGCAGTGCCCGGGCGTCTCCCTCCGAATCGGCCAAGCCCTGATCACCACCTATCCGTCGTTTCCGTTGCTCCTGGCTGCCACAGAGAAGGAGATTGCTTCGGTGGACGCCGCAGGACGAAAAGTGGGGCCGGTGATTGGGAAGAGGCTGAAGGGGTTCTTATGCTAGTGGACACAGTAAACTGCATCCACTTATGCTAGTGGACACAGTAAACTGCATCCACTTATGCTAGTGGATACAGTAAACTGCATCCACTTATGCTAGTGGACACAGTAAACTGCATCCACTTAGCGCCATAGATCCGCCAACACCCCTGTCATAGCAGGATCTGAAATCACCACATTCTTCTTTTGTTCGGGCTTCTCCATCTGTTGCACGAAGGCGGTGGGGGGCTGGTAATCGATCGCAGAAAGCGCTTTGCCAGCCGACAACTCTACCGATGGCTTTGCCACAGCAACATGCGGATTCTTTGCAGCTTTCGGCTTCTTGTTAAACGCCTGTAACGATTTCGAATGCTGCTTCTCCTTCAACGTCTGGCTGTTCGCCATCATCGCCTGCATAATGGGACTCTGTTCTAAGATATAGTCCCGTTCATGATGGATCCAACTGATCCGAAGCAGATTCGGAAAGGTGTAGGCCACCACAAATCCGTTCTGCCGTAGCTGATAGACTAAATACACCACGCAGTCTTCCAGATCGATTCGGGGCAAGCCCAAAATGAACGGCGGAATGGTGTACAAGAGATCGCAGGGGCTGTTCGGCATATTGCTCTGCATCTTGATGCGCATGTAGACTGATTCCAGAATCTGGTTGTAGGCACGGAGTCTCGCGGTGTCTTTGGCCGTCCGTCGTTTGTACAGGTCCGCGATTGCAAGTTGTGGTGGTACGGACATTTCCCCTACCGTTCAGTATAAATTTAAGCATTTGCTTAGAACGAGTGACTGTTGCTACTGTTGCTACTGTTGCTACTGTTGCTACTGTTGCTACTGTTGCTACTGTTGCGACTGTTGCTACTGTTATTGTTATTAGTGTTGTTATTGTTGTTATTCTGTTTAAGTAAATGCTTGCAAGCCTCTTTGTCCTCAAAGTCTTTCATGCATTGCGTATAGGCTGCAGGAAGTTCTGAAGGGGATTCTACTTTTGAAAAAAGAGACCCTACCATGGCATGCGCGGCCGCATTTCCCATGCCCCAGGTGAATCCATGCTTGGCGACAGTTGCAAGAGATGACGCAGTTGCAGTTGCAGGAACAGGTGCAGGTATGTGTTTCATTATAGCAGAATGGCGACGCTTCATTTCTAAATATAATCTGGTATAAATTTAAGCTGCTGAGTTTATTCTATATCCTTTCTTCTCCTTCTCACGAATAAGGAATGTGGAAAAAGATCTATTTATGCGGCGGCGGCATGAATACTCTTTGTCACCTGGGCGCATTGCAGCATCTCGAGGCAGAGGGCCTACTTCGCTTCGTCAAGGAGTGGATGGGCGTGTCAGCCGGCGCCCTCCAGGCCCTCTGCCTAGCCGCCGGCTACACATTGGCCGAAATGATCGAATTCACTCTTTCCTTCGATTTCCAGCAGATCACCGAGGTCGACGAGGCAGCCGGGTGGCTCCTGAACATGGGGTTCGACACCGGCAATCGCCTCCTCAAGCTCTTGAACGCCCTGATGAAAGAAAAAGGACTTAAAGAAACTACGACGTTCAGGCAGCTCCATGAGCAGACGGGGCGGTCCTTCCGTACCTTCGCGGCCAATCTCAATACAGGGGCCCTTGTGACCTATTCCAAAGAGACAACGCCGGATTACTGCGTGGCCCATGCCGCCCGGGCCTCTATGTCGATCCCGTACTACTTCCAACCCTTTCAGTGCCCCCAGACGGGCCATCTCCTGTGCGACGGCGGAATCATTAACAATTATCCGTTGTCTTTGTTAACGGAGGAGGAGAGTGCGGAGACCTTGGGTTTATTGCTGCAGTCGAAGATGCCGACGCTGGATACCATCGAATTGACGGATATGATGTTGCGGCCGCTCCAGATGTTCATGCAGGCCCGGCTCGCCATGGTCTCGGAGACGTATCCGGATCAGACGCTGTCGATTCAGTTGTCGAAGACGTACGCGGTTGAATTCGGATTGGCGGGGGCGATTAAGAAGGAGCTGATGGATCTGGGCACTGAATCGGCGATCCAGTTCTTGAAGAAGCGGCGCATTCCTGTGCGCCGTTTCAGCGTGGGCTGAAGCACAGTGTAGGCTGATGAACCGCCTTAAAAAATTTATAGCAAGCAATACTAGAGGATGTCGGAGGCACTGAGGAAGTTCCTTACGATTGCCCAGACACCCCTTAGTAATTTGCAAAAATATGCATGCGAACATCCCTCGCCAACAAGTGTTGCTGAATTGAATGATGAATATGCTGAATTTGGTCGTTTACAACTAGCCGTCGTCCAACCCTTGGTGGGATTAGAGCGACGACTTTTAAAAGACAGTAGTTTTATTCCACCGGGAAAAACGAAGGAATCTGTCACAGAGGCTGAACGAAAAGAGCAGAAGGCAAAGGCAATTGCAGAAATGAAACGTGTACAGCACTGGGAGGATATAAAAGCTACCGATGAGGCGCTTAAGAATAAAATAAGCGTGCAAAAAAGAGTGGAAGCGGCGCGTGCAGAGGCGGCGCGATTTGGACCGGCCTCTCGGTCGTTGATCTCGCGTAGATCATTTGCCTCAAATGCATCAACTGTAGCAAATGAGGGATCTCGTAGGGAATCATTTGCCTCAACTGTAGCAAATGCAATTGGCGTGAATACTAATACTAATACTAATACTAATAATGAGGGGTATGCTGAGGGAGGTGCCCGAAAACAGACTCGCAAACACAAAAATAGAACCAAGAAGCATCGTAGGTCAGTTGCTAAACGCAATCCTAGGTCAGTTGCGAAACGCAACTAATCCAACCCTAGGTCAGTTGCGTTTCGCAACTAATCCAACCCTAGGTCAGTTGCGAAACGCAACTAATCCAACCCTAGGTAGCGTACTTCGCGGTCCAGGCGCGCGCGTTCAGATCATACAACACCCTGTTCGTCTTGTACTCGTGTGCCACCTCGGGCCACAGCGGATCATCCGGATTCGGATCCGTCAACAACGACAGAATCGACAACAGAACCTTGGAAATCGTGAGCGCCGGCGACCACTGGCCCTTGAGAATATCGAGGCAGATGACACCGCCCGAATTGACATTCGGATGATAGATCTTCGTCGTAAAGGAGACCTTGGGGGGCTTAAAGGGATAGTCGGTGGGGAAGTGGATGTCGAGGCCGAAGACGCCGCCGGCAAAGGGCGAATCGGCGGGACCCATGATTACGCCGGTCCAGTGATAGAGATCGGTGCCGTCGGGCCCGCAACTGCAGCCACTGGGCGGATCCTTCATGACATCTTTCAGTTCTTTTTCAATGCGTCGGAGAGCCATTTTGTGCTAGTATGGATTGTTACAAGGAGCTTAGACTCCTTATAACAAGCAGGGGACTTCAAATTTTATTACATCTGTTGCAGAAAGCTTATGACCCCGTCGTATGTGCGGGCGCCCGAATATTCCTGGCGACTCGCTCCAGAACGATAGATGAGTGTGGGGAATCCCTTCACGTTGAGCTGCTCCACTTCGCTCTTGTCGTCGTCGCTATCCAGCATGCGAATGGTCACATCGGACCCGTCCTGGAGCTTCACGGGACTGGCTTTTACAAGCCTCTCAAATTCGGGCTTGGCCGTCTTGCAGTGGCCGCACCAACTGGCCTTCACAATGAGCAGCTCAGGGCCGCTCGCAAATCCTTCCTCCTTCTTTTTCATGTTCTGAAATCCGAGAATCGAACGCCCATAGAGACGGATAATTGTGAGCATAAGCGCCAAGACGCCAAGCAATAGATAGACGTGCATGAATCTATTCATGCCTGATAAAATGATTGCGACGAACTGGATTCTCTATTCGGCGCTCTACATAGGATGCGCTTGCCAGACGACGACGTTGGAGGCCCATATTGATCAAATGCTGGGGATTTCGATTCTCCTGTTGACCGTTCTGGGGCTTCTTCGACTTGTAATCTAAATAACGGACACCTATCTATCAGTAGATGCAACAACAGGCTGTTCTAACACCGGAAGGGGTTCGATGCATTGCACCGTCTATTGGATTTCATCCGATCTACACGAAGAAGGATCGGATTCGCTGGGCCCACTTCTATCTGCATTTGTGTAAAATGGGGAGGTCGAGGACGGCGGAAGCAGAGGCATTTCTGGAGGTCTGGAAGATGCGCGATTCTGCGCTCCGTTATTAGAGTTTTAACACGAGTGTAAATATAAATTTAAGCCCCCGCTTATAATAAGCGGGGGCTTAAATTTATATTTGGCAGTAAGTGATCTAAGTAAACAGGGGGTATGGGGGAGGCAAGTCTGGGGACCGAAGGTCCCCAGACTTGATGTCCCCCACTAGTCGGCAGGAAGCATCATAAGCCCCATCATCGTCAAAAAGAACAGGCCTGCCTGAAAGAAGAACCCCGCTGCCGTAGGAACGCCGCTCGACTGCGTCATGGGTAGCCAATGCCCAATCATGCCGTTCAGAATGCGAAAAGTCTCAGGATTTGCAAAGACAAAGAATACCAGTGTCGAATAGAAACTATATTTGACCTTGAGCAAGAATCGGTTCATCGTGGCGTCGGCCATTCTACCGTTTAAAATATTATTATTAGATTTTCATGGACTTGCAATTTGTGCTTTCAGATGCGTCAACAGTAGCAGTTGCAAAATAGGCAATGTAAACGACTGATAGACCTGGACGGGGGTATATTTTACATCAATATAGCTGGCCTTATTCGGCGCGATCAGCGAAACAACCGTCTTTTTCGTATTATCCTGCTGCAAGGCTATAATTCCTTCTGCCAACGTTCCCTCTGGCGTATAGGTGAAGAGTCTCTGTATAGCAGGCTCTGTAGAAGGCGCTCTCTCAACCAGTTTGGAGGGGGTAATCACTAAATAGAGGGTCGACTCGGCAGAATCGCCAAAATAGGAGCTTGCCTGTGCCGCAATCTGATCCTTGTTTTTTGCAAGCAGCTCTTTCTCTTCGTCTCCATAGGAGTCTGGAACAGCATTGATCTTATAGGTGGTGCGTGCACCGGCTATAATTTGAACAACATGTGTATCGAGTACATTGATCGAGTAGAGTTTCCGCAAGTCGCTATTAATGCTTTCATCGCGAACGATTTGATTTGTCTTCGTTCCTCCTTTTCCAATGACTGCCTCTGAATACTTCGCAATCAGTTTCTGAATATTTTTGTCAAATCCAGAGACTTTGATCAGAACAGAGCTTTCCAGCACAGTCGGATAGAGACTGTTCGATTTCTGAATTGTAGTAATGGACTTATAGAGGGTTGCCAATGTATCCACGTTAAATAGTTTTTTATCAAGATCTTTATAAAATGTTGTAAGAAATCCGGTTTTTGTTAGTAAAGACGGAAACCGCTTTGAATAGAAGGCGGTATAGGCATTTAATATTTCGCTCAGTTTCTGGAGAAGGGGTTCTAGGGCCGGCGACTTCACGCTGTCGAACGTAAAATCAAAGAGTTGACTTATAGCATATACTTTCTTTAATTGTTCTGCAGGAGGCGATGCAGCAGTCGTTTTTGCGAATCGTGACCGACCGGCCGCTTCATCGCCTGCGGTCAGAGCTTCAAGATCGACCGCCCCTGTCAGTGGCTCTGTAGATGGCGTTTGAAGGGCGAGTTTATAGGGTTCCTTTGTCAGAATCTCCTCCAGAATGGTATCCCAAGCCCTTCCAACCTCTTCGCGATCGGTTGTCGGGTGAAGGAGATCCCAGAGCAGTTTAAAAATCAGTTCCCGTTTCTTGTCGTTCGGCAGGGTCTCTATCTTTTTTCGGAGTTTCTTGGCCACCGGCTTGGAAGGAAGCAGATTGCGCTGCCGCAACAGCGCAATCAGGTGCACGAGCTCCGTAATCGACTGGGTGTTCTTGTAGCCATTAATTTTGCTCATTCGTGAAGCGGATATACTGCTGAGTCCCTGGATCCGCTGCTGAAAGCCCCGAATCAGTGTCTGTACCGTGTCTTCGGACATCGATTGAATTTGCGGCGGGCCCTTGGTAGCTGGAAAGTACTCCATAAGAGCAGTATAGACCTGTTTGTCTGGAAAGGCGATCTTCAATTGCTCTGGATCACGAATCACAATGGATCCGAGTTTTACAGGCGTAAAGGCCATTGATATCCCTATTTGTGCCCTGGAAATTTGATCAACCTAAACATAGCACACAGATATCAGTAGAATGAACACGGTTATGAGCGGAAAGGTCTTTTGTCCCTGGAATCCAAAGAATCGGGAACTCACTCCCACGGATGCGATCCCGATTCTTAAAAAGTATGGATGGAAGGGGCGGTTCACGGACTTTAAACTCTTTCAGCAGGCCTGCGTGCACAAGTCCTATGTGAATCGGCCCGAGCTGTGGGAGGAGAACGGAGAGGGTACCGTGTTGGCGGAGCGGCCGGCCGATTGTCTGCCGCTCCGTTTGGATGACAACGAGGAGCTGGAGTTCTTGGGCGACCGTGTCTTAGGTTTGTGCGTGGCCACCTATCTGTCCAAACGGTACCCGGGAGAGGGAGAGGGGTTTCTGACTCGAATTCTGAGTCGCATTGTGAACAACAAGCAGCTGGGGAAGCTCGCGATCAAGATGGGCTTGAGCCCCTGGATCATTCTCAGCCGGCATATGGAGGAGATGTGCGACGGCCGGCGCAATCTGCGGATCCAGGGTTCTCTCTTTGAGGCCTGGATTGGGGCGCTCTATTACCAGGAGCCCGATGTCGGCCGAGGCTTCCAGGTCTGCAACGATCTGCTCATTCAGATCATTGAGCGCCACATCGACTTTGTGCAGATTATCACGGAGGACACGAATTACAAGGATCAGCTGTTGCGCCTGTTCCAGGCCAAGTACCATGTGCCGCCGCGCTACAAGGAGGTGTCCGTCGTGGGACCGCCCCATGACCGCGAATTTACCATGGGCGTTCTCGATCCACATGACAATGTGCTGGTCACGAGTACCGCCAGGAACAAGAAGGTGGCGGAGCAGGAGGCGTCAAGGCTCGCTCTGGAACTGTTGGAGAAGGCCTAGCGGTATAAAGTAAGATTGATTTTTATAATAGAATGGAAGAGACCTTTACAAATAAGTATGAGCAGTGCATATGGGCAAACAACGGGAATCCTCATTACAAGGGGGGATCGGGCGGCGGAAGTGAGCTCCCTGAAGTTGGAAATACCTACATCCCCTTTCTGAAACGGTATATTCGAGAGAACGAGATTCGTACAGTGGTCGATCTAGGGTGCGGTGATTTTCAATGCGGTAACCAGACCTATGATGAACTAGACATTACGTATACGGGCTACGATGTCTATAAGAAAGTGATTACGTACAACCAAGGGCAGCATCCAGCACCCAAATACCAGTTTGTGCACTCCGATTTTTATACAGAACACGATGCAATTGTAGGCGGCGATCTCTGTATTTTGAAAGATGTATTGCAGCACTGGACGGTTGAGCGCATCTACACATTTCTAGATGCACTGGTCGCTTCTAAGAAATTTAAGCACATCCTGCTTATCAATTGCTGCGACCAATCGAGAGACGATCCTATAAGTCAGCTTGGGAACACTATGCAGTTGCATACAAACTATCTTCCGCTCAAGAAATACAATCCTGTCGAGCTCTATCGCTATAGTACAAAGCAGGTATCGGTTATTCGTGCGCAATAATATCTATTAGAAAACCCCCTGTTCTAGTAAGGATGTCGAACCGGTGTTTCGACGCATCGATGCTCACGAAACTGATATCCGACCGGGCGCAAGCCGAGCACGTACGGCTTCAGCAGAAGCTCATGGCGTCGGCCAATCCGCCGAAGAATTTTTTACGCTGGAGCTCGAATACGAATGACAAGGATGCTTCCGTGATCGGAGACGTGAATGCAGGCTGGGGCACGACCTGGACCCGAGGCACTACCCTCTTAGTGCCCGATGTCCCCTGTGGCTGCGTGGAGGTCATTGTGCCGTATGTGCCTCCCGTGCCGATTCCGACGTTTCGCGGAATAGCCCAATGGGCCGTCGACGCAGGACAGTCCGTGGCCCCCGATTTGAGTTGCGCAGCGATCAGTGTTGTCACCGACCTCTGTGGCAACCTCTATGTGGCCGGCTTTTATAGCCACCCTATGAATGTCTACTCCTATTCGCAAGTAAGCAACGGAATTATTCAAGAGACTATTTACGGCTGGCTAGATTCCTTTTTCTATCCCTCTTCTCTGTTTCTCATCAAATATAGTTCCAGCGGCACGGTTCTCTCAGCCGCGAGTATCGGTGGATTGGATCCAACCACCCTTTCTGTCGCAGGAACCTATCTCACGATTAACTCATTTAATCGTATCACAGTATTGTTCCGAATGGCCAACGTCATCAACTATACTATTTATCCATTTGCAACTCCGAGCCAGAACGTTCCCTACAATGACCCTGCGGGTCGAATCAATTCCACACCCTATGGGTATCTTTATCAGCCAGGAGCAGGAGGATTTGGCGTCATTCAGTACAACGGAACCACTGGTAATGTTAATTGGGCAACCTATGTCCAGGAGGGCATTCCGTTTTCTATTTGCTCCAATTCAATTGGTGGCACGGCGGTCTGTGGAACCACCACGATCAATCAGCAGCTCTTTAATGCAACGGGGACAGTTGCGATAGGTCAGGTGATTGTGACCCCCTATGGAACACTGGTGGGGGGGGCCTCAGGGTCTGGATTCCTGATTCAATACGACGCGAGTGGCCGTGTCCAGTGGGCCTCGAATCAGCTCGGCCAAGACATTGTCCCCTATAGTTTGGCCACCGACCGGTATGCGAATATCTACGTGACGGGTCGTTTCACGAACACAATTCAGTTCAATAGTTATATTAGCCTCGTCGGATCTATCGTCAATACCGTTCCCCTTGGAACCATGACAGGCGTTGGGGCAACGGATGTCTTTCTTACTAAATACAGGATCAATGGACTCTGTGACTGGGCCACGGGTCTCCTGGGATCTGCCGGCAGTACGAATAGGGGTTTGGCGATTGCCGTGGACAGCTCCAGCAATCTCTGTCTAACCGGATCCTTTACTAGTTCTCCTTTGCAACTGAACGATGCCTCGAGCGCCACGTTCCAGACGGTGCATCTGACGCCCTTCGCCAACCTCTTTGGCGATGCACCGAATGCGTGTTTTTTGGCCAAATACACGGACGAAGGGAAAGCCCTGTGGGCGACTTCCCTACGTGCCATCTCTGCGCCCTCTCTTGATACGGATCTCTCGAACAATATCTATCTGGCCTGCACCTATGCGCCTTCTCTTATTCTAAACAGCTATACGAGCGTCTACAATTCCACTATTCAGACGAGCCGCTATGGAATTCTCCAATCGGGGTCCTCCGCCGCCGTAGCCTATTCGTCGCAGGGCCGTGTTCTATGGGCCGCAAGTCAAGGCGACACCAGTGTAGCCCATGGACTCGCGGTTGATCTATTGGGCAATCTGATTCTGGCAGGAGAACGCGGCAACCAGCCCCTCACGGTGCAGAGCTTCACGCAGATTCAGACACAGTTGCCCCTCACAATTCAGCAGACGACGTTCGGCACATTACCAGGGTCTTCCAGCAATACCTATGGATTTCTTGCGAAATACCGAACCTCTTAGTAGAGTATGGACGCCTCCAAGATCACAGAACTTCGGCAGAAGCAGGCCAATATCTATATTAGTCGGGCTAACGTGGTCGATGCGTCGACGCTCACGTGGCAGCGTCAGATCGAGTCTTCAAAGTACATTGCGCCGCAGCTGAGAACAGGCGGAAATCCGTGTGGGCAAAATGCTCTTACGAGTATCGGCACGGCCGGTGTGGGCCCTGGAGCCGTGCTGCTGGACAACGGCACCTATTATGTACCACCGGCCCTCCTCTATCCGAATCCGCTCCGTGGCGCCAAGGGATCGGCCGGTTCTTATACGAGTTGTGAGCAGATTGCCTATCAGCGCGCTGGCGAGAACAGCTGCGGCGTTGCACCGGTCTCCGTGGGTCCCCTGCTGATCACCCTTCCGACAGGACAGTTCCCCGATTCCGATATCTTCTATCCTGGTGGCGGAGATCAGTTGTATGCCCCGCCAGGCACAGATGTCTCGGGCAACTGGCTCAATCCCTACCTCCCACTCCCTCAACCCTATTCGGCCCTTACCACGCCTCCTGTCGTCCCTGTGTCCTATTACCGAGTCAATTTGGACCCTTCACAGAACAACTATAACACGGCAACCTATGTGCACAATCCGTTGCCGACCACGTTGCAGAATGACAACGTGGTCTATTCCTCTGTGGCTCCGAATATGGTGTTTATTCCTACAAACAACGGACAGGTCGATGCGGCGGGGACCCCTGTTGGAACGTTGGTGCAGAATGGATCCACGAAGCCCAGGTCGGTGGATCCTCGGTCTTTGCCCTAGGGGGGGATCCCCCCCACCCCCTGTTTACTGGGATTCTGTCATCATTCAAACTACACTCTATCTGCCTCCCCCAGACCCTGTTTACTTGTGTTTACTGGGATTCTGTCATCATTCAACCAACACCCTATCAGTGTGTAGTTTGAATAAGGAAACTATCAAATCATAATAGGAGGAGAGGATGGCTACGACAAAGACAAAGGGCTACCAGCCTCGGTACAGCAATTCTACCATCAAGGAGGAATTACCTGCTGAATACGAACAGTACAGGGAGCCTCCCACCATAACCGATACGATTACGCCCAGAGATTCGGTCTATGTGGCGCCTGCAGAGGTCGTCGTGGAAGGCTCCGCCGCGGCAAAAGAGGTGAAGAAGAAGCGAGACCGGGTCGCCTCCAAGCCCAAGCCACTGGCCGCCACGGCATCCGATCGATATGCACGCGGTGATCCGATTGCTATGCTCTTTGCCGAAGTGGAAAAGGACCCCGAGCAAGCGCGCAAGGCGAAGCACTACGCCCCCTTCAAGGACTCATTCCGAGAGGATCTCTTGGAAGGTGAAGAGGAGTTCCCCCTTGTGAAATTCATGGACGCCCAAAAAGGCATCACAGAACGCATCCCCTATGCTCTCGATACACCGGCCTACATGCCCAGTACTCGAAAGGCCTTCTACAACTTTCTTCAGGACACCTACGCGAAGGAGTTCAACTTGGCCGGCGATATCAAGGATCCTGATCCGAAGGCCTGCGAGAAGCTCATGAAGGGCGGCGAAAGCCGCGTCGAGCCGTTCCGTTACCAGCGCTTCATCAGCGAATATATACGGCAGAGCAGCCCCTATCGCGGCCTGCTCGTCTATCACGGCCTCGGCTCAGGCAAGACCTGTTCTTCGATCGCCGCCGCCGAAGCCCTCTATGGCGTTGCGAACAAGAAGATTATCGTCATGACGCCCCAGAGTTTGCGAGACAACTATATCAAGGAGATCACGTTCTGCGGCTTCCGCCATTTCAGTATCCACAACCATTGGATCAAGATCCCCTTGTTGGAGCGTGAACTCGGGGAGGACGGTAAAATCTATAACCAGCTCTATGTATTACATGAGATCTATGGGCGCTCGGTGCTGTCTCTGAGCAAAGAGTATATTGAGCGCCGAATCAACGAGGCCAAGGCTCAGAAGGTCCCTGTGGACGGTGCCTATCCGAACGCATGGCTCTGGGTCGCCGATTTCGAGAAAGAACCGAATTACAAGACCTTGAGCCCTTTAGAACAGGATCAGGTCCGCAATCAACTGAAAGAGACGATCATGAATCGCATTGAATTCATTCATTACAACGGCATCAAGAACGATCAACTCAAGGCCCTCTGCTGCAAAGAAGGTGCTTTTGACAATGCCGTGATCGTCATTGACGAGATTCACAATCTTGTTCGTCTCATGCGGAACACAATCGAGCCGTTCTTGTTGAAGCGCTCTTCCAGGGAGCGTTTGGTGGAGCCCGAGCCCATTGGGGTCGATGCCTGGTCGCCCTATCTCTGCAAGAACAAGGTGGTCGGCAAGAACGGGAAGCTCCTCACCTACAGTCGCGGCTACATGTTCTACCGCCTCTTGGTCGGCGCCAAGAACAGCAAGATTATTGGCCTGTCGGGCACGCCGATCATCAACTTCCCCGAAGAGCTCGGCATTCTGGCGAACGTGTTGGCCGGCTACATTCACTGCGCCGAATTCACCCTCAGTACGATGGAGGCCTCGAAGGCCAAGGCGTTCGAGGCATTGGCCAATCAGGATCCCCGCGTCGATTTTGTGTTCCTGGAGGTCGCCAAGGACTCGCGGAACTACAATGCACGCATTTCCGTGTTTAATGAGGGCTATCTCAAAGTCTTGAAAAAGGACGGCTCGTTCGAAGGCGTGCGGCAACTCAATACGCCCGAGGCACGTGTCGGCATTCGAGAGGTCATGGCGCGATTAGTGGTGGCAGCTGATTCGGTCACCATTTCGAAAGAGTCAATTAAGTTTGTGGCCTATCCAAGGCTGCCGCCGTTCCAGGATCCGTTCCGCGGCGAGTTCATTGATCTGGTGAACACCGATCTCAACAAGGCGAATGAGATTATTCTGAAGAAGCGACTGACAGGGTTGGTGTCCTATTACAAGGGCAACAAGCCCGACTTCTTTCCGTCTGTCACGAGGGACGAGCTCGTGGAGTGCGATTTCAGTCCCTTTGCGCTCAAGAAATATATCACAGAACGTCTGCGGGAGATTCGTGAGGAGGCGAACAAAGAGATCGCAGACAGAGGTGCGAACCTCTATGCGGCCGTGGAGGCGTACTCGAAGGCCGCCAATCCGAGCAACTATCGCTTCCGCAGCCGCGCGGTCTGCAACTTCGCCTTTCCGTTTGACCGCCCCTATACGTCCAATGTGAAGGAACTGGAGGCCGAGGTGGAGGAGGTCCAGGACGATCTCGAGATCACGGAGGCCGCCGTGGACGCCGAGGAGGACCGGCGACTTGCCGGCGAAATCGCCGTCGAAGAGAAGGAGGTGGACGAAGGACTTGGATTAGCAGCGTTTGAGCCGAAGATCGAATCCAAGGTGGCAGATTCGGCACTCGATGTGCTTGCTTCTGCTGTAGCAACAGCTGCATCTATTGCCACCGTCGGTCCCAAGTCCTATCCCCAGCTCAAGCGGGAGCTCATGGAGAAACTGAATGCCGAGCGCGACACCTACTTAAAGCTCACCGAGGAGGGCTTAAAGAAATATAGTTGCAAACTGTTCGAGATTCTGACGCGGATGGCCATGAGCCCCGGCCCCGCCCTTGTCTACAGTCAGTTCGAGGAGCTCGAGGGCATGGGCGTCCTCGCAGCGGCGCTCCAAGCAAACGGCTACGAACCGGTCAAATTCACGGGCAAGTGGTTCGGCCCCGAGCCCGAGTTAACACCCGAGTCCCTGGCCTCTCTGGCCAAAGGGCCTGGTGTCAAACGGTTCATGGTGTTCTCGGGCAAGGAGGATCGCCGCCAGCGTGCCATTACGTTGGCCATTTTCAACAGCCAGTGGGAGAACGTGCCGAAGGGGATCCGCGCCATTCTCGAGAAGAGCAAGATTGACTTAAAGAAGAAGTATCTGCACGGGGAGATTATCAAGTGCATTGGAATTACGGGGGCGGGTGCCGAAGGCATCTCTCTCCGCAATGTGCGCCAGGTGCATATTATGGAACCATTCTGGAATACGGTGCGTGTGGAACAGGTGAAGGGCCGCGCCGTGCGTATCTGCAGTCACATGGATCTGCCGATTTCGGAACGTGAGGTGGAGATCTTCACCTATGTCAGTCGGTTCTCGGCGGATCAGGTGAGCAAGCGCGACGCCGAGGGGGGCATTCCGAAGTCGATTCAGTCGGCGGACGGCGACATCGATCCTGAGACGAAGCTCCAGCGGATCATGACAAGCGATCAGCGCGTTCTCAACATTGGCGTGCGCAAAGATATTATTGGAAAGAAGCTCCAATCGCTCATGAAAGAGGTAGCCGTGGATTGTACGATGAATGCGGCGGACAACGAGCCGACGATTTCGTGCCTTGTGGTCGATACGAAGGGCACGAATCCCTATCTGTTTGATCCGAATCTGGAACAGGACAAGATTACGACACAGTCAGAGCTGGTGTTGGAGGGATCGGTATCTCGAACAACAGCAGCAACAACGGCAGTTCCTGCAAAATCTATCGGCCTGATCACCAAGAAGTTTAAGATTACAGTCGGAGACAAGAAGCGTTCTTTTATTGTAAGCCCCTTTGATCCGGTCAGTGGCAAGGCCACTCTGCATGCAACGAATGATACGCTTCTGAAGAGCCCTCTGGGAGAATGCTACGAAATGCCTGGAGCTGCAGCAGGCATTGGGCGCATCAAGTTCTATAAGACGAAGCTGGCGGTTGTTGAGGAAGAGATTCCTGCAGAAGGACTCCCTGCAGAAGGACTCCCTGTTACCGAAGGACTTCCTGAAGATGAAGAAGAGACGGTGGCTGATGAATAATTGCTTCGCTTTACCACAAATACTTACATTCCTTCTCAAACGTCTTCGGATCGAGTGGTCGATCAAAGAAATGAATCCAGGCGAGTCCCATGTTGCACTCGCCCGAATTCCGATCCGCCCCCCAGATCAGATCATGTTTTTTGGCGTCATAGGTTATTAGCGGCCGATTCACATTGGTAATGAACAGTGCCTTTTCGAGATCCAATGTGTCTACTGTAAAGGACCAGCGCCTCATATCTAACTGGCTGACAACTCCGATGTGCCAACTGGCAAGACTGATAGGGATGGAGCCTTTTGTCTGAATGACTCGGCGATCGATCGACTGTTGTAAGAATAGCTCCGCCTTCGTATGGTCCAGGCGTTTGGCTAATAACCAGAAGCCCGCGCCCTGAAGTTTTTCATCGAGCCCAAGAACGGTCAGAATCTGATTCGTTCCGAGACTAATGGTGTCAATTCGGAACAGGAACGTGAACTGCCGCCAGACACGGAAATGGACCTGGTCGATTCCTAGGTACGCCGAGCCCTGGATCTGGACATAGCCGTTCTTGCCTGGACTTGAGAGCTTGTCGACCGTCTTGTTCTTGAAGACGAGGCCGTGTTCCAGGGGTTGCAAGAACGGCTGCTCGGGGAACCGTTGTTCCACGAACGTATTTCGTTGATTGACGATGCCGACTTCGTACGACAGGATCGGGGCTTCATAGGCTTTTGCGAGAGAACAGAGGGTGCTGAATGAACACGAAAAGGTGCCGGTCAGACTAGCTGCAGGTAGCCAGATCACCTTGGCCAGATTGATGTTCTGGGGCTTGCATCGGAGCTTCAAGTGGACACGGCCCAGTCCCTTGGTGATTCCGAAGTTGTCCGAGTCGTTGAAGGAGACGCCTATGTACTGCTGATCGGAGGCCACGAGGCTGCAGGAGATGTCCATGGATCCAGGCGTTGAGATGCGGAGATCCGTGAGCGCATAGAGGCCCGTAATCGAACCACCCGAATAGCTCGGAATCCGCTCGTCCAAGCGATAGTCCACGAGTTCTTTGCCATTCCATAGGAAGAGTTCGACACCGGGCCGAAACGGCAACCTCTTCGGATCTCCCAGGCTCCCGATCAGCCCTTGCATCGCCCCTTGCTGTTGTTCTTCAGAACAACGAATACCCTTGGCACACAACACGAGCTGCTGCAGCTTATCCAAGACCTCTTTCCAGGTCAAACAGGAATTGTAGAACGCCTGGCTTTCGAGCGAGGGATACAGCGCTCCTTCGACTCGGCCGCCGACCTTACTAAACTCGAGCTGCAAGCATTCCATGGGCCAGCCGCCCTTCAGAGGTTTCGGCGTCGTGAGCAGTAACTCGGCACAGAAATCGTAGCGATCGAGAAAGAATCCGTCGCCGAAGGCTCGGTCGACCGTTCTACGTTCCATCGAAGTTGGAACAACACCTCGTTCCAACGACATTGTCGCAGAGATTCTGTCAATCTGTGGATCGATCGCCAACATCGGATCGCGCTGAAAGGGATTCGAGGGCAGCGGATCCTGTTGCAGAACTCGCTCCGCTTCCAAGGCGATCCTCCATGCACCCTTTTCGTCGTGCTCGGTTACAAACCGATTGGCTGTGGTCGCTTCGGCTTTTGCCGAGGCATCCGTGGCAGTCTTCAAGCGTGCCTCCTGATCAATGAGTAGCTGTTTCTGCTGCTCCACTCGGCGCTGTTCTATTTGCCGTATAGGGGCGGCGGCGGCTTCTGCGGCCAAAAGGCGGCTTGCTTCAACTTGTCGGGCCTGTTCGAGAGCCACCTGTTCTAAGAACAGGCGTTGCTGCTCTGCCAGCTGTTGCTCCATTAATTGCTGTTGCAGATGCTGCTCTTGCAGCTTTTGCTGCTGCAACAGGCGGTACTCAGGATCTTGACTCCGATCCTGATGCTCTAGTTGCGCTAGACGTCGGAACATCCCTATTCGTGTTTTATACTATCTACCGTTAAAAATCGAATAATGCTCCCTCCGTAGGAGGGACGTTATTCGATTTTTAACACTAGTGCTAATATAAATGTAAGCCCCCACCCATTATGGGTGGGGGCTTACATTTATATTAGGCGGTACAGGTGTTTTGACACTTGTAGATAGTAGCAGTAGTGGTTGTATAGTTTGCTCATTGTCCTAAGGAAAAATGCATGAACGATGGCTTCGCGGAGTCGCCGTCCATTGTCCTAAGGAAAAATGCACGAATGATGGCCGGCGAAGCCGGTCATCCTTTCTTTTCCCTAGGACGGCGACGTGGAGTCGCCGTCCACTACATGTTATCCGGCCTTAACCCCGATCCAGGATCCATCTCCCTCGTAATCACGCGAAATACCAGCTGAGTCTGCCGGCTCAGATTGATCAGGCGTCTCGGCGTATTGAGCAGAACGGTATAGGGCGGGATCGGACTCTGTGCCGGCGGGTGAACCAGACTATAGCCAATATCCCCCGAAGTGCCCCCGAACTGATAGGGTGCGATCGATCCAGTGGTGGGATCCGTGTACTTGTTTTGAATGAGGATGCAGTTTGCATAGCCGACTGAATTGGGCGTATCGGCATTCATGGTGAGCAAGGAACTGTCGTAATAGCCGATGGCCGCAATCACATGTCCGTTCATTTGATTGAGCCAGTTGCTGAATTCCTGGAGAGATAGGTTGTCCCCCGCATTGGCTGTATAACCAAAATTGGCAATGCGAATAATGTCGCCGACGGCCATCTGGAAGCGACTAAAGTATGTGTTCGTGATGATCACAAAGTACTCGGGGGCCTGCGACGTGCCCAGGTCATAAGGGCTTGTTGCAAATCCGACTGCGGCACGAACATTGGTGATGTCGAGCGTGTCGGCCGTCAAAGACAGGGGAGAGCCCGTGGGCTGCAGGAAGTCGATTGTTAGGCGCTGCAGGGTGGAGAGAGGGGCGGGGGAGTAGACCTTCTGACACTTCAAGAACTTCGGAATAAGCGCCGTATAGCCACGACTGTCCGTCTGCGCCGGACTCGTGCCCGGGTCAGAGTACCAGTTGGCGTCGTACTGGAGAACGCCGAAGGAGCGATCAATAAAGTTGTCTGAGCCGTAGTTGTTGTTCTCGAGCTCTGGGATGCGGACGGTTACATAGGGATAGCTGAGAACGTTGACCTGGTAATTGGTGTTGTTCGACAAATCTGTGCTCTTCTGAATGAGCGTCTGAAGGCCCTCGATGGGCAGAATGGCCTTGACGAGCTCGATGCGGCTGATGTTCTTGAACTTCTGCTGAACAGCTACCTGCGGAAACAGTTCCGGTCCCTGGTTTCCAGGATTGAAGGTGACAGAGAAGCTGTAGCGATTGTCCGTGATGTTCTTGAGCCAGTTGCGATCCGCCGAGCAGACGAATAGGTTGTTCTCGATCTCCTTGTATTCTACAACATTGTTCTGGCGAATGATGTAGTCCTGGGGGAGATTGGACTTCTGGGGGCTGATGAAGGGGGGGATCGTGGTGACCGAGGAGGCATTGGCGTCGCCCTGGGCCCGAGGTCCGGGATTGAGGGCCAAGAGGGCGAGCTCACGGCCGTCAGGGGGCACGGTCAGGGCCACGGCCTCGGGGCGTGCGGCGGCTCTGCGTTCATTCAGCACCAGGTTGGTGGCCTTGTTCTGTTCCTGCTGCCCCTGGCGGAACATATCGTCGGCGGCGACACGGATCATAACGCCAGGATCCATGCGCTCATTGGCGTCTTTGCTCAGAGAGGCCAGCTTCAATGCCTCGGCCTCCCGAGCCTTCTTGGCCGTTTCGTAGAGGGTGGCGGGACTTGGGCCGTCGTCGTCGAGAGCGATGCGGAAATCGGGCTGGGGCGGGGGCAGCGTTTTCCCTTCCAGCCGCTCGTTCTGAATGGTCTCGTAGCGCTGGCTCGTGTCCTGGAAGATCGTGGAGGCCTGACTCGAGGTCATGACGGTTTGGACGGCGGTCACGGGGGCTATGGCGACGGCCGAACTGCGCTGCAGATATTTGGAGAAGTCTTGTGCGGATGCCTTGATAACCTCCTTGTTCAGCAGGGGCAGAGGCTGATTGCCCTGGGCCGCATAGACCTCCTCGACGTAGTGGTCGACGGTGCGCTCCAGGCGATCCTGCTGCTTCTCGGTCAAGGCAAGGCCCTGGCGGCGCTCAACATCCTGTGCTACAATCTGCCGAAGGGTGTCGCGATTCTTCTGGCTAAAGAGGGTGGTTTTGATTTGACCGGAACGCTGCATAATGCTCTACCGTTAGTTGGGTTTTATATGGGGGGACAAAAACCCGCCAAAGGCGGGTTTCCTCCCCCCTACCCCCTGTCCACTCAAGTAACCAGAAGTCACTCAAATAACTAGAAGTAACTTGAGTGGACAGGGGGTATGGGGGAGGGTAGTTAAGGTAGGCGCTTTGCGCCTACCTTAACTAATTGTCCCCCAGGGGTAGGGGGGAGGGTAGTTAAGGTAGGCGCTTTGCGCCTACCTTAACTAGTTGTCCCCCACTAAGTAAACAGGACCTTTCTCAATTCCAGCATATGATTGTCAGGCACAACCTCCTTCACATACTGCTTGAAGGGAACTCCCTGGATCATCGAAATCAGAAAATAGACCGAGTACATGCCGCACTCGGTCTCAGATTGCTGAAATCGCCGGGCATTGTACGCCAGTGTCGCCTTCGGCGCCTGGAGGCGCAGCGCCTTCATTAAGCGGGCGACCAAGCGCGGCGGCTTGAATCCGTAACTGTCCGAATAGCCCACCAGCGGCTTGTCCAGATCATGCAGATCAATGTACATGCCAACCCAGTGGCTGCCCCCCTTAAAATGCGGATCCAAATTGAAGATAAACCCAATGCCACGTGTACCCTTTTCGTATTCATGACGCAGATCGAGGCTGCAGATTTCTGGATGCATGCACTGCTGTCTGGTTTTGTCCTGCAAATAGGGATCCGGTGCCGAAAAGTCGATCGGCAACGCCCCCATAAACCGAAACCACGGATACGCCTCCTCATACTGCTTCATCACGGCCGCAATCTGGAAATTGTCCAGCCAGGCATCGGGCTTCTGCTTCCACTCATCGGGATACCGCGGTCTCAAATACTCTTTACGGAGTGTCTCCTTGTCAGGCAAATTCGATGCATTTAACATGCAGTGCTCATCGTTCGCTGCACAGGTGCCTCGGCTCAGACGGTTACGAACCGTCGCCGGCAAACACTTCCCCTTGACCCCTTTCCGTTTTGGATTGCAGCTACCGATCGCTGCTTTGCGTCGTCGCGTGGCCATCCCTCCCTACTGGTAGAGGCACAAATTATTCTAAGCACTAGCAATAGGGATGGCGGCATTCGATTATTCAAATGCCAATTTTATTCTACTGGCCTATAAACATCTCTGTGTGATTGTGGCGCTCTCCATGGTCTTTCTATTGAACATCGATCCTGGCCGAACCTCCATTATTTCTGATGTGATGCGACAGGCGAGCAAGGCAAATCCGGCTAAGAATTAAATGTAGCAACGAGTAGAGTATGGCTGATAATTCAAAAGAAATCGCCACGCACGAATGGGTGCGCCAACAGCTGGCCGAACAGCCCAAAAAACTCTATGAAAGCGCAAAGGCGCAGGCGGCGGAAGGCGGAAAGGGCGGCATGATCTGGATTTTTGCGATTGGTACGGCTATTCTCTTTAGCGTTGGCGCAGGATTTGCATCACAAGTCGCACGGGATCTACAGAACGAACAGGGGCGGGCGAACGGTAATATGACAGATTGGCGGCGCGACAAGATGCGGGGGCTCATTATCTCTGGGTTTGCGACCTGCTTTGGATTCTTGGCCCTTGCCATTACGATCGGCTTTCTTGTGACGGCCGAGTCCGCGATTCTGCAGAATCAGAACCGCATTGCGATCGGAATGGCCGCCTTTGCCCTCCTGATAGCCATTCTTATCTATATGGTCAGTATTCGGACCCGTGTCCTTACAGGGGCCTAATTATATTTTTAATGGGTAGAATAGAGTACACAATGCAATTATTGCAAAGTATCATTCTGATAGCCCTTCTTACGGTCGTCATTGTCTGCTATGGCGTAACGGCCTGCTATACGTATATTGGAATTGGCCAGACAGACGATGCAGCCGCCTTTTACAATTTCGGATATCCACTGGGCACAGGGCTCATGGCCCTTGCAACGGCGATCACACTCGCATTGATCATGCCCGAGAACGATACGACCCTCGCCCTCTCCGTTGTAATAGGGGTCACGGCCATCGCGCTCTCCATCGGCACAATTGCCACGGGCTCGATTACCCACTAAAAATGCCTGGTGATTAATAGGGGTTCAATGGATTATGCACTGATGATTCCAATTGCACTATGTCTTGTATTTCTCATAGCGTACCTCGTAATGATGTTTTACACCTATACCTATTTGGATAGGCAATTAAAGGATACTCCGGATCTAAAAGGATATGGCTTGTCCGTGCCCATCATTATGATGGCCAGTGGGGCCGGCATGGGAATTCTGTGCGGGCTCTATGCTTATGCCCAGCTCAACACGACGGGCGTCTTCGTTGGGTCCGTTGTCATCTCCTCACTGGCCCTGGCCTTTTCGTACGCCGGCCTCGCGCTAACGGCCCTTACGCACTGAGGGCGACAATGGAATGCTGAATTCGGACATGAGGGACGCCTCGATTCTCGAGCAGAAGAAGGCCGTGAATCCGAAGCACGAATTGAAGCGAGGATCCCGGCTCCAGCGATGCGAGGTCCTGCGGACCCCTATCTGTCTGAACAGGGGTCGTGGGATAGGCGTAGACGGTGAGCGTCGTGGGCAAATAGAGTTTCTGGAGAATTCCGTGGATTTCGCGCAACGATAGATCGGGGAGTACACGAGTCGTAAAGAGGTGATTCGCTATACAGTCCTGTATGGCATAGAGGCGAAGGCCCAAGATTCGATTGGTCATCTCGAGTTTTAAGCGATTGGAGACAGGGTCGTAGTGACTGATCGGCAAAGGGGGGCAGAGAATGGAACAGCCGGTCAAGGTGAGACCGGCGTCTCTGTACAAAAGAGGGGCGGTTCGTCGTTGTCGGCGGTCTGTATGAAACGGTTCTATCTGTATTTTTGCGAGTTCTATTGTTTCATACGGTACTGCAAGGAGCATTCACTACTTGCAGTACTATTTGCGTGTCTTAAGTTGAGTGGGGGACATCAAGTGGGGGGACCTTCGGTCCCCCCACTTGCCTCCCCCATACCCCCTGTTTGGGTAAGTTGTATAAAGCAGATAAAGACTATTATTTATATCCCCCTGTTTGGGTAAGTTGTATAAAGCAGATAAAGACTATTATTTATATCCCCCTGTTTGGGTAAGTTGTATAAAGCAGATAAAGACTATTATTTATATCCCCCTGTTGACTTGAGCTGTTACGCAGCTTAAGTCAATCAGGTCATTCTTTCAATAATGAACACGCCTTCCTTTGCGTGGCGTGGAAGCCCAGGATCCGGAAAACGAACCCAGCTAATTGCTCATTTGCAAGAGCACGCCAAGCGTCTCCAGATCCCCTTCGTATCCAAAGAATCCGTCTGGTACCTGACGAAGCCAAGCAACGGATCAGCCGATCCCGATGAAGAGGATGACGACGGCGCCACAAGCAAGTCCATTCCTTACGAGGAATCCGCGCTCCACCTAGGCTTCGATGTGGCCCGCATGAGTATGAGTGACAAGATCTTTCTGCAGTCAATTCTGACGCGTTGGACAGGACAACAGGACGTGACCCTGGCCTCCTCTGCAATTATGACGCGATACCTGGTGCTGTACCATGCCCACTATTTGACGGACGAAAGTACCTTACAGCTACAGGAGGCCTTGGAGCAATATCCGTCGTTTGCAGTGCTATTAACAACCGAGCTGCCAGTCTGCCCCCGGCTTCGCGATTACTGTCTGGAGATTCCAGTGACCTCAGAACGGGACTATTTGCTTACCGGCTATACGGAAAAGGCGAAGTTGCCTGTGCTCGATGTCTGGACCCAGTTCTTCGCCAAGACCGTCGAGGACTGGTCGAGTTCGTGGTCCTCGAAGCGTGTTCAGGAAGTACGGAACTGGATCTATCTGTGTCTGCAACGGAATCTACGATGGACAGATGTAATTCGGTACTGGCTGGAGGCGATCTATTCGGCCTCTTGGATTACAAAAGAGAAACGGAGAGTCCTTTTTAAGGTGCTGTGGCAGGCCGAGTCAGGCTCGGGCTGGGTTCTTGTGCCATCCTATCGCATCCCAATTCTGTGGGAAGCAGTGCATCTGAAGCTGGCTCGGCAGATGTATCTGCTGCGAAACAATTTATGAGGGATGAATAGGGATGGAACTATCGGATGAGAACAGAGATGCGTTGCAACGATTTTTAGCGAGTCGAACACCATCCGCGAGTCTGCATCTCCCGCTTAACCTATTACGTTCTATACGTACATTTATTGAAAAAAGGTCTCCTAGTGTTACACGAGAACAAGCACTTCAAGCAATTGCCCAAATCATAGCAAACTCGCCTGCTGTTGTAAATGAGAATGAGACTGCTATTGCAAATACGAGGGAGCTTGCCGTATTAATAGATCTATATTTGCAGGGTGTAATGCTGCGTGCTGCTCGTGTTGCTAATGTTGGTTCTCGTGATCCTCGTGATGAAGGATTAAAACCCTTCCATACTGGTCCTCCAATACCGTCTGAAAATGCAAAAGTAAGAGCAGCTGGACGAGAAGCCGCTAGACGAGAAGCCGCTAGACAAGAAGCCGCTAGAGTAGCAGCAGCTAGAGTAGCTGCAAATGGCGGAGTACCTCTTGCGCCTGGTACTAATACACTGAATGACAACAAGGACGTAAATATGATGCGTGGCGGTAACAAGCGTAAAACCAAAAGCAAAAGCAAAAGCAAAAGCAAAAGCAAACGCATTCGTAAACACAAATCCAAGCGCCACACAACACGCAGATAAACTTGAACCCAGCACTATCTAAACTCTCTATAATAAATACAGAGTTTAGATATGGAACCTTATACAAGAGTCGATCTGCAAGGCCTCCGATTGAGCGCTCGACGCATGAGAGACGAACAGGAGGTGCAGAACTATATTCGGGACATTCGGAACACCGTTCTCCGAAAGGCCAAAGAAGGCAATGAAACCTTCTGCACGTTCTGGATTATTAATTCGAGTCACGCGGTCCAATGGATCCAGAACACGAGGGAATACTATTACCCGTGGCACTCGAAGTTTATTCGGAAAACGGGAAATCCGATTCTGGATGCGGCCATGAAGCGCCCGATTCCCGTGGAACTGCTGAATTCCATTCTAGAAGGACTGTCACCCCTATTTCCCGACTGCGACATACAGATTCGAAAGGATCCCGTGGATCAGCTGTTGATTAGTTGGATGTAAGTTAGGCGGCAGATCGAAACGCTGCCTTCTCATCCTCCTTGCGCGCCTGATCAATCATCGGTGCCCTCTCGACCACCCCGCCTTCCTCATGATACTTGAACTTGATCGGATGAGCTCGGTGGTAGTCCAGCGCTCGTTTGGCGAATGCATGAGACTTATAGGTGACAAATGCATTCACGCGCAGAACACCTCCCATATCCGTTTTTGCAGAGATATACACGTGCTCCACCGGCGTCGTGGCCTTGGTTAATTCAGGAAAGATCTCTTTGCCACTCATCTTTCCGTACACCTGGCGCTTCATATCCTTGATGTCAAAGCCCTTTCCGCCGGTCTTATTTGGAAGATTCGTGAGCGCAAGCTGCTTGTAATCGGACTTTCGACTGGCGAGGGCGGAGGCATAGGATTGGGAACGGGGGGCAATCGTCGCCTTTTCAACCGTAGGAACGACGGCCGACTTTTTCACTGCTTTTTCTTTTATCGTAGGCTCCAGTTCTAGCATAAGATCTCCCCACCCCACTTTGCTCTCCGTGAACGCTCGGATCTTCGGATCGGATTTTATATCGGCATAGAGTTTTGCACTTGATTCGGCCTTGGCCGCGCTTACACCTGCTGCAACCAGTTCATTGTACTTTGACGAATAGAGGGTCTTGGAATTGATCGGCGTCAATCCGAATTTCTTTTCCCCCTTGCGCCGTGTTTCATTCCGTTTCTTTGCATTCCGTTCTGCCTTCTTCGTGTCCAATGCCTGCTTGGCCCTTGAGCGCCGTTCCTCTCGGAGACGTTCTTTCTCTGCATCTGCATCGTTGGTTGTATTCTCGTTCTCATTTTCGTTCTCCACAATGTTCTCTAACTTGACTCGCCGCAACCCCTTCAAGGCGAAGAGGCGCGTAGGGTCGGAGGCAAGGCGCTTCTCAAACTCCTCGGCCGCCTCCTTTTCCTCTAGACGTCGCCGCTCAATCGCCGACAGGGTGCCACGGATCTGATTCAGGCGTTCATGGATCTTTGCACTCTCGCTTTTGCGTTTGGTGGTACGCTTCAAGGTGGCAGAGACTCCTTTGACGGCCCCTTTTGCATAGACGCGGTGGCTCTTGGTCCTCGTTGCCTTTCTGGCCATCCCTACTGATTAGTGTTAAGAATCTAATTAAGCCCCTCCACAGGAGGGGCTTAATTAGATTCTTAACGGTAGGGTAGAAAAATTGAAGGCTGAAATCGCTGTTGTCACTGTTGTCTCTGCTTCAATCAAAAATCCAAAATGATACAAGACCTCGGGTTCATTCTCACCTTAGTCGGCGCGGCCGGCTATGTGGAGGAAGCCTACAAAGCTGCGAATACCTGCAAGACGTTACGATACGACGATGAGCTCTGGCTCCCCATTCTGAAACACTATAAAAAACGACACCCTCTGCTCTACGCGATCTCAAAGTGCGATGAACCGCGGCTCCGATGGATCTGTGATCACATGCACTTTCCGTGTACTCAGATCGATGCCGAGGGGCACGGGGCCCTCTGGTACAGCATTCGCTATGCATTGCCGCCGCCCCTGATCGACCTTCTCTGTTCAAAGGGCGCCTCTGTGCATCAGATCGATGCGAGGGGGCAGTCGGCGCTCTTCTATGCAATCGCGAACAGGGAGATGCCGTGGGTCGAGACCCTCATTCGCCAAGGATCCGATCTGAACTATCGATGCAAGGAAGGGATGACACCTCTCTATGTGGCCGCACGCTACGGAAATTGCGCAATCATTCGAGCCCTCTGTGACGCGGGGGCCGATGCGACCGAGGCCGCCGCCCTGATCCGTTCCGCGCGCTATGGACATGTGGCCGCCGTCCAGGAGCTTCTAGGAAGAGGCGCCCCTCTAGATGCAAAGGACCAATACAATCATTCTCTGCTCCACTATGCGGTCCAGTTCAACCAGGCACTGCTCTGCACGATCCTTCTTCGATTGATTGACGTGAACTGTCGGTCCGCCAATCATGTAACGCCGCTGATGTTGGCGCAAAGTCCTGATGTTTGGAAAATCCTGTTTGATGCGGGTGGCTCCCTTCATCAAAGGGATAGCCGTGGAATGACCGCGCTCCACCATGCAGCGCGCCATCGTAAGCCCGAGATTATTCGTCTCCTTCTTGCACACGGGGCCGACAAGAATGCCGTGACGTATGGGGGATTAACGCCTCTCTTCTATATAAAGGCGCAGAACTACAGGGAACCCGATGTATACGATGAGATGGTGTCATTGTTGGAATAGGCTGCTAATTATATTGTAACTCTGTAGGGTAATGGCCGCGCATCCGTTGCTAGAGGCCATCGCGCATCGTATCAAGCCACTGAAACCGAAGCGATGGACCAACGGGCCGCTCACAGAAGAACATTTGCAAACTCTCCAAAAGGAATGCGAAGCCGACGCCGCATTTGATGAGATTTTTTCCAAAAAGCAGCTATGGGCCCTTTTTAAGGCCGGTAAAATCGACCCTGTGGTCAAAATGCACCCAAACGGTCTCGGCACGGTCGTCGCGCTCCTCCCTGATCCAAAACAGGTCGATGAGATTCCGTGGGACCTCTGGTCCGTGATTTTACAGCTGTTTAAACGGCCAGATGGCAAGCCGTACGGCATCTTCTTGTGTGGCCATCCGGCCCAACGACGATTCCCAACAAGACCCGGTCAGCCCGTCAGACCGTACCACATCAACGGCGGCTACACCTATCCGTGCAATGCGACTTGCGTCTTTGTGTTTCGGGCCCAAGAGGCCAGCCGTGTCCTGATCCATGAACTCTTTCATTCGAGCTGCAGCGACAACACAAGTCTGCCTTTGGAGGAACGCGAGGCCGAAACGGAGGCCTGGGCCGAACTCGTCTGGTGCGGCCTCATGGCCCACGGAGACATCACAACCTTTCAGTCCTACGTTAAAAAACAGGGATCGTGGATGCTGGCACAGAATGCGGCACTTCACAATGGCCGCCATATGCAGCCGGGTCCAAAGGGGTTTCCCTGGCGCTACACCGTGGGCAAGGCTGAATTGTGGCGCAGATGGGGTCTATTAAGCGGCTGCCGGCCGTCGGCGCCGTTGCAGGGCTCTCTCCGCCTCACCTTTATGCCTTCCGAGGACTTAAAGAGATCGTGGAATGTGCCGGCGACGTCGATGATGCTCTAGAGCTAATATAAACGGCATTCGTATTCTAAGAATACATGAATACGTTGTCTGTCGGAATCACCTTGGGTGTTCTAGGGAGCGGTCTGTTTGGCGCTGGACTTCTGATGTCGATGGAGCCGCTCACGATTACGGGAATCGTGTTGCTGATTGTGTCGATTGTGGTCTTCTGCCTCCTCTTCTTCTGGAAGAAACCTGCGACCGATCCAGATCCAGATTCAAATCCCAACCCTATTCGTGCTATGAAGCGCAACAAAAGTGATACGGATCTCGAGCTTATGCAGCATGTGTGAACGACGTTATATACTCCCCTACTGCGCATCCCTTTTCGTTCACTGTGAACTTCCGATTCGGGTGTGACAACGCCATCGGAATAATCAGGGCCAAGCAAGAGCCGCCGAACTCAAAATGGCCGATGTCTTGGCCATGGACCACTTTGGAATCCTTGTGAACCGATAGCTTGATGGAGCCGACGGCGGTGGCCCCGATTGCAACTAATACAATGCCGTTGGTGAAGGTGATAATTTTGCGATAATTCTCTTGTAGAACAGGAATCGTGTCCAGTAGGATAGGATTCACGCTCTTATAATAACCGCCGACTGATTCTACAGATTGTACTGTACCCTTCAAAGGACTGTGGATGCGATGGTAATGTTCGGGGGCGAGTCGAAAGATATAGACGGAGGCCTCTTGCATCGGTCTACGTAACAGAGTGTCTAAGGAGTACTGGGCGCCCTTAATGTCGAACATGCCTTGCATGGCGCTGTGGAGGCGTCTTGCATAGCAATAAGCGGGACTGACAAGGGCATCGGCTCTTGTGGTCGAGGGCTTTGTCAAGGAAGGATGGATGGTCCGTGCAAAAAAATCGTTTAACGTGGGAAATCGTTGTAGACAGGATTCTAGCGTATCCCTTTTCTTGCATTTACGGGTCTGTTTCCAATTGACTTTGTAGTCCTTGGCAAACTTGAGTTTGTCCCTTAATCTGCGGCTCTTTCCCATGTGATTGCAATAGCCCTTTGTGAGCCAGGTACTCAGGATACCAGGAAGGTATCGCTGCGCTCCTATGCCGATTTCGAGAAGAGATGGCATATCCTTACTGATACCGCTCAGTATAAATTAGATTCTTAACAGTAGATATTATTTTATGAATGGAATTCATCAATAAAATAATAGAGAATACATTAACTTAACCTTCGATTAATTAAGCCGTCGCGACTGCCGCGGCCTTCTTGGGAAGGTCGTAGAGCTTGTAGAGGTAGGTCTGGATGTTGCGGTACGTGAGCGCCTCGCCCTCCTTGACGCCGAGCACCGTGCGCATCGCCGCATCGGGGTGGATCGTGTGACCCTTCTCGGCATCCTTGAGCTTGTGGCTGTCAACGTAGGCGCTGAAGGCGCGCGTAACATCCGCCGGCGTCATCTGGCTGCCCTTGGGCTTGCCGAGGAAGGCGCAGAGGCCGTCACGGAGCGTCACGGGGGTCGTGAAGATCGTGGGGCGCTTGGCGACAGGGGCCGCGCCCTCGACGGGGGCGGGCTTGCGCACACGGCGGCGACGGCCGGCCTCCTTGACCTCACGCGCGACACGCTTGGAGAGCTTGGTGAGCGCCTTGAGGCCCGAGATGGCCGCATCACGGACAGACTGGAGCTGAGACGTGAGGGACTCGATGTCCTGGGTGACCGTCGTGGTGGGCTCCGTGGCGACGATGGGCGCCGCAACGGCGCTCGCCGCAGGGGCCTCGGCCACAGGGGCCGCCACAGGGACGGCAACTGCAGCCGCAGGAGACGCCTTGGTCTTCTTCTCCTTAGGGGCAGGGGCAGGGGCAGGGGCAGGGGCCGCAACTGCAACTGCAACGGGTGCAGGGGCAGGGGCAGCGGGGGATTCCTTCTTCGTAACACGCTTCACGGCGGCAGGCTTGGCAACAGAGCTCATTGTACTAGTACCGGTGGAAGTATTCATCGTAATTAAACGCACTGACTGGTACAAAGGCAACGGCGACTGTCAAATTTTTGACGAATTCAGACCCCCTCTTTAACTATCCCGGCAAGTACCTCTTTTTTTTATTGAAAAGAGCTGGACTCTCGTCCAGCTCTGGGGTAAAATGATAGATGAGCGGCAAAGCCGCTCATCACTCTTGCATTGAACCATGAACCGCAACTAAATGTACCGGAAGAAGGCAAAATCAAATAGAAAGGCTGCGTTCAAAATCTTAAAACCCGGCTTTAGCAGAGGAAATGGCTTCCCGAAAATGCTGGAATATCAAAAGCCGGAAGCATCCTGATACAGATTGCAGGAGAAGTGCCGGCACAGGCGACTATTGCTCCTTTCATTGGAAAAATCCGAGGCCCTTTGTACAGGGGGTGGACATGACAAAGCTCTCGAAGCGCCGTTTAAAACGACTCCAGGCCTTCGTGATCCTCTGCAAAATCAAACTGGGACTGATAGGTGCAAGGCGGCAAGGCCTGGCTTTCAACGACACCACCCTGGCCAACAACAGCACAGAACTGGCCTCCATGGACCCGGTGGACATTATTTCGAAGCCCTTTCGCTTCTCGTTCCTGGAGAACGGCCACCTCTGGCTCTTCGATATCCGCGCCCTCCTCACAGAACGAAATCGGGTCGAGAACGCGTTCAACAATCCCTACACATCCCTTCCCGTTGCAGCCGGCACTCTTCTTCGACTTCGGATCCAGGTCGACTGGCTTCGACGTCGCCGCTATTTTCTGGATGCAGCGAATGAGCCCCAGGAGGAGCACAAGCTACTGGACCTCTGTTACGCCATCGACAGCTACGGCTATTTGACGAACGTCAACTGGTTCAAATTCCCGTCCATCGCTGTTCTGCACCGGTTCGTCGACACGCTGGATGAACTCTGGGCCCATCGCCTCGGCCTCACGAATCAGCAGCGATTCACGATTTTTCCGGACTGGGATTCCTCTCACCTGGTGCCGCTCATTCGCTCCAATCATCTGTCGTCGGCCCTCCATCAACTCTACACATTCCTATTCGTGTTCATAAAGGCCGCTGCTAACAAGGAGGATCGTGTTCTCGCCTCGGTCTACGTGCTAATGGCGCTGACTCATGTGAGTCAGGGAGCGAATATAGCCTTTCCGTGGTTGCATAATTTATAGGGTAAAAATGATGGACAGCAAATGATCATTTAGGATAATGCAAAAATGATGGCTGGCTAATGATCATTTAGGATAATGCAAAAATGATGGCTGGCTAATGATCATTTAGGATAATGCAAAAATGATGGGCAGCTTTGCTGCCCATCCATCATTATACTCCAGACCGCCGGTCTCTTCAAATAAAAAAAAATACCAAAATCAATAGGATCTGCGTATCTGCTCAACAGATCCTATTGTAAAAAATCACACTCAAAAAATTTGACGGCCGATTTTGACAAAGAGTAAGTCAGTACAACCATAATAAAATGTCAAGCACCACTGTTACTTCCTCTGAGTTTAACGGACGCAATGTCACGGTCGGCGCACCGAAGGCGGTAGAGATTGAGAAGGACGGCAAGCGTCAGGCAGTCGGCAAGAAGGCGTTCCTCCAGTACAATGGAGAGCGCTTTCAGCTGCAGTCGGCCACGTCCATGCGTATCCCCTTCGGTCTCAGTGTCTTCAAGGCCGAGGGCGGTGGCCAGGATAAGTATAGCATCAACCTCTCCTTCAACAACTACGAAACGGATGCGGAGGTCAAGGCCTTCTACTCGGCGGTGCAGGCAGTTGATCGCACAGTCGTCGACGCCGCCATTGCAAACAGCAAGTCTTGGTTCGGCAAGGAGAAGAGCCGCGAGGTGCTGCAGGAGTTCTTCACCTCCTCTGTCAAGTTCGGCAAGGACGAGACCAAGAAGTACCCGCCGACGATGAAGCTCAATCTTCGTCGCAACGGAGACACCTTTGAGACGAAGTTCTACGATGTGCACGGCAAGAAGCTCACGGGCGTCTCGACGGATGAGATGCTCGCCAAGGGGTCCCTTGTCACGGTCCTCATGGAGTGCACGGATGTCTGGATTGCGGGCACGGGCAAGTTTAGTGTCCGCTGGAATGCAACCCAGATCATTGTGCATAAGATGGCGGAGTCGGGTGCTGAGTTCGCCTTTAAGGGTCTCAGTGCTGCAACTGCAACTGCGGCACCCTCAAACTACGTAGACGATGCAGAGGAGGCCGAGGCGATTCCTCCTCCCTCTAGTTCGGTCTTGAATGCGGTTCTTCCTGCAGCAGAGGATGAGGAAGAGGAGGAGGAAGAGGAGCGCCCTGTCGCTCCTCCCCCTAAGGTGACGAAGCGCAAGCCGGTGGTGATTGCTAAGAAGGCGTAATAGCATATAGAACAGCAGATAGATAGGCAAATATAAACATATAGGCACTTAGAACACATATATTTTTCATGCAGGCGTCGAGATAGGTGTCGAGATGCGGGTCGATGCCTCGATTGTTGTTATTGTTGTTATTGTTGTTATTGTTGTTATTTATGTTATTGTGTTCTTGTTCTTCGTCGGAAAAGGGCTCCAACGCCTCTTGACAAATTATACAGATTCGATCGATGTCGGCCACTTGTCGCCATTGTCTGAAACAGTCGGGGTGTACACGATAGATACATTCACAATTATATAGAAAGAGGTCGTGACTGAAAGTCGCACAGGGATTGAAGCAGACTAAGCAGTCACCCGATGCATCTACCTCGGATGAATTCATCCCCTTACTTCTAAGTGTCTAAATAACATTAGGACGGGGGCCATGTAGTACAGATTCCTATCACATTTGTACAGGGCCCGTTTATTGCCGCAGGAATCGCAGGATTGATGACACTGACAGGGCAGGGCGTGGGATTCGGTAGGCGCTGGTACTGCACAAACCGCGTTGCAGGATTCACAGGACATCCCGGAACCATACCCAGTTTTTGCACCGCTAAGGCCTGCTGGTAAGCACAAGCTTCGGTTTCACGTATCTGCTTCGCCAAGAAGGCGCCACTGGTGATGCCGCCTCGATAGGCTGGCTGAGGGAGAACAGGACACTGGGGCGTCGTGGGGCTCCGAAATCCGACCGTCCGTGGAATGGCGGCGATTAAAGTGGCCTTCTGGTCCTGTTCTGGAATGCTCGAGGCGAAGTTGCCGCTGAAACGGTCAAATGCATAAGCCATTCTCTACCGTGAAGATATAAATTTATAGTAGGCCGTACCGATAAGAATCTAATTAAGCCCCCTCCTGTGGAGGGGGCTTAATTAGATTCTTAACACTAGTGCTAATATAAATTTAAGCCCCCGCCCATTATGGGTGGGGGCTTAAATTTATATTAGGCGGTACCAGTAGGGACTGACTTCGAAATGATACCATTGCTGCTTCTTGTTGCCCTTCTCCTTCTCCTTCTTGTTTTGAGCCACCCCCTAAGCCGCCGTGTTCTCAAAGAGGGATTCGCCGCCCTTCCCGATTTCTCGAAGCCGAGTGTCGACCTGTCCAAGAACGCCGACTTCATGACCTTTCTGCAATTCAATCAATCTGTCTGTGCCATGTGGGACGATATCATTGCAGATATCATGAAGAATGATCAGGTAAGTCAGACGCCCGCAGAACGTCTGCCGAAAGCACAGTATATCGCGCAGCTCCAACGAAGCTATTCGCCACTGGCCGTCTTTGTCAAATGCACGCCCTTTGACCAAACCTCCACCCTTTCCGTGTTACTCGCAGCCATTCCAGAATCCCCCAAAGTCTACAAGGATACCTTCCTGTTCTTGAACAAGCAACTCACGGATACGCTTCAAAAGCTTCATGAGGCCCTCGATTCGACGAACGTGAGTGTCTCGTCCTTTGCTAACTATGAGCCTTTTGAGGATTGTTCTGCTGCTGTAGCTGCTGCTGTAGCTGCAGCTACAGCAAAAGCAAAAGCAGTTCCAAGCCCTTCTGTACAGGATCTCCAAGTGCAACAGCAGAAGCAGACAGATCAGGTATTGGCGCGTGTGAACAGCTGCATGGTGGAAATGCCGGGTCTGCAAAAAGCCCTTCAAACGGTCGCTGCAAAATACAATGAACTGAAAGAGTACAAGAAGAAGACCGAATCGGGAGATATTATTGGTGAAGTCAAATAAACTTAGCGTAACTGCGTTTCCGTCGTTTTCTTGAGGGTCTTCCCTTCAAAGGTGAAGTCCTTCGCCCTCTTCTCGCAACTGGCCAGAATCAGTTGCCAGAAGTCATTTGCAATGTCGGCACCTCCTGACTGTTGCGACTGTTGTGACTGTTGTGACTGTTGTGACTGTTGTTGCGACTGTTGCGACTGTTGTGACTGTTGTGACTGTTGTTGCGACTGTTGTAAGCCACCCCCTCGTAGAGCCGTAATGGTGCCGCCGGCCTCGGGTAACAGTGACTGTTGATAATTAAACGGAGCGGACATCTGATGTGCCCTTGGATTTTAGTTTACGGGTTTTGATCGGCTTCAAGCGCTGCTGCTTGATACGAGCCACCTTGTCGCGAATAAGGGACGGAAGGCCCTTCTGATGCCCCGAACACAGCAAGGAGATAAAAGGGAACGGAAAGGTGTCAGGGTGATTGCGGGCCCTGTACGAGATCTCCACCAGTTCTTTGGCCAGGCATTCGGTGGCGCCCAGGCTCATATACCTGTATTGCAGAAGGGAGAGGCTGAAGAACAGGGTCACGAGGGTATCAATCGTCGCCACGCGCATATATTTTTCGTATTTGATCGGCACATTGTAATAGGAATGGCAGGCCGTTTCGGCAAACAGCACAAGGAACGGGGTCTTGTTGCGAAGAAAAATGGTCATTTTCGGAATCAGGTCGCCGCCCTTGGACTCTACGCGAGTGACATAGGTTCTGCGGCTCGAAGAGTGCTGGAGTTCATAGGTGAAGTGCTTTGTGTCGGCCTCTAAATCGGGCGTATAGAAGTAGATTGGCTGGCGCGTAGCAAGAAGCCATTTGGCATTCGCCGACTTACCGAAACTATGCTTGTAATAGCCGACAACGTCCGCGCCCGCGAACACTCTGCGTTCTTTTATAACGAAGTCCATGATGCTGTCGATCTCTTTCGTCGACATCAGGTGTTTTGCGATTCGTGGCTTGCAGGATTTGACCGGCGCAAATTCGTTTAAGAGGAGAAGGCGTTCGTAGACTTTGCTCCAGCGCTCGACTTCGCCCTTCGGACGACTGAGTTCCAGATACATGAGCATGCGCAACGTATTGGAGTCCATATAGGAGATGCCGTTCGCCTTGAACTCTTTTTTGGACAAAAGAGTATAGAGGCTGGAATCGAGGCTTGTCAGATCGGCAACAGGAATATAATTGACATAGAGCTTTTTCGTTCCTTTGTGCATACCTTCACGGTCGCTGATCTCCGTAAAGCCGGCGATTCGGAGCATTTTGCCGAGTTCTTGGATGTCCTCGTCCTGGTTGGGCGTGAAAAAGTCGTAATCGGGGATCGTATACTCGGGATCGTAGAACTTGTATTTCTTGGGCAGATGCGCGTTAATGGCTTGGCCGCCGTAGCATAGGCGATGCGTTTTGCGTAAGAAATTCTCCACCACTTCAATGGACTTCAGGATGTTCGGATCATGGGCTGATGCAAAATCGATCTTCTCCTTGGCTTCTGCCGAGATCTGTTCCATCCGTTCAAGCTGTTCTTTGAACTTGCTTGCTTCAAATTGCGGAGACTGTATACTCTCGATCCGATCCTCCATCCCTACTAAGCACTAGCGTTAAGAATCTCTACGCTGCACCATGAATTTTACTTGGTATAAGCGAACCATTGTTTGCATCGGACGCCTTGTTCGGCGATCCTGCAATAATAACACTGTCCATCGGGACCCGAAGAGGCGGCGGCTTTGGCTGATAACTATAGATCTTGAAATAGTTCTGCGTAAACATATAGTCATAGTCGGGTGTCCAGATTTGAATAGGGATGCAGTGAATTCCGAATTTCTGCTGCAAGAGATCCATGGTGTTCTGCGGTACAATTGTATTGGGCGTCGGAGTTAGACAGATGGCCCAGGTTCCGTTGCTGATCGTGGTGGCGGTCGATGCGATCTGCTCAGGGGGGATCACCGTGTAAGCCTCTACGCTGTCCAGAATGCCGAATTTAGAGCCGTTTGAATTGGGGCTCGTGCTCAGTGTCACGCCCAATTGTGTCTGGGTATAGGTGAGACGAAGGTTCACAATATAGTCGAGATCCAAGTTGGATGCAACAGGGGTCGGAGCCGTACGGAAGACTTCCGTGGACGCATTGGAGAAGAACAGAAACTTTCTCTGGAAATGTCGAATGTCCGTTTTGAGTAACTTGGATTCATTCATCTGTCGATAAAAGTTTCCATCGCTGGTGCTCGTGACGGCATTTGGCAGAAGCGGGGCCAGAGAGAGAGCAATCTGTGTATAATAGGTTCTTCGAACCGTGTCATAGTCCTGTTTGCCGTCGTCGGGGGGATCTCGCAGTACATAGAGAACGATGATCACGGGGTCCGTTTGGGTTCCGCTAAATGCGTTTTGCGCAAGAGCGGTGCATGTATCCAGGATATTACTATTTGTGACTGAATTGCAGTCCGTGGTCTTGTTGAGAACGGATTGACTGATTTTTGCGGAATTCCGTACGACGAGACGGGGATAGGTGTCGCATAATTCGTTAAAGTAGTCGATTTCAAAGACAAAGGTTCTGCAGCCCATTTTGAGAGCCGATTTTGTAGCCGATTCGGGGTCGAAATAGCCCTGGGCAAAGGGGCCTAGATAGCCTGTGAATCGACAGCCGAGCGTGTAGAAGTTTGCGAGACAGGTCTCCTGGTCTTCCATCCGGGCCTCCTGAATTGCTTGTTCCACATTGGAACGACTGCCGCCGCGCGCATCGGCTAAATTCGATACGATCGCCATTTGTGATTTGCATGTACTGTCCTGTGCACAATTAAACTTTGCCGTGTTGTCAAAAAAACCTTCGATGATAGAGTCCGAAAAGATATAGGTTGCGATGGCCACGCCCACAAGCAGCAGCACCAAGAATAATACGTCCAACATGGAACCCTACTGACCCCTCTCTTTTTATTTTGCACCAATCACAACAGTTGCATGATGGTTGTCGTAGATCTGCAGTAGGAGCGCAATGTTGGTGCCGAAGATCCAGGCGTCATAACAGATATGCTGAACACCATAGAGGACGCGAATAACAACCAGGTACCCCGAGATTACGATGGAGACCATCATAGCGGCGATCAATATGTATTCGAGAAGGGAGAGCTTTTTCATAGCTGACTCTACCAGGGATGTATAAATTTGATTGTTGTGATTGTTGGAACAACAATAACAACAATAACAACAATCAAATGATAGTCGTTCTTGTAAGGCCGGATAACTTCCTTGACCCCTTAGGATCACAGAAGCGACTCCTACGGGTACCTGACCTCCACGAATTACTGATTCAAGCCGTAGAGGCCTATCAGCTGAAGCTTCCAAGTCACGTGGAGGCCCAGATCTGGTCCTACCCTCTCGGCTATAAGAATCGTTGTCAAGTCGAGACTCTAGACACTCTTAAACATGATGGAATGACGGTCTATCTACGTCTACATGTCAAGCCGAACCTGCTCCAACCTCTTTCGTAGCGGTTCGACAATACGGGACCACGTATAGGTGGCGACGGTTTTTTTGGCCTCCGCCGCATGCTTTGAACGCAAATCGTCCTCTAGCACATACTTTTCCATAGCCTTTGCAAAGCTCGGCGGATACACGAGCTTGGTCTCGCCGCCCAGCATCGAAGTGCAGAGCGGCAGATAGGATCGAAAGACCACATCGACCAGTTGCGAATTCTCAGCCGTACAATACTCTCGGTGCCCCACGACATTCGAGAGCACTTGAGGGATTCCCAGGCCCATCTGCTCAAAGGCACACAGGCCAAACCCCTCTCCGTCTGCAGTCGACACGCCCACATCGGCAATCTGATAGAGTTGGCCGATCTCAGCATCCGTATATGACATTTCACGAGGGGTTACGATTAGGCGATTGGCAAACGGTTCCACGGGGGATCCGCGAATCTCGAGTTCTCGATAGAAGATCTCGTACAACGGAAAGCCGCCCTTCTCGCCCTTGTCACAGACGCAGAGCAGAAAGAGGGGCTTTGTCGGATGCGCCAGAATAAGTTCTACAAAGGCGATGAGGAGGAGGTCGAGGCGCTTCCTCGGCTGGTTCCGATTGGCCGAGAGAAACAAGAACGTTTCTTTGGGAATGCCGAGCTGTGCTCGGACCTCCTCCTTCGATACAATTGGAAAGAGGGAGGAGTCGAATCCGTGGTTTAAAACGTCGATGGGCCTCGTGATCCCCTGGTTCTTCAGAACGGAGCGCCACTCCTGGGTAAAACAGAAGATGCGATCGGTCTCTTTCTGCACGAGATTCAGGTACTGGGGCATCTGACACTCATAGGTCTGATCCAGGTATAGCCAGATCTGGAAGGGGAGGCCCTTCGCGCCCTGGCGTACCGGTACAATCTTCTCCAAATACTGACAACAGACCCCAATGTCATTGTAGATCAGAACGGCATGGGGCTGCACGGTCTGAATCACGGAGGCGATCTCACTGAAGCCGAAGCCCTTGTCCTTTTCTCCGGCATCGATCACCTGGACGGAAGACGGATAGGTGCGCTTGAAGTCTACGGTCGTCGAGGCCTGAATTGCAAAGTGCGTGATCTGGAGGCCCGGCGTCAGGGCCAGTTCCCGGATCAGCCCATAGCCCACCTTTGCGTACCCCGAGGCCTGGTTGATATGTGTTGAAATGAGCAGGAGTTTTACGGAACTGTTATTATTACTAAGATCAGCCTCCAGATCTTTTACAAACGATGTAAAGTCGCCCATCGAAGTCTAAATGATCTATGCGATACCTCTATAAATGGCCTCTGTCAAAGCGAAGATTCCGAAGGCCTTGCGAGAACAGGTGTGGCTCCTGTATATGGGCCGCGTGTACGAGGCCAAATGCACCACCTATTGGTGTCAGAATCAGATGACGGTCTTCGATTTCCAGGTGGGCCACTGCGTCCCAGAATCAAAGGGGGGCATGACCACAGTTGACAATCTGGTGCCGCTATGCAGTCGATGCAATCTGTCGATGGGGAGCCAATACACCACACAGGAATGGAGTCGGAAATTTGCGAGTCGCCAGAGGAGTTGGCGGCAGTTCTTCTGTTGTTTTTTCGCACCTCCTAGTAGACAATTGAAATGAGCAAGATGACACGCAAGGGAAAGATGGCAAGCAAGAAGCATGCAAAGGGTACGCGCAAGGGAAAGCGCGCCCAGACGCCCTGGATGAAGAAGGTCATGGAGTGCTACCACCGCATGAAGAAGATGGACAAGGCCACCAAGCTTGGGGATGCGATGAAGCAGGCGAAGAAGGAAATGGCGTAAGCCATGAGGGTAAAATGATGGATACTCGTGCATTTACCCTAGAGTTTTACATGAAATATGGCTAAGCCATGAGGGTAAAATGATGGATACTTGTGCATTTACCGCACAATTTTGTGTGAAAATAATCATCCTCTTTTCGTATTTGCACGAAAAGAAGATGATAAGGCATTTTAGATACCGCTTAGTATAA